GGTGGGCGTTTCAATGGCCATGGCCATTGACGTTCGGTGGGCGTTTCAATGGCCATGGCCATTGACGTTCGGTGGGCGTTTCAATGGCCATGGCCATTGACGTTCTGGGTTCAAAATTTCGTGCAAGAATTTTGAACGTGTTTTTTGAAGGCTCCTCTATTTTACCCTGCGTCATTTTTAGGACCATAGGTAGCCTGTCGGCTACAGACGTGTTTGTGCATATAATGTGTATAAATATGTCAAAAATGGAAGAATCATGCCAACATCACTATTAGGAGATATACCAAACAATGGCCATGGCCATTGACAGGAGGGTCAATTGTTTGGTAGGTGTGCTAGCACACCTACCAACAAGAGCACCTACCAAAACGACTTCAAAAATACTGGGGAGACCCTAGTCCCTAAAATACCTGCAAGCGAATAGAGAGACCCTTCAAAAAACATGATCAAAATTTCGTGCAAGAATTTTGTAATGGCCATGGCCATTGATTTGGGCGCAGCCCTCTCCTCCTGAAAATCAATGGCCATGGCCATTACCTGCAAGCAAAAGCTTGCGATCAAATCATCGGCTCTGAAAATTACACTGAGGATCTGGTAGAAGGACTCTGTGACAATCCTTAACCTGTAATGGCCATGGCCATTACCCCTGCGGAGACCGTTAGAATGACAAGCATGAAGCCTCTTAGTGAGATTTTCCAGTGGAGCCCCTTTGACGAGTATCACGTGCGCATGGTGATCCCTGAGCTGGTGGGCGGGGTACCAAAGCACAAAGACCTCCTGAAGGGCTGGATCAATGCCACCAACAAAGAGAAGTCTGACGAGGACCGCCAGAAACTCATCGAGGCCTCGATCACGGAGCTCCCTGACCTCTCCTCCGAAAAGGAGGACAAGTCTTGGGTAGGCTTCAAGCAAGACGACAAGGGGCTCTACATCGAAGGCCGGCAAGTGAAGGCGATGCTCAAGGAGTCTGCCAACATCGTCAAGAAAGAGGTCCCTGTACCGAAGAACATCGAGAAGAGCGGAAAGGGCATTGCTGCTCTGAAGAGTAAAGTGGCGGATCACGTTTTCGTGGTGGAAGACAAGATTTACCTAGGGCGAGAAAAGCCTGACCTGCAGGAAGAGCGGCCCATCCACGTGATGACCGCTCAAGGACCGCGCACATCGGTGAAGCGCTCTGACATCGTCAAGGACGTGACGATTGACTTCACTGTGCGCCGGTTCTGCGATACGGCAGTGCCGGAGGTGTCGCTCTTTGCCATTCTAGACTACTGCCGCAACTTGGGGCTGGGAGCGGACCGTTCCCAAGGAAAAGGCAAGGTCGCCGAGATATTCATTGAGAAGATGCCTAAGCCCGAAGCCAAGTAGACAAGGCGGGCCAGGCCAACCCATGCCGCACCCGACCGTTCCTGTCAATGGCCATGGCCATTGACACGCCAATCCAGTATGAGCCAGGCCACGCGACAACCCGTCCCTCTTCATGCCCTCTGCCGAGCCCACACGCCAAACCATTCAGCAAGACACACCAGGCCCAACTAGGCCTCGCTGACAAGCTCGGCCGAGCTGAACCATTCCGCAAGACTACTCAGGCTCAACCAGGCCTCGCGGACATACCTAGCCTGCCCCGTCCGCTTCCTGCGGACATACCGCACTATCTCTTGCCCCCAGACGCGCCTCACCAGGGCGATCCGCATCTAGCCTTCTGGCAAGCCCGCTCTACCGCCTAATGGCCATGGCCATTAGGCGGTAGGCACACCTTACCTGTCCCGCCTTTCCGACATGCCCCACTACGCCGGCCCAGTCCTAGAGACATACCTCACCGGACCTTACCTGTAGACATACCAGGCCAAGCCATACCTGACGGCGTCGGCCCTCCCCTTTTGGCTAACCGTTTCAAGCCGAGCCATACGGGCTCTGGTCTCGTGACCCCTCCAATGGCCATGGCCATTGGAGGGGTCAATATTAGAAAGAAAGAAGGTATAAGGATAGTAGGGACAGACAACCAGTCTGCTACGGCGTTGAATGCAGTCCAGGGGCTCTAGCCCCCTACAAATAGCTTAGCTAAATATGAGTAATGGAAGTGGTATAAGAATAGTGAGCGCTAGTAAGGGAAGCCTTATACCTAGGAGACTATAGATGAGCCTTTTGTTGGACTATCTGTTCTGGATAACCCTACGCGCGCTGAGCGTTATCCGCCTATGGCCCACCCCCGAAATACCCCGCTCGAAAGACATCGAAGAAGCCAGCAAGGAAATGTACAGCCTTTGCCGGTTCCAAATCCATAAGGCGTTCTTTGCTCATAGGCCATTCCCTCGATTGGTTTTACGGGACAAGTTGTTTACCCAGGCCACGGCGAAAACGTTCTACTCGTATTACTGGTACCACGGGCCTTCCGCTATACAGGCGCTGATAGGGCTAGGTAGAGCTACCCTGCCCCTCAGTCCTATTGAAGTGCTTATGCTCGACAAGATGTTAGATAAGCTGACGATAACAGTGCCTTCAGACCTTCTTTGCTTCCATATGCTATCGCAGTACCACAATGAGCTCGTAAACCGCCTAGAGGCCATACATGGCTATAGCGCCTTGCAGGTAGCTTGGTTTGACAAACAGAGGGCTAGAGATGAGCGACAAAACAATGAAAATCGTTAATGGAGAGGAGATTCATGAAGATAAGCTTACGCCAGAAGAGGTGGGGCGGCTTGTCAACCGACACCTAGACGAGCTTGTAGAGCTCGTCTGGAGCAACAAAGAAATGGTGGTGGGGGTAGACCCCATGGTTTGCTTCCTGCTTGGTGCCACCGTCGGTGCTCGAGCGAACCAGGAAAGACGCGCGACACCCGAAGAACTCGCTCAAGAGGCCACCGCTTGGGCGGATGGGAGCAACACACTTAAAGGGTGGGAGGATGCCCCCGAGGCTGTGCCACGGCAGGCCGAATCGACCATGATTAGCATTCGAATGCCGACGAAGGTGCTCGGCGCCCTCCGTGAATTCGCGCAGCGACAAGGTATCGGATACCAGGTCCTCATGAAAAAATGGATAGAAGACCGTATCCGGGAAGAAGCAAAACTGTACATCGAGCATCAGTAGCTTGATACAGAGCTTCGCGTGCGCGACGTTGGTTTAGACGAGCGGTCGTCTCCGCGACAGACACCAGGAAAAGATAATGAAAAATGTCCCAAAACCTAGACTGAGGAAACCCTATCAAGGTCTTCATATACACCGCTTGAACGACCCTTTCAATTCGCGCGAGCGCGTGTTTGCCAAAGCCTGGCAAGACGAAAATGAACGCTACAGTGAAAGCCTTCTAGCCTGGATGATTGGCGACGGAAGCCGGCCCGGATTCCCCTCGGCCCGCGACTATACCGTTGCAGCCACTGTGGTCCAATGGCTCGGCACGCCTGTTGGCAAGATATGGCTGGATGAAGTCCTAAAGAAGTGCGAAACGGGCAAAACGGCAGCAAAGACTTGACCCATCTAATAGATAGCTATAAGAGCTATCGCCTGGAGGAATGATGAATCCCGTACGAAGAGAACGCCTGGAAGATCTACGCACCCGCCTGCGGAAGGCCCAGAAAGAACTGAAAGACTACAAGGCGCAGATTCCCACCGACCGTACTCAAATGCTTGAGCGCCACAAGGAAGAACGAAGTAGGGCTGAACATAGGCCTCTCGAGGTCGTCAAAGCGCTCGACGCTAGTAAGAAAGTAAACATCCAGCGCATCACGGATGCTTTTGAGGAGGCAAAGGCGCGCATACTTCAAGAGCTCGACGAGGGCATTGCTCTTCTCAAAGCAGAAGCCGCGGACAAAATCGAGGAAAAGCGCGTGGCGAGGGCAAAGGCTGAAGAAGATGTGCGAGAGGCCTTTAACGAAGAAGCTGCCGAAGCCAAGAAGTCCCGCAAAGAGCACCTGGAGCTCCTGGAAGACAACCACGCCTGGGAGCGCGAGGACTTCGAAATCACCTGCAAGCAAGGCATCGACGCGAAGATGGGTGTCATTGCCGAGATTGAAAATACGATAAATGAGGAGTTTCCTACTAGGGTCGGCCGGGTGGCTTGATGAAATCACTCTGCCCCTGCCCTTCCTGCATGAACCGCGCAAAGCTAGAGAGCGAAATAGACCGCCTAGAGGATAAAGTAGCTACTCTAGAAGCACGGGTTACGCACCTTCTAGAGAACGCCAACAGAGACCTAGAACACCGCCGAACTTTACAAAAAGAGCTGCAAACCTGGGAAAAAACCTGGGAGCTGCTAACGAAGGCCATACGATTGTCGAGCCCCGACCCTCTCCCGTAGGGGACAAGCTAGCTGGAGACACCATGATTCTCGTTCTTGAAGGTCTAGATGGTTGTGGGAAGTCCACTGTAATGGACGCGCTGGCGGAAAGAATGAACGCTAGCACGCTGGTGTTCCCTCACGATGACTCTGTGACTGGAAAGGTCATACGAGAATATTTGCGGCAGGAGTGGCACGCTACAAACGCGCACGCAGAAGCTCTAGCGTTTCAAGCACTCCAGACGGTCAACCGTCTGGAGTGCTTCCCAATCCTCAAACACTATGAGGATAACCTGAAGGCCGACCTCATTCTATGCCGCTATTGGCAAAGCGGCTGGGTGTACGGACAAATGGACGGGCTCGACCCTGTGTTCTTGGAACACATCCATCAACCGATGCCCAAGCCTTATCTGAATGTACTTTTGCAGGTGCCCCCTGATGTTGCTTGGAGGCGAGTACAACAACGAAAAGGTGTTACAGAACTCTACGAAACCCCCCACAAAATAGAAGAAGCGGCGGACCTCTACAATGCGCTGTGGGCATCCCGAGCAGGAGACGCCCAATGGATTATTATAGATGCGACTCGCCCTTTAGCAGAGGTGGTCGATGAAATCTGTGCTGAGGCAAAATGTCGATGGCTCTACGTTGTTCCGAGTAACCCGGCAAAAGAAGTCCAAGGGTAGCGCACGAGGATTTTTCGTCAGAGCCTGCGACGAAGCTGCGGCGCGTCAGGTAATGCACACCCTATTCCCAAAAGACAAAAGCTTCGAATGCCTGCGGTGGACTCAAACGGGAGAAAACGTATGGGATGGATACGCAGGCGAGCCCAAAGACTTCAATTCTTGTGGCAAGAACTTCTCTGTTTAATTGGCGGGCATCGGCCCTACTACACAGAGGAAGACGGCGCTCTTGTTCTACGCTGTAGGAGGTGCGACTACACTTGGAGAATAGGCGCCGGTAAAGTCAAGCAATGAGCTTGTGCGTCGAAGCTTGCACCCTACTTCTTTGACAAAGGAATTTCTATGACGGATGTGATGAGACTTCGGCGTGGAGACATGGTGATAGCCTTAGAAGACCTAGACCCAGAAGGCGCCCATGTCTCAAAAGGCGACAAGGGTGTGGTGTTCGAGGAGGCTGGATTCCATGAACCTGGAACAGGGCCCATGGTCAGATGGCTAGATTTAGGTACTGCCTGCAACGTGTACCCCGGCCAGGTAGAGCTCTTCCAATTGACAGACTGCGAGCCTGAAGAAGGGGCGCGACTGCCTTCGGCCGTACATGCGGCAATAGCACGTGCGGAAGTATATTTGAGGATCTCTGGGTACGACGTAGAAGAAGGCCTTCTGCGCGTAGTCAATGTAGGGCCGCCAGCTCCTGGAAATCTCGTAAAGATAACTTGGAGCACAGCAATACGGCGGCCGTAGGGCCTATAGACACTCCGTACCTAATCATGCAGGCAATCCAAGCCTCGTCGGTCCCGTTCTTTAGACAAGCCAATCCGAACCAAGCCATTCAAGGCCGCTCGATCCAGAAGACTACCAGTGGCCCTATCAGACATACCTCGCCGGACCGGACCGTAGACAATCCATGTCGTGCCCAGCCAGATGACATGCCGGGTCAGACCATTTCGTAAGACAACCCATTCCACTCCGATCAGAGGATTTTATGGCGAATGAACAACTATCCGAAAAGTCAAAGGAGCTCCAACTATGTGCGCTCCGCGGTAATCCTGATGCCCTCAAGGAGGCCGCTGGGCGGCTTATCCGTTTGTGCGACAAACAGGAAGAAAACGTGGGGCCGCGCAAAGACTGCTGCTGGGTATGCGACCTTGTCGACTACTTGCTCGCGCGATCCGAAATAGAAAAACCCGTAGGTCTGTATCTCACCCGACTAGCAGGGGAATCGTGGAAAGATGCCGCAGAGCGCGTGGCCAGCCATTGGGGCCTGCAACGGGAAGTAATGGATATCTACACAGCAGAAGTAGCGGCCGGCGTACCAGAAGCAGAAGCCGCGCTAAACGCCTGCTATGAGTGGGACGTGCTGAGCATGCGCCCAGGTCCTGCCCAACCTCTCATGCCGCACGAACCGCCAACCATCAAAGGAGATAAAGTATGATCGACATTCCCGAAGTTGACGACGTCACGCTAGCCTTTCCTGCACATGTCATAGGCACTCTGTTGCCCAAGTGGGATGATTTGCCTGACGAGTTCAAGGAGTCATCTCACCGTGCTTGCCGCCTGGCCGGGATATACTTCTACGAAGGGGGAATTTTTCCTCTTCCAAAAGAAGGGGTAGACCATGAAAAAGCTTCTCGAGTCATTCGAGCATGCCTGAGGTCATTCGAGCCTAAGCATGAACACAAAATGGGAGGGGTAGGTTACCTTCTGGACCAGTGGTATGAGGTACCGGAGGACATTCAAACGTTAAGAAAAGACAGTCCAGAAAATACCTAAATTTGCGCGTATTCCTGGGATAAGTACTGTGTAGGAAACATTCGAACACAGGAGAATCCCATGAAGAAGTTGCTGATTGTTGTCCTTCTCTCTGGTTGCGGTACTGGCCGAGTGTTGGACCCGCTGAACCCCGAAGACCTTGAGTTCCTCACCACAGAAACTCCGCTTGCCGTTGGAGAGGAGGGTTGTGCTAGCGGCGGCGCGACCCTCCTCTCCGGAATCGACCTCAACCAAAACGGCAACCTCGATGATGATGAAATTCAGGCGGTGTACCACTACTGCAACGAGGACGCCCTGACGGAGGTTCTCGGCGACGCCGTGTGGGTCGAAAACGCCTTGGATGCTTGGCTACTCCGCAATGTGGAAGTCATGGACACCTTAATAACAGACACGAAAGTGCTGTCGGTAACTTTGCCTAAGCTGCGCGTGCTGAATGACTCCTTGCGCTCTCTAGGCCTACCGCCTAACCTTCCCGCGCTAGAAGAGGCAAAGTACATACACGTGTACTATGTAGAGGAAGCGAAAGCCGTACTCGAGCTTCCAAGTTTGCGTAAGGCGGGAATGAGTATCTCAACTTCCAATTTGGAGGAAGTAATACTGCCTAAACTGGAGGAAGCAGATTTGCTGCGCGTCACTAGCAACCCATTCCTAAAGAGGTTCATAGCCCCCAACTTCAAGCCCGGTAAAGACATTCGGAACAAGGAGTACTTCAACTTCTCCAGCAACCCGCAGTTGTGCCAAATTCAAATCAACGACCCCGTCTGGGACAAGAATGACTGTCCATAACAATAGGGGCCCTTGCCCCTTTAGCTAGGAGGACGCAATGAAGGACTCAGCGCAACAAGTAGGACGATGGATCAAATTGGCGGGAGGAGGGGACCAAGATCTCATCATTCGAAGCCTGAACGGCGAAGTAGTTGTAGAGCGTGCAGACCAAGACGAGTTCTTGGCGGCAGTCGAGCTTCTGCTATGGAAAGGTAAACTGCGTTCTATCAAAACCTTGTACAGAAAAGAGCACACGCTAGAGCTGTGGGGAATACCTCAGATTCTGGCGCCAGGGCAGCACCCTAGAGACCTCAACCGCAAACACTGGGTGTACTTAGGCAGCCCAGGGTGGTGGGGGAGCCTATCCCTTGCGAAGCGAGAGACCATCGAAGAGTTTTTGGGGCAACACAAGGGGCGCGTTCCTATGAACCCTGAAGAATTCAGTGAACTTCCGGTATAAGAACTACGAAGAGAAGAGGCTTTAGCGGGTTCGATTCCCGCCTTCGTTACTTTGGAGGGAAAGCAGTGACCAAAGAAGAATTCGTTAGCAAGTACCTAGAAAGCACCAATGTTATGCGGGAGCGCCTTAGGGAACCATTCATCACGGAAGAGATGCTACAAAGCATCGGCTTCAGTCCCGTGGTCTGTGGCTGCAAGGAAGAAACCTGTCCAGGGTGGGCTATGAAAGTAGGGCTGCACAAGCGCCGAATTAGTTACGACGCTCTCGTCCAGCAAAAGGTCAGCCTAAGCGGGTGGTCTTTTGAAGACCTCCTCCAGACCATGCTATACCGCACCGTGAGAGAAAAGTGCGAACCTTTGGCTCCCCGTACGGAGTGCCTTGAGAAGTGCGTACACAAAGCGGCCAAGGCGCTCGTAGGGCTGATAATGACTGTAGAGCACCCCGAAAATTGCCCAGACTGCGCCAAGAAAGAACCTGAAGAGTCCAGCGCCAAAGGATGATTACCAGATGGCCGACAATTACCTCCAGTTTTCTGAAGAACTATGTGACTTGACCGACGAAGAAGTAGCCTGGTGGAAAAACGTACTCCGTCCTATGGAGGAAGGAGAGAGTGCAGCACAGCGCTTGCAGCGCCTTGAGTCCATTCATTACGCCAGCCACGCTGCAGACGCACTAGAAGAGGAATGGCCAGGCTTCCAGTACACCCTCGAAGGCAATCGTCTGTGGGTTTATGCGGAGGAGTCTGGTAATGTCGATGTTGTAGCGCACCTTATGCACGCATTCCTGAAGGCGTTCCGCCCCAAGTCCACCTTCACTTTGTCTTGGGCAGCCACTTGCTCCAAAATGCGTTGCGCGCAGTTTGGCGGAGGAGGATTTGTTGCTCACGCCAAAGGCGTGCAGTGGTTGAACGTGTTCGAGTGGTTAGAGAGAAACAGTTTTCTAGAAGACAAGATAAGCGGCGCAGAAATAGATAAAGAGGTCTAAATGAAGCTGATCATCCTTAGGGGCCTGCCCGGATCTGGCAAGACCACCCTAGTCAGAAAAGAATGGCCTAACGCTGCTGTCTGCTCCGCAGATAGCTACTTCTACGGGCCTAAGGCTATGACTTCGGCCCGCGCAACATAGGGGTAGCCCATGCTGAGTACGTGCGCTCAACTGCATGGCTGCCAAAGAGCCCCTGGTCATCGTCGACAACACCAATACGCAGAAATGGGAGTGGGCAATATACGAAGCTATAGCCCAGCACCTTGGCTACGACGTGGAAATTGTCGTAGTGGGAGAAGCACGTCCTAGCCCAGAAACCCTACAACTCTACGCAAGAAGAAATTTGCACGGCGTTCCCCAAGCAGCTATCCAAAAGATGGCAGATAGGTGGGAGGACGCCTAACTCCAGAAACTCAGAGCTCGCGGGGGTGCGAGCAACGCCGCAAGGCCTTCTAAGAAGGAGAATAACCTGTGCTCTACACCACATGCTGCGTCGATGCGGAAGGTTCAGACATCGACGCTATGACAGTCTCCGCTGCCAAAATCAGCTACCGCACCATGCGCCGAAGGTGTAAGGACCTTCACGAGTGGGCAGCTGCCCACAACTACACTAACGAGTCCCCGCTCAAGAAGGACAGCCATGTAACCTACCACCGCTCGGAGTTTAAGGGAGAACCCTGCTATTACCTTTGCCATTCTGACATTGAGTACATTTGGACAGACGTGCCCGGATCTCCCAAGGATTACGGGTATGGCGATAACCGGCGCGCTCGGCGCCTTCAAGTAAAGCTTGTTACTGTAGAACAAGCAATGAGGATCTGATGCCTAACAAGAAATCTGCTAAGCCTGATGTAGCCATCCACAAGGACTATCTAGACAAGAAGTTCCAAGAACGGGTGGTGGATGAGTGCAGAAGCGCTGCAGGGGCGCTCGACAACCTGATCGACACTACCAAAAGAATGCGTAAAGCCATGGGATCGATAGCGTCCTGGAAACGCAAAGCAGGCAACGCCACTGGGTTAGGTGACGTAATCGACGTCAGTGTGTCAGACGAGATCGCAGAAATGCGCGAATTCCTTGCAGACATCGCCGCAGCAGACGTCGCTATAACTACCCTAGCAGAAGTATACAACGACCTCCCGTGAGCGCCTGCGTAGGTAGTGGCTACTGCTGTAAAACAGCCATCTGCGTTGTGGGGCAGGTGCACTACAAGGTCGGGCCCACTGCGCAATGCCCCGGCCTACTACACAACGGCGAGCGATACATCTGCGCGCTAGCAGGCACCTATAGGGAGGAGCTGGCTATTGGCGAAGGGTGTTGCTCTCCTCTATTCAACCGAGATCGCGAAGCGATCATCAAAAGGAAGCTACTACAATGCAGCTGACCACAGAGAACCTGGTCAAGGTGCTGATGGACTGCCTGTACGACTTGCCTGCAGGCACGATCGAACCGCCAGAGGATGCCGTGATAGTACGCGGCGTGATAGCGAGGTTCGGGTTCGACCCCAAAAAATTGGAGAAGAACAAAGACAATATCGCCACCCTGCTGGCTTGCCTGCCAGAGGCATTTAGTGACGGGGGCTGGTCTTTCCTCAATGCTTGCCAGGACCGAAACGGCGTTCAATGGGGAGGGCATCGAGATATCGATGAGCTGATCTGCTTGGGCTTGGCTACAAAACAAGTCGAGTTCTGCACCCCTCGGGAAACATGGTCAAGCTTTCCTGGAGGTGTGCCCTATTTCAGGGTACTCGCCGAAGAAAAGGACGAACGCGCAGAGGAGCGACCTTGTGGTTCAGTATAACCAAGACCCCGATCATGTGGTTGCTCTTAAGCTCGCGGATAGAGCCCGCGATCTAATGGAAGAGCTCATGGCGTTTGCTATGCACTTGCAGAATAAAACGCCGACTTACCCTAGTGTTCCGCTTGGTCGAACGACGTCGCCAAGCGGAAAAACGCTGTTCGTGTGCCTGGGGTGCGGCCAAAAGCAGCCATGGCCTCACGGCAAAGACCACGTATGCCCTACGACCTGCCCGGAAAAAGAAAAACCGGCAGCCGACCCTACGGCTGCCGAACCTACCGTGGGTAGGGTTGTATGCAGTAGAGAAATGACGTCCCAAGAGTTCTTGGAAGACGCTGCAGAACAATGCGCCAGGGATGCGCAATTCTCAGACGGCTAGTTGAGCGAACAGAGCCGACAGGACATGCCGCAGCACACCCGGGCAAGTCAACCAGACAATCCGAGCCGAGGCAAGCCAAGCCCTACCGTTCCCTATACCTTCCTTTAGACATTCCGAGCCATACCTAACTGCACAGACATTCCGGTCCGAGCCTGGCCCACCCCAAATTCTACTTGATTTCCTGGGATAAGTACTATGAACAAAACCAGGAGATTCTGCATGACTCTCAAGAAAATCCTAGGCCTTAGGCAATGCTCCTACTGCAAGTCTTTCGACCATGACAAGCGCAAGTGCCCTATCAAGAGAAAAATCGAAAGAACCTCCGCGCCTGCTCGCGTAGGAGCAGCCTTGGCCCTCGAAGCCCTCGAAGGGCTACTCAAGAAATAGGCCCTCGGGCCTTTAGCTATCGGAGGAAGTCCAATGAGAATGTGGAAAGTAGCCCCTAAGTTGATGTGCAATCAACACATTTTGGGTGAACATCTAGAACTCCACATGTTCAAAAGCGCTGTAGAGAGGAACAGCACGATTACTGGCTTCATTGCTAACGGGCTAGTTGAGCTGCACCACATCCAAGAAAGGCACGACGAGCTTGTGGAAGAGTTCAAGGCCCGCGGGTGGCCCAGCGGCCAAGTGCATAAGACTCCTATCGTCAATTTCTCGCCCGCGCCCGCGGGAAAAATTGACGTGAGTAGAAACATTGAGGAGTTGGCGGTACGATGCTATGCCTGCAGCCAACGCATCTCGAAACACAGGAGCGCCCGTGCCTGAACTTGTAAAATGTGGTTGGTGCAATGCATCGCCGAAGAAGCATCGCTCCATTTGGGATCAGGGTAATGCGAAGGCAGTATGTCCTGGGTGCGGAGCCGAAGGTCCCCGGTACGACGAGGATGGAACTAAATGGAACGCCATGCAGGAGTGGATAGCAAGGGGGAGGACGGGTGTAGCGCCGACAGACGGCCGATGGGTGGCTATTGAGCCCAATCAGAAAGCCCGTATTTTTTCAACGCCAGGTGCTGCTAAGAGCTGCTTGGAGAAAGTGTTGGCGGCCGCTCCTCGCGCCTTGTGGAGTCCTGGAGCTATGGTTTCCGCGTGCTGGGGTTACTTGGACGTGTACCAACGTATTAGCATGCTGGCCACCACGCACGACCACCTGGAGGCTAGGATCGTAGATGTCGCACAAAAAGTACCTTGCAGCCCGCCAGACGCTTGTGAAAGGAATGGCCGTTGCTGGGCCCACAGCGAGGAGGCGTGATGACCTTCGCATGCCCTTTGTGCGGTGACCCCGTTTCCAACAACGAGTGCGCGCAGTGCCGCATTTTTCAGTGCAGCAAGTGTCTGAGGTGGAACGGTTGGGAAAGACGGTCGGCGCACCAGGCAGCCTTGCACTCAAACTGTCGAGCACCAGAAAGAGACCTCATGAAGTTTTTGACGAAGAGCCAAGTGGACATCATCAGAGGACGCGCGTCCGTAGATTCAGCTACACCCTCAGATGTGGGAAAGCTACTAGCGCATATCGATGCTCTTGAGAAATTGCTCACGGAAGAGATTGACCCAGAAGACGTGTTGGGCACAGAAGGCTGGAGACATCATGTGGGAATTGAGGACTAATATGCCCAAGTGCAAAATCTGCCAGAACCGCGCTGCTATAACCTGCTACATTGCAAAGATGTGGCCCTTGGAGGTCTGCCACCCTTGCATGATGCTCTACAACTGGCACCAAAGAGTCATTGATTGGGCGCACACCTATACACGGTTGCAGGCTAAACAGCGCTTCTTCGAGGCAGGAGGCTCTCTTGCTGATGGAGTAGACCGAGATAAGGCACTCCAAAGTCTGAACAGAGTAGTCGAAGGGCTGATCAATCACACAATCCAAGCCAGAGACGTGATGCTAGATGTCATTGACGAGCTCCGTCAAGCCCTTCCTCCCTCGAATATGCGCGTGATTTGTGAGTGTGGCGCAATTTGCGCAACATCTTCAACCAGGGACTCAGAGGCAACATGCACCACGTGCCTCCGCTTCTTGTTCACTAAAGACCCTGTAGTGCTGCCCCTGGAAGAGACATGAGCAACTTCACAATTTGGCTGCTGCCTACCGGCGAATACGCACTGATAGGGCCATTGGGGGAAGAGGAAGAATTTTGCCTAAAGGAGGCCTACTGCAAGCGGGTTGAAGAGCTTCCAGAGTCCGACCCAGATAAGGCTAAGCAGGCCTTCATCAAATGGTGCGACGCTAAGGCAGGAGCCCCCAACAAAGTGGTTCCTGTAAACATGAAACGCATGCTACTAGGAGACGAGGATGGGTAACCTAGGAAGACCCTTGCGCCATCAAGTCATTGTAGCTTACCAGTTGCAGGATATCGACATCGACAAAGTGGAAGGTGCAGTGACCTACCGTGTGGTCCTTTGTACGGAGGATGGCCCAGTCGAGCTCCCACTTAAAGGAGAAACACGTTTAGACACAATGTATGGGCGGTTGCAGTCCTTTCCGGCCAAACCCACCTTCGACGATTTCGTTGAAGAACTGTATAAGGTATGCGATGAAGGATTCTCTACGCAAAAGGTGGACGCCACGTGATGTTCTGATTGCTCTAGTCAGTGCCTGCCTCACTTTCTGGATCGGCACACAATGTATCGAATCCACGGGAGTACTGCTGCCATGACCCAACTAGAGCGGCTGAGAGCAGCTGCTGCGAAGCACGATCTCCAAGAAGTGAGAGCTATACTGGATGAGTCTCAAAACGCTCCCCCACTAGGGGCGTCAGACGGAACAATACCCGCACATGTGTGGGAAGCCGCACAAGCGTCCAGTGAAAGGCTCTCCAGCCTTCAGGGTGCATTGAAACGGCTACAAGACACAGAAAGGAGATTTGCCCAGGGGTGGTCCTCTCAAGACCCGCGAAACGTCGTGCAAGGTAAGGCGAAGATCGTCATTGCCGCAACCGACTCCTTCCGTAGGACAACCGATGCATTTATAGCTGAGCTTGAGTATGATGGCGCCATCGTACTTACCGACAAAAATATGTCCGCTGGAGAAGAATGGCCGTCTAGATGGTTGTGGACCCTAGCGCCGTAGACGCACCAAACCAGCCCATGCCACACCTTTTACCCGGCCATTGGACATACCGTTTCAGTCCGTACTGACTCGCCTCACCGGCCCTAACCGCTTCCGACAAACCTAGCTCCTAACAAAAGAGCGCCATTTGTTTACAAACAAATGGCGCTCTTTTAGCCTAAATCTGTGCGGGTTTCCGGCATAAGTAACATGAACCTAACTACTCGGAGATTACCGTGGGAAATTTCCTGTCCATGAGCGTTTTGAAAAACGTAGATCTGAAAGGCGTCCTCAAACTGGACGAGCTTAGGAACGAAGATGGTACGATAAAAACCGCCCCAGCCGCTAAGTTTATAGAATTCGGCCAGGATACCTTGAGTGCCTGGTGCGCCAAGCACGGGTACTACGGTATCCCTTCCAAAGAGCTCGTCGCCTACTTGGCAGAGATTGTAGAGGCGCACGGCAGAAAAAATTGTCTAGAGATAGGGGCAGGCACGTCGGGCCTTGGCCAACATCTAGGCATACACCAAACCGATTCTTTTATGCAGCACAACCTCGTGATAGCCAGCTACTACAAAGTGTTGGGGCAAAATATCACGCAACCCCAACCCACAGTGGAGCGCATCGACGGCAACAGCGCCGTGGTAAAGTACAAACCTCGCGTGGTCGTAGCCAGCTGGGTGACCCAGCTAGGTGATGGAGAAACTTCCCCGTCTAACCCTTGGGGAGTGGACGAGCACTTGATAATCTCCCAAGGAGTAAAGTACGTGTTGGTAGGAAATATGGGGGCGCACGGCGGAAAGACCATCATGGCTATTCCCCATAAAAAGATCATGGAGCCGTGGATTGTATCTCGTAGCGTGCGCCCTAAGGAAAACTTCATTGCCATTTGGAACTGACGGAGACGATATGCCTGACCAGAGTGGACTTGAAACTCAGTTTGTTGCGGCTATCCAAGCCGACCGGGAAAAGCTTCGAAAAGAGCTTGAGGAGACTAGGTTCGAGCTCAAAGAGATAAGCATCCTGTGCGAAGAGTATACCGGCTCCCCGGTCCAGCGCGTTAGGGAGCTGGTGCTCAACGCCAAGGAAGTGGAAAGAGACCTTCAGAAGCAGCTGAAGGCTATGAAGAAAAAGACCAAGACCGTTCCTGCGCTCGCCCCATGCCCTAAGTGCGGAACCCTAGTCGGATAGGACGCCAATGTCTTCAGAAAAAGAGCTTAATCCCTGGCAGGAAATCGATAAAATTGCGGAGAAGCTTCGTCGCATATCTAGGCGCCTCGATGTTCTCATAATGACGAGCCAGCAGAAACCCAGGGAAGAGTCAAAACAACGCCCAGACAGCGAGGATCCAATGCCGAGCAAAGATAACGATCCTAAGCATTTCATCTGCCATCGAATGACGCTTGGCTCAGAGTCCTTGAAGGATGACCTGAGTAAGCTTTTCGGCCTTCCTCCCTACGACAAACCGAACAACATTTGTCGGGACGACGCCTACTACGCAAAGTCCTTGGAGGAGAAGTGGGGCAAAAGCATCAAAGAACTGAAGAAGGATTGTGGCCTATGACGCGTGTGTTGATGACAACATACGCTGTGGACAAGTACGGGCGCGTCTACGATCTTGGGAAGGGTGAACACCCTAGTCGGGAGCAGGCCAAGATTGGAAATACGACTATCAACATCGTACGCAACGCGTACACCGCTCCCGCCAAGGAACAACCGGAGAATATCAATGACTCATCAGGAACTGTTGAACTTGGCTAAAGAAGGCGCCGTCGTGCAGTGGGAGAAATCCGGCACAGTAGAAGCCGTGTGGTCGCACCACGGTCGCATATGGGCTCAGGGGCTAACTACAGGCAGGCACTGGATAGGAAAAAAAGATGTCTACTTCGTTACGAAAGTTGCTGAGCCCAGCACCGAAGCACTGAAACTTCTGACCAAAATACCCGCCAGGAAGAAAGCGGGCACGCAGCAAAATACCTAGGCCACTTCCGGTATAAGAGTGGTGAAGGAGAAACGCAATGGATGTTGGGCAATACCGTCAGATCTTGAATGAGGAAAAGGCTGAAGAGGCCTTCATCCTCACCTTGGCAGGAATGATCTACGACGAAGAAAAGGAGTTGGCAGAACAGCAAGCACCTGTAGTACGCGGGACTATCAGTCTTTTGGACAGCCGCAGCCACGATCTCGAGTACTTCTTGGAGGGGCCTCTGTGCTACGATGAACAAGGGCTCCGTGCGCAAGTGTCGACCCTTAGGCAACTTGCCAGAGAAATGTGGGCTTATCCCCAGCTGATGCGCGTAAGTGCTTCCCAATGGGTAGTAAAGTCTACTGTGGCTACGTTTGTCGTCGACATTGATTCGCTGGTGATCAAAGACCCGGACCAGGCTCTACAGACCGTTCATTGACTTCGGGGCCCTTGCGGCCCTTTTAGCTATACCGGAGATTTCAATGAGTCGTGAATTACAACGCCGCGTAGAGATGGCCAAAGAGGAGTATCTCTGTGAACTTTTGAAGCAGCTTACGCCTGAACATATGGAAGCCTACAAGGCCCTTTTCTCTGCGCCTGTTCCCTCGAAAGACATTGAAGCCGCGATTGGATTGCTGGAGCGCACCATCAAGGGCAGCCCAATCTACTCTGCTTCAGAAGAGTACTTGGCCGGAGACATTACCCTGAAGAATGACGGGGAGTCGGAGGCTACGGAGCGCTGCTGCTTTTGCAGGGAGCGCACAAACTGGTGGACCAGAGGAGTACCTTGCTGCCGAAGTTGTGCTACTCACGCGCAGCTTTGTGATGTCCCAAACAAAGCAACTTGGTTACGCAGAGAAAGGATAGCCACCAATGATCCATACTGGAAAAGACGTAGCTAAGGGCAGCATCAACCCTCGGGTTGTGTTGTGGCTCAAGTACTCCGACCTCACTGTAGAAAGCATCGAACGCGAAAAAGACGCTGACATTCCTAGGGTACTGCGCGAGGGGGTACACCTTCCTTGGACCATCGTGTTCTCACAGTGGATACAGAAAAAGTGGCAGGAGTGGGGTAATTCCCTGGGGTACAAGGATTACGGAGACGCCCTAATCGACGGGCATACTGATAACGAATTTGACGAATGGCTTGTTAAGGAGGTTAAGGATGGCTGAATCGCGCATAGTGCCGGCGGAAGAGTTGTTGGAAGAAATTAATCGTCTTGGCCCTGCAGTGTGGGATGCGGTGGACAACACATGCCGCAGCATCCAGCCAGAACCGTCGATTATACACTTCATAGCCGCGGCAAAAGCGCTGAGTCTAATGCTAGGGAAAACGGCAGCCTTAGTGGCGCGCGAAATTCCGAAATATGCCGGCACTAAAGATCTGGAGGACATGCGCAAGTGCTACGAAGAACTGGCAGAGGCCATGACTGCAGCGGCTGAGGTAGCACATAACGATGTGAAGAGTCTGTTGACCTCTTTGCAGGTAGGTACAACATCCGGTCAGGATGTTGCCGACGTGTTTTCGAGTATAGTGAAACGCTCAAACGAACGGATGACGGAGACCGACAATGCCCCAGAAGCCTGAGTATGAGCCTACGGACACACACCAAGCCATCAGCTACCTAGTGGAGGAGTGCGGAGAAGTCTTAGCAGCCGCAGGCAAAACACTGCGGTGGGGCCTGTGGAGCTACAACCCAGAACTTCCAGTAGAGCAACGAGAGTTCAACATCGATTGGCTACTGCGCGAAATGGCCGACATCGATTCCGCACTGTCCCGCGTTCGCAAGTTCATACGAGAGGAGAGGAGGCTATACAACGCATGCCCTGACTGCAAAGGTAGCGGTTTCTACCTTGGCCCCAGATTAGGCGATGAGCCCTGCCATACCTGTAAAGGAAGCGGCAAATCCGTCAGCCTAGAGAACGACAAAGACTACCCTCACGGTTTCTTCAATCCCTAACGACAGAGGAAAACATGACTCCCGAGGAAACCTTCCGCGCGCGACTACGAGAGGCGCGCGAATTGCGTCAGTACAGCCAAGCGAAGCTAGGGCAGCTGGCTTCTCTACCTCCCTCCCATATCTCTCACTTCGAGACAGGGGAAAGGAGGCCCTCCTTCCACAATTTGATACGCCTAGCTGACGCGCTAGAGGTATCTACGGACTACCTGCTCGGACGCGTGGATAAACCGACTGGGTCGAGCTTCCCTTCGGAGCTCCTAGGTAACTACGAGGCGCTTGAGGGAGACGACCGCCGTGTCATTGAAATGGTAGTTCGCCAACTTGCTTGGAAAAACCAGCGTATGAGAAAGCAAGGATGATGAAAACCAAAGTATGGGAAAGGCATCTAGGCAAGGTAGTTGTGACTTTGTTTGCGCTACCTGAACACGAACTGGACCTCTCATGGGATGCGACAGGAGAAGTCCGTAAAGGCATAGAGTCGGGAAAGTACATTGTGTTTTGTGCCAAGGTGGTCGTTGCCTACGGCCCTTTGTCTGCTGAGACCTACCTGGGCGAGTGCATTTACGAAAACGTGAAGGATTTTGTGCGGCCAACGCGCAACGAGTACTTCCGAGATATGGTGCGTGAAGCCATTAGCGAGCTGAGGGCCGCCTACGCAAGAGCTAAAGAAATTGCCAACACACTACGCCAAACCGCCTTGGAGGACAGCCATGTCTCATGCACAACGACGCCTGTACGCCCTTGAGCTCGACATCAGCAAAGAGGCGGGCAAGACGGACTACTGGGTCATACATCGCGAAGAGGATGGTGTGGGAGGGGAAGCGCTGTGCGTCTACGAGACCGCCAAGGAGGCTCAAGCGGCTTTGCGAGGTAGGGACCACCCTGCTCGCGTGGCAAAGTTCTACCGAGGGGCAAAGTTCTACCGAGGGGATCTTTGCCAACTTCCAGGGGAGGTAGTCGCCCTCGAGGCTGAGGTAGTGGCCTTAAAAAGGCAATTGGCACAGCTTCGCGAGAAGTACAACAAACTCGTCAAGGCCATTAGAACTGCCGAAGCTTTGACGTGCTAGATGTTTCACGTGAAACATTGAGGGGAAGAAATGGAAAATAGCAGTAAAAACAGTACGTTATCCAATAGTCTCGACGAGTTGGCTGATCTCTTCGAGAATGGCCATTTGGAAATGTCGGCGAACCCCGAGGGCTTTCTGAAGGAAGTGTGCCTCGAGATTACCAGGCTAAGGGAGAGGATTAGCCTACTACGCAGAAGCAGAACGCCCAAAGAAGGCGCACCTACGGAGCTCGTCCACAAGGCTATGTACGATCAGGTTTTACGCGACCTGGAGGATTCTCGGGTTGAGATTGAAGTGTGGAAAGAGCGCTGCCGAGGCTGCCAGGCTAGCCTTGACGCGGCCGAGAGAAAGATCAAAGAGCTGAGGAGCCCTACGCCCCACAAAAACTGCCTATCCTGCGGCACAGCAACCCACCCTGACCGCCCTTGCTGGAGATGCAAGGCTACTCCAACGGAGAGCACTGATGGCTGAACCTACCTTGTTTGCAGAGTGTCTCTACTGTGAGGGCGACGGCAACCCTGCTATCCAGAAAGACGGCGGCTGCGAGTTCTATGTGCAGTGCCAACGTTGCTCCTGTTGCGGACCCTATGCCCCTACAGTCGAAGAAGCTATCGAAAAATGGTTGGCCGTGCACGGAGGCGCGCTTGCAGATCTGCAAGCACTGTTGCTCGAGGGCAATGCGCAAAGACGATTGAAGGAGAAAGTATGAAGATACACGCATCGGTCACCCTAGACCGCATCATGGATGCAGTAGATAGGCAGCAACGCTCTCTCGATAACCCGGGGTTCTGCGTAGCTTGTGGGGTAGATGTCGACGGAGTAGAGCCAGACGCCAGAAAATATGAGTGCGAAGCCTGTGGGGAACCCGCAGTATATGGAGCCGAAGAATTGCTGTTCCACGTATAGGAGGAACTTGTGGCCTTGATGTGGTTACTTCTACTTGCTGGCCCCCTCGCCGCTATTGGGGCTATAGCTGTTCTCTTAGCGGAACCAACAAAAAAAGTGGCGATTTGCTCCTACCTCGTTGTAGCTGTAGCGGTAGTGCACTTGGCTAGCGTCATAGTGCTCCTCGTGCAAGACAGGCGGTGCTACTTACTCATGAGGAGTCCATTCTGAGCGAACTGACCAACGAACTGCAACAGCTCACCACGGAGCTGCGCGATAGAAAGTCTGAGGAGGAGCCTCCATGATCAAGCTAGCCGGAACTTCTAAAGACAGGCGATTTGTCGTTCTCGGGCTTTCAAGGAAGAACGCCGAGGAGTTGCTGGAAGGAAAGCCTATCCTTATCCATGGGGAAGAAATTGGCCTTCATGGCGTAGACCTTACTATCATGGGAGGAGAAACGGAAGACACCATGTTGGAAGAGCTACGTAAATACTTTGACATGCCTCCTTTAGAGCCAATTCAGCAAAATTGACTACGATTTATCGGGGTAAGGTCGCCCCTTGTGAGTACGAACGATGCCCAAAAAGAAAGAGACGAATAGAGCAACGCCCACTCAAGCCTGCATTGTTTGTCTACAACCGGGCCAGGAGTACGGCATGACAGATACTGGGCTAGTTTTATGCCCTCCTTGCTGGAAGAGCTACAACCGCCTTACCTATCTGCCTACGAGCGTTCAATGGATTCGGTGGGCAGCTAAAAGAGCTCGGGGGCGAAAAACCAAAACCTGAATGTGGAGTGCGCATGGAAATCGTTCAGTTTCTGTACACCAATCACAAAGGCATAACTCGCCGGCGTATGGTGCAGCCTCTGCGGCTCGAATTCACTTCTACAGCTTGGTACCCCGAACCTCAGTGGATCCTTTTTGCTGCCGATGTCGAAAGTGGCGAGGTGAGGGGCTTTGCGATGGAACGCATCAGCCAATGGCAGCGGCTTACGCTGATAGAGGACAAAGCATGAACGTGGACTTGGTTATACGACGGAGCAGGAAGCGACGTCCCCTAGGTACCCTGTTGGTCATTTTCCTGGCCGGGTTTGTGTGCGGCCGTCTGACTACCCTATACCTTAACCACCTAGCGCCTGCAGACCCCGCATATGTCGTGTTCTCCAGTGATGTTGATTCGGGCTACCTTAGCGGCGAGAGTACCATCACACTTTTCATCCAAGGCTCGCGCGTGGTTACCGCACCCTGTTACTCCCCGCAACCTGTGGAAGACTGCGCGTGGAATCTAGGGTTTCTGTGGGACATCGATGGAGTGCAAGAGCGATGAGCGAGACTTCCAAAAAAATCATGATCGGCGGCATTGCGCTTCAATCTGTAGCAATCGTTTTGTGCCCCGGACCCCACTGGTACATAGCCGCCTTTGGTATTGGCCTACAGATATATGCCGTAATTCGCCTGTAAATTGGAGGAACAAATGGTTACCGTAAGTGCTACCGCGAACAGGAGCTCATCGTGCTTCGTAAAGTGAAGATGACGGCGTTCTTTGCGCTGATAAACCTTACCGCGTTCTTTGCAGGCTGGGTGCTTAGCGCGGAAGCTAACAAGTGCCCTGGCGGCCTCTATAGCCTAACGGTCCTATGCTCTGGAGTAACACGCATGGTGCGTTACCTGGACCCCAACGACTTCGTAGAACGGCTGGAGGGTCGCTCAAAATTCTACTCAGGCACCGCTCCGTGTGCCTTAGAAATCCAAAAGTATGATCCGGAGCAGCATGATGGATTCAACCCAAGGCTGGCAGACGAAACCTACTCTGTCGGCTTAAAGTAGTTCGGCGTTTCAGGAGAGGTGAATGAGCAACTTGACCATATGGAAACTGTCCATCCTTTTTGGCGTACCCTGCTCTGCAGCAGCAACGTGGGTTGCGCCAAAACCAATCTTTGAAGATGCTTGGTGGATGTGTGCCGTGGCGGGCTATGCACTTGGTACAGCGTCGCAGCTCATTGCTGCGACTATCCTATGCAGGTATTTCTCGAAAGAAAAGGCCAGCGAAGCGCCACCGAATCCTTAATCCTCGGGGGTGCGCTATTGGAAAGCGCATCTCAAAGCTCGAAGGAGCTACACACCATGAGGAGCCTGCCGATGACCCTTGAAGAAGCCTCAGACTTCCTTATTCGAGCGGCGGCCTTGGCTGAGACTCAATGTGAACGGGTTGACCGTAAGAATCCTGGACCTCCTTGCGGTATCTGCGGAATCTGTGAGCTCGCTAGAGGTCTTGCAGAGCTGCGCGACGGCCTAGAAAAAGGGTACACTCTAGGAACAAGAAAGCCCAAGCGCTCACCGATTGCGCCCATAGACACCATTAGTGGTGTGCTCGATGCGCCGCTGAGCGAGCCCCAACTCAACACGGGCGGTACTTACTACTTTGACGGCGGAGACCCTGATCTACATTTGCTCAACTATAGCAGTAAGTCACTGCGAGAACTATATAAGGGGCCCACTTGCCCTCGGGATAAATGGGTGTACCTCACGACACACTCAGGTCTATTCACTGGTCGTGAGTTGCGTCAACTCGCAGGTATCTATGCAGAACTCGCGATACGGGTAGGGACTGCTGCAGGTCTTGCTATTGACCCAAGACTCACGGCGGCAGCAAGAGCTGCCGCCAATACGAATACCCCTGCGTACAAAATAGAAGAGTCATTCAGGGTGTGTTCCAAGGTCTTCCATACTATCTCGTCGGATAACGCCTTGTACCTATGGATCGCAGATGTTGTCCTTCGTGCGACAGAGAAAGACGAGACGCAAGCTGCATGGGGAGCAGCTGCCTGCGCAGCACGTAGAATCGACTGGTGCGACCTCGCGGAAGCCACCTACGAGATTTTAACAGAGGAGACGTTTTGACTACAAACCTACGCCAACCAAAGGATACGAATTAGCTATGACTGCCGCACAGATTGGCGAGATAGCCATCTATGTGCTGATTGTGGGCGCTGCTTCCCTAGCCGGAGTATGCACCCACTTGGCTTACCGCGCCGGCTTCAAAGACGGCGCCAACTGGATGCACAGAGGCGACACCTACCCCTGCAAGCCTGCGAGAACCTGGAAGTGGTATGATGAAGCCCGTAAACGCGGGTTGCGTCCTGGCGCGGCCTACGCTGCGCAGAAAGAACCTGTTTTGGTCCTTGACCCGTCCACCCTAGAGGATGGCTGTGGGCCTTCGCAAAAGAATGTCTGTAAGGCCCGCTCCAGGCTAGAGCACCACGAGCCTTTGGAGAACGTCTACGTTTGTAGGCACTGCGCCTGCCTCTATGTACGCCGCTAGCAAAGTAGACCTTCGTGCAGAGCCCCTAGACGAACGCCATGGGGATATTCCAAGCCCGGATGGTTGGATGATCCATACCTAAAACGAGGTGTAGGCCATGAAACAGGAAGGTTGGTTCATAACAAGCGCGTCCCTAGTGCTATGCCTAAACAGGCTAGGGCATCAGGTTTTGCTCCCAAGAACCAAACGCGGGATACCTGCAGGAGCTTTAGACCATGGCAACCGGCGCGACGCTGAGGTCGAGCTTGACCTAATGCGGCGCACTGAGAGGTGGCCTCTTTTTTCCCACGAGGCGCAAGTGGAGCACATCAAGTGGTGAAGGGCCTAGAAGAACATCTTGGCAAAAGGATGCAGCATGAACCCAGAAATTAAACAGCTACTGGAGCACACCATCGCAAAGTGCGGAGGGCCAGAAAAATGGAACGAACTGCTCAATGCCATGCGGCGCAAGTGCAAAGCCAACGACCGCGCGGGGATAGCAGACTTTGTAAGAAGAGCTGCAAAAAAGGATGGCGGCGCTGTGCAGTTAGCCGTGCTTGCCCTACTAGGCCTCTCTTTGGGAGCATTTGTAGCTGGGATACAAGAGGAGACCCGCCGAAGAGGATGCAATCAGAGTACTCAAAAAAGTAAAGCCTTCCTGCGGGTTCCTCCGCAAACCCCCTCAGAGCCTTCGGGCTCTTTTTAGCTTAAGTGTGTGAAATTACTACAGTTTCCTGGGTATAAGTACTGTGAACCACAAACCAGGAGACCTGTCATGGACCACAAACCAGACTTCTCTGTGTACTCCCAACTGCAGGCCGCAGCAGCACTCGCAGAGAGTGCGCCCTCGTTGCACAGTTTCAACCAGCGTATCGGCATAGTTAAGGCTATGTGGACTGCCTGCCTAGACGGTGAGAAGGCGCCACCAATGTTCATCCACCATGAACACTTCGGCAGCTACCTCCTAGCGAGCGCCGCCTACGTGGAGAAGCATAACGCCTTTTGCGACTACATCAATCCACTCATTGAGAAAGAGCACAGAGGGAGTATGCACCCTGACAAATACTTCGAACTACTTCTCGGGTGGGAAGAGAAGTGGGACTTGGAGCACTCAGGAGCTCCAAGTCTGATCAAAAATGACCAAACCAGATACGACGTAGCCTATCTCGCTGCCCTGCCTGTTCCTAGTCGCCGGTCCTAGCGCAAATCTATCCTAAATGCAGGAGACACACATGCTGAACCTTCAAGAGTATATTGCCGCGCAATTCGAGTCAGGGCCGAAGACCGAAGCGTACATCGAGGGTACCAAGCGCCCGAGTAATGCTGAGGTGATAGAGTGGATAGACAGCCTCAACGCCCCCGCCATCGAGGCTGCCGTTGGGGAAACTGGGTACCTCGATAAGGTCAAGAAGGCCGATCTTCCAGGGCCTATTGCTCAAGGGGTCGACTACCGTGGACGGCGGTTTGTCGCCATCGCGATGTGGACCCGGAGCAGGCACAGCGTGCGGGTCGAGGGAGCGTTTGTCCTTCACCAGCGGTATAGCTGCAGTCCAGACGTGTGGGTGGGAGCTGGGGCACCAACACCCTTTGTCGGTGCGCTGGACCGTATGGCCTTCCAGTGCATCAAGGAACTGGTAGCAGAAAACGGCAGGACTGTGGGCCTACCTTTGGACCAAGGATACGGGGCTCTGGGCTATCTGGGGCAAAGGAGTGCGCCTAAAGAGACCTCGACGGATTGCCGAAGTCGAGAAGGGGCCTGTGTAGGCCTACTTGATAGCATCATCACCGCAGCCAGAGCGCTCCGCCAAAACTACGAAGTGGAGCTCGACTCTGAAAGCGCCAAGGAAGCACTGAAGGATCTCTCCCAAGATGAGGACCTTCAGTGGCTCCTGTCGAAGTAGCCCCCTCCCAGCAACTCGTGGGTAGGGCGGGAAGAAAGAAAGATGAGGGCTTCGGCCCTTTTAGCCATCTTTCTTTGGGCCCAAAAAGTCGGGTGGGTTCTCAATGCGTTGCCACACGATGTCTGCCAAGACCTCCCCGAGTGGGTCTGGCCCCAGGGGAGCTTTAGCTTGTCGCATGAACTGCTCTAGAAGAGCTTCGATGGTGTCTTCCATAGGTCCTTCCTTGCCGAGCGCTACGCCGCCACCCAGCGGTCTTCCTTAGGGATGTGGGGTTGGTCGAGCTCAGAATCGTAGTAGCCTCGCGCAACTTCGTCGTAAAACATGCTTTGGCCGGAGCTTCCAGAAGGGGCTACACGGACAAAAATACGAGGGTTCTTTACGCGATCCTCGTAGGACTTCTGCAGGGATTTTGCTGCCGCGCTGCCGAACAAGGATTTCAGCTTGTGGGCTACTCCAGAAGGGGGAGCTTCTAGACGCCAAGCGCCCGTAACAAAGTCGCTGGGGTGGTCTTTTTGGTAAGCTTCCCTAGCTTTGCGCAGGCTACCCAAGGCTTCTAGGTGCTTCGTGATCTCTTGCGTCTTCTTACCGTGGTCGCTGTCTGCGCCAATGAATATACCCCCAGCGACTAGCTTCCTAGCGTTTACAGGACCTTCGCCGAACTCAATATCGGCAATCTTCGCCATCTCGTCTACAAAGGACCTAAACATGACGCCTCCAAAAAAATCTAAGTGCCGCTTTTTGCTCGCCCACCGGGAGCCTAACCCAGAAAAACATTAACCCAAAATTCTAGAGGGCACCATACAGGACCGCTTGCGCTCTTACGGGGGGCATCGACCCAAAAATCAATATAGGAAAATTTTGGGAAGAGAGGTTTTGTGGTCTGTCCACCAGTTTTGGCTACCGGGAACCAAACTGGTAGCCATAGTTCAAGGAGGGTTCAATGGGCGAGAAGGGTTTCATCAGAGAAGGGATCTCACAGCAGCTGTATGCCTACGCAGAGGCCATTGGGAAAGGTGCCATCACCCAACTGGAATTCAAGTGGGATGGCAATGAGGGCTTCACCGCTGAAGTCACCCTAGCCGCGCCCCTAAAGGTTGTGGCTGTCAACCTAGATGTACCGCCAGTCGAGGAGCCCTGATGGCACAAGAGCACTCAAAGCGGCCCACAATATGGGCCGCACTAGATAGCTTATTTGCACTCGCCTGTTGGGCAATCATATGGGTCGCGCTATGGGCGCTACGAAGTAAGTCACCTACCGCACCCTAGAGAGTACGACGCAAACACCGTTCAAGCTGTCAGAGGGATAGGATGCGATAGGTGACGTAAGTCACCTATCGCATCCCCTGAGGGCCTGTCAATCCTTTTCTTTAGCTTTTACGTCACTCCTTCTCTAGTGAGTGGTTTTGTGTAGCCAACGGGGCCGGTATGCGCTCAATTGGGTGAAACGACTTAAGCACTACTTCAGTTGCGGGCGCGCCCGCGCGAATAGATTCGACAGCCTTCCTCAACACCCTTACTGCTATACGTCCTTCCCTAGTGAGTCGCTCTCCCTCAAGAAACGTTATCGCTTGGTCAATCGTCATGGTTACCTCACAACCTGTTTGGAGTTTCGCTGCGAAACTTTAGCCCGTGTGTGGGAGTTTCGCTGCGAAACCTGAATGCCCTACAGCTGTTTTGGTTAAATCGCCAATTGCTCCGAGAGTTATCGATAGAATCGCCAAATGAGGGGTGTTGGGGAGATCGTAGTTCTGCATTGGGAGGGGAGCGTATCACTTCTGAAGTTTTGGGAGATAAGTGGGGTTATCCCGTGTGTAGGAAATGAACAGTGCGCTTGGTACTCAATGTTTCACGTGAAACATGGGTTGATGGGGGTGGATGAGGGGGTTGATGGAGGGCTGAGGAGCCGATTGGGTGTTGATTGTGGTTGCGTAACGACGCCGTTATGAGACACAGGAGGGGGGCCAATAAAAGGGGACACTCTTGGGGGATCAAAAGAAAGCCACCTCCCCTTCCTTATTTACCCCTCTAGAGGGGTAAATAAGCCCATATTCGTCCTTCCCTCTCCCTTCCTCCCCTTATACATAAACTTTATGTATGCCTCCTTCTACATTTCTTCTCTCCTCACGTCCCTTTTCCCTCTTTCCTCCCTCCTCCCTTGTTGTGCTCGTGTGTATTGTTATCGTTGTTATAGGTCTCTTATCCTGCCCACCTTTTTGGCGGCCCTTTGGGTCCTCCCCTTATTGGTTGGTAGTGTATATCTGTAGGGGGACGCGTGCTCTGCCTACCTTGTTGCCGCCCTCAAGGGTCCTTCATTGGGAAGGAGTGTATTGCAGGAGCTGGTACACAACCCCTGCCCACTATTTTGCCGCCCTTTTGGGTTGCCATTGGAAGAGCGAAAAGGGTTGGCGGGATCGGGTATAAGGACTGTGAAACCAACACCCATAGAGCGTCTTGCGCCGAGAGATAGTCGTGCACCTTTATGAGCTCGGCGTCGGGGGCCGCCTCAAGAATAGCGTATAGCGCCTTCTTGGCTTCTTCGTTGGAGTCAGGGTGCCACCCCAAGGAGAGCGCCACGATAGCTGGGATGACCACTTCCCTCGTATAGGGTTCACCGAGCGCGCCAAACAAGCATGGGAGCGCGCCTCCCTCCTCAATGATGCTGTCTAGACGGGACAGCAAGTGTTGAATGAGGTCGAGCCGCCAGCCTTGTCGAGGGCTGTCAGCAATGTTGCGGGCCGCGCAAGTAGGATTTCAGCCAAGTCATTCGCTTCATAGCAGTTGAGCACATTCAAGAAGTCAGCGTGAGTCATATAAGGTCTCCTGTGGGTTGTGGCGGGGAAAGGGGCGGCCGAGCTCCATTCACCCATGAAGCAACCGAGCCATAGCGGTAAAAGGGTCTTCTCGTTCATACGCCTTGAGGATGGCGATGAGGTTCTCAACGGCTGTGAGGACTGCCATGACTTGGGCTAGTGCTTTGGCATCTTCTCCTTGTGGCAACCCCAAGCGCTCTGCGTTGGCCCAATGGTAGTTAGCTGCTTCGTTGAGATGAATCCTGGTGGTTCCCAGCATGTCGAGGAGGACGCGCGCATCCACTTTTTCGAAGTCGCGTATGAGATCAGCGCGCAATGCTGCGGTTACCGCATTCGAGAAGCCATCCTTGAGATTTGAATCCGATTTCTTGCTCGTCATCCTATACTCCTAGTAGCGCCCTGAAATGAAGCGCTGTTTACAAGGCCCACGCCGAGGCTAACGACCTCGAGGACAAGTGGTTCGATGCGGTAAAACCTCTCATCACGCATATTGATGGGGAGTTTGGGATGCGCCACTCCTTCAAGGGAGCCGAAGGTACCCCGCGCTGACCTCTTTTTGATCCATCTCCCAAAGGAGCCACTTTGGGAGATGGATCAGCGCAAACCTTTTAGCAACCCACAGGAGACCTAGAATGGTAATGGAACTGTACAGATGCGATAAGTGCAGCGAGCTCTACACTACGCACAGCATTGCGGCGGAGTGTGAGTCAACGCACCAGCATGGGCTCGACAAGGCAGCCCTCCTTGAAAGGGCACGCAAAGCGCTCGAGAAGAATGTAGTCACGGAGGCCATTCTCAACTTCGAAAACGACGTGCTGAACATCGAGGAACTACGCTTCGCTGACGGGCTCATTATCAAGCTCAGCGGTCATATGGGCCAAGCTTGGTTGAGATGCTTTATGCCCGCACTAGACCGGAAGGAGGAAGGATGACCTGCAAGCACGAAGTCGTGGTGTGGTGCGATATTTGCGGCAATTGGTTGCGCAGTCAGAGCTCCACAGCGGCCCAGGCGCGCCGATGGGCCCGGGCCTATGGTTGGCGGCGGAGCAAGGGGAAAGACTTGTGCGGAGGGTGCGCTAAGGAGCTCGATATACCCGTGCAGCCGTTGCACATCGGCGGTCGGCCCAAGCGCAAAGCTGTCGCTTGCGCGACAACAGACAACCACGGGCATGATTAGGCACCTACTCGGCACCAGCCACTGAGAGCTTAGGACTTGATGTGGTGCAGGGCTTCGGCCATCTTCTTCGAGGCGCGCTCCTCATCTTCTGGGTGGCACCAGAAGAATCCCGAAGCTACGTTCCCTTCGAAGTGGCTGACCGAGGTTTCCCTGCCAATCTGCCGCCCATACTGGTCTTGCTGACCCTCGTCGCGCACCACCCACAGCAGGTTGACGCAGGGGTAATGCAGCCGCTCTTCCTCCTCATTCAGGAGGCGGTAGCGCTGAGGTTCCCCGTGCACTGCTGTGACGAGCGCGTTGTGCCAACATCGCACTTGGTCGCAATACCGAATGACGTCGCCCACTTCCAATCCTTTGACCTCACTCATGGCTGTCTCACTTTCTGCGGCGTCTGGTGCCGCGCAAGCGACAGCTTCTGAAGCAGCATAGCACATTTGGGAAAGGAAATGGAGGGCCGGGCAGGATTTGAACCTGCGATGCGCCGAAGCACGCCTGATTTACAGTCAGGTGGTTTGACCAGACTCGCCCACCGACCCTCATAGCGGGTCCAATAGAGGCCTAAAGGAACCGCAGGAAGCTAGCGTTGATAAGAGAGGCGGTAGTAGCGGGGTGCAGTAGCCATACTGCAGTGATAGCACATTGGACAAGCGTGTCAAGGCGCGCCTTGTTGCACTTGCCCTCTTAGCTAAAATGCGAAGGTATTTACGGGCATAAGTACTGTGAACCACAAAACCAGGAGACCAACATGAACACCGAGTACGTTCCACTTGCCACCCCTGACATCTGCGACGAAAAAGGGTGTAAGGATCCTGCAGTCGTGATGATGCGCACCCAAGTATTTGACGGGAGCTACCAAAGGGCTGTCTTCTGCGCAGAGCATTTGGAAAAGGCAGCTGCAGGGCTACGGTCAATCCAAGAAGAGCTTGCTAGAAGAGGGTGCACTTGCAAGCACGAAGATATGCACTGGGACTACGAGCTCGGTCTGTGTTTGACATGCGGGCAAGAGTCGTTTGCTTCGCAAGTCGTGAAATAGAACAGAGGGCGCAATGCCCTTTACGTAGCGCAAGAGTCGGGCGCGTCTGAATCGAGCATCTTAGTCAGCTCGGCGAGCATACAGCTCAACTCGGGGAATCCCTTCAGCAGCTCTCGTAGGACCGACCAATCTTTTTGGTACATTGCTAGTTTACCTTTATCAGCATGTGCGCCTTGGTAGCACCGACGCACGTGGGCAATCCAATCAGCAGTCTTGATGTACAAGGCATCTTCTCCGTTTTCCCCAATCCAGCAGACAAAGCGAGGCCACGTTTTCCTCTTGCGCTCTTTACGGTTGCGCCCCAAGTCATCCGTGCAGGCGTAGACAAGGTCTGCCACGCGATCGCCAAACTTTCGAGAGATATCGCTGTAGTGATATGGCGTGTCCTCGATGACATCGTGTAGCAAGCCTGCAGCAAGTAGGTTGGGGTTTGTTTGCCCATACTCGATGAGGATGTTGTACACGTCGAACAGATGCAAAAGGTAAGGCCCGTCTGCATACTTCTGCCCGGCATGGGCTTCCATTGCGAACAGAAGTGCCTCGCGGACGAGATCTGTGGTCAAACTACTCATTTTTAGGACCTTCAGGCCTATCGTGGAGAGTGAATCCCAACAGCTTACCCAGCTTCACAATCCGGCCGCAGGAGCTACATGGTTGGCCCGCTCTTCCCAAGCAGACAGTGCATCCACAGCGCGTCTCGTAGTTGGCCCCTATTACGGTCTTGCCTCCGGTGAGCTGCTTAACAAAACCGTTCAAGACGCCCAGCATTCCTACTTGTAGGTCACCTTCGGATGACTCAACGGCCACAAGATGCTCGTGGGATGCCAAGGCCTCGGTGCAGTCTACCCGCTGCTCAATGAGGGCATCGACAGTTTCTGGGTCTAGGGAGCACAGCCCGTTCAAATAATCAACCAGACGATCGACCATTTTTTGGTCTCCTGTGAAAGATAGATGAGCTACTACACTAAAAACCTCTTGACGTTAAAGAAAAATATACGATAGATCCTATTTTCCTACTGGTGGCGCCACCAGTAGGCTAGGAGCAGGAAGGGGTCACCCATTGGCTGCACAATGGCCCGTAAAGCGAACAGAGAAGCACCTCAGGCCGTCAGTAATGGCTGCTACTGCAGATGACACGTGCCTATCTCGCTCCCCCTTCTTGCTCCACCTTTACGCACTCACGCCCGCTTCTGGGCTCAACAATCGGAGACGTCATGGACCGTGAAGGCATCGAACTGTCTATGTGGAAGCTCATGAAAGACGAGGACCTCGACGACATGCAGCGTTTGAGAGCAATGCGCGTCATCATTGGGGAAGCAGTCGAGCTGGGCAAGCTGGAAGCCCTCGCGAACGAGGAGCGGCCTAGCGCACCTGGAGCTGCGTGATGCTCGAAGGGTGCGTTAGAAAGCCCAAGTGCCTCAAAGAAGATACTTGGGAATGCCAAGCTGAGCTTGAAGGAACCGCAATAGACCGCTTACTGCTGCCCTGCCTATGCGACTGCCACGACGAAGACGATCTTGCCGACTCCAACCTCTGTGCTGGCCCCACAGAAGAACCCCTTTAGGAACTACAATGAAAGTGAAGACATGCCCTGTGTGTACTGGCACAGGCAAATCAGGGCCCGTGTTTGTGGAATACACTGACCGGCCTGGAGAAATGCGTATCGTCAACTGCTTCACCTGCAAAGGTCGTAAGGTAGTACCTGCTAGCTTCGACCCGAAAAAAGGTAGGATACTCAGGGACGACAGGATCAAGAGAGGACTAAGCCTAAGGCAAGAGGCTAAACGGCTTGGTATCTCCGCGGCTGAGCTGTCCAAGATGGAGCGCGACGACGCTTGGCCCGCTGCGAAAAACCCTTTGGCTTATACGGTATAAGACCTTTGTGAAGAGAACAGTTCTCCTGCTGTGGTTCATCTCTTCACAGTACGAGCCGCCACCGTTGTTTCCTCGGCTTTCAGGAGCAGCGGTGGCGGCCCCTTCAGAAAGGCAACAAAATGGATGTGGCTATTCGCACGGTGATGTCTCAAAAGATCAACAGAAGTGGCCTGGGGTATTTCACCGGAGGACACGCCCCCCTCGGAATATTCCACAAGGGCGGTCGACTGACGCCCTTCTACATTCTCGCAGCAAGAGCCTACGAGCAATGCGAGAATAACGAGTTCCAATGCAGGCTCTTGAGCATTCCACTGGCGCAAGTGAAGCACAAAGTGCTGAACGCACTGGCGCCCGTCAAGCCCGACAAAGTGCTCTCCGTATTGAACATCACGCTCTATACGGTTGACGATGCGCATCTGAGCATGGCTTGCATGGGCGCACTGCTGAGGTATTACCCAATCGATGCGCTCCAAGATCTGTTTGTGAGGCCGATGCTCAAATAACCACACGGTCGACGCGCAAGCGCGTCGACTTAGCCAGGAGGCCGTTATGGCGACCGTTAACGAGGAATCTTGTGTAGAACTAGTCAAGAACAATGGCGTGTTCGACGGCGATCCGCAAGTGTGGGCTATCGGCCGCTACAGAAACACGTTCAATGGAGGTCTGAGCTACTTTATCGCGTACGACGCCAACGACATGAGGCGCTACATGAGCAGTCCAGGGTGCGTGCTAGTAGAAGTGTTGTGGACGCGCGAAGGCCTATCGGCAGCGGGCAAAGAGTGGATGGAGAAGAGCAATGTTGCCCAAGATGCCTCTTGACGTGTGCGTACTAGCAAAGCGGTCTGGAGACGTGGTGATTGCTATCCCTCTTGAAGGGTACGGCCTTGGAGTGATGACGTTCAGAGCCGAGGCTCAGCCGGATATGTTCGACAACCTACCTCCAGCACTGGCTACGGAACAGGTACTTCTGGAGCTGTGGACGCCTGCAAAACTGTTCTTGCTCAGCAATAACTACTACTTGGCAGAGGCAAGCAAGGAAGCTTTTGCGCAAGCTCTGCGGGCATTCACTGTGTGTTCGAACAAAAACCTCACTGTGGGTATAGCTATTCGAGGCACAGTACCCATTAAGAGCCTTGCGGTAGACGCAGGTAAGCTAAAAGAGGTCACCTCAAGGACTGTTGAGGACGTCGAGGATTCCTAAGTTCCTATTGGCCTTGCCCTTCTCTGCCAACAAGTGCTTGGACTTCAAGTCCTCTAGCACAGCGGAGATGCCACCTTCCTTCTCAAGCACGTCGGAAACTCCCACGCGCCAAAAGAACAACGCCAACGCGCTATAGATAGCACTCGGGTCCACCTTCTCCCCGCGAACCCTCACTTCGTATTGCGTAGCGCGCAGAAAGACTTCACCATGCAGCTCTAGCTCGAATACCCCATCGTGCCAACGTATGGATGCCTCGCCAGGTTTGTCGCCGAATCTTATTAGACAACTGTCTGTGGGTAGATTCCTAATTACCAAGTCCATGACGTCGCCTCCTAAAAGGCACCACCGTGGGCCTTTGGATAAGGACAGGGTTAGTCGGGTATTCGTCGTAGAAGCGTAGCGTGAAGCACAACAAGTGAAGGTCGAGACTCCAATAGCGGAGTTCCACCCGGTATCTCGAATCGTCCACCGTGGTACTGGTTAAGATAGTGCCCGCCAGCTTGTTCCTCCGCCACTGCGCCCCCACTCGCCACGATTGCCAATCAATGTGGAGCTCCACGCGTTGGCGGATAGGGGTCGTGTTGTAGACCGTGTTCACATAGCGAGACCGAAGGGCTTTCACGATGGGCTGCATAGTCTAGCATCTATCATCGAAGTGGGGTAAATGCTAGCCATGGCATGACCACGTTTGCCATCTTTTACATAAACCCGAATCAGGGAAGGACTTTATGGAATGCCCCTATCTTATGGAAATCATTGAGGAAAAGCAACAAAATGCAGTGCGTTACCCCGGGTGCGCTATCAGGCCTAAAAGCCTACATCACCTTTGGGAAGGGATAGCCAAGCGGGAAGAAGCTGAGCCCAATGGCTTCTTGGCATGCACACACCGAAGAGGCAACCACGAAGACTGCTGTCGTTTTGGCAACACGATGTACCCTGTACTGCTGTTGACCGTAGCGAGAACTTTGCATTCAGACGCGGCCAACATTTGCTGGTTGCTCAACAGGCGGGACAAAGGTTGGGGGGAGTACGGGTACCGTTCGACTCTTGAAAGGGCCGCAGAACGTTTAGCCGGCGCCCCCGCATTGGAGCATGGCTTCGACGAGCATGGAGAGTTTGTTGAGGTAGTAGAGAAGGAGACAGATAAATGAATTGCACCTGTGCGTACCCCAACACACCTTGTCCTAAACACCCTAAGACGCAGCCAGAGGAGCTCCCTGCGCAGCCTTCCTCATCTACGCAACTGGATTCGATAACGCTGGAGAGCGCGTTCATTCTTTGCGCATTTGGTGTCGACTACAGCGCGGACGTGACAGTTGACTTGAAGGGTTTACCTCCTGCGCTGAGAAATTGGGCGCTTACGGTAGCGCCGCAGGTGTTGAGCCACCGCGTGGTGCTACCGCTAAAGAAGGGAAAAGAGATAAGCCATTCGGGCAGAGAGCGGGTAGCACGAAGGGCGGCAGCCAGGTCTTTGTGGGAAAAAGTTAGAGAGCACTGGAGTAAATAATGAGCGACGACAAGAGAACTTTCGAGAAAGACAGTTTTGGTACGTGGGAAACGCACCCATCTTACGGTGTAGTCATGTTGTCTAGGGCTTCTGGATCTCCCACGCTATTCGGCAGCAAGCTACGTAACCACGGTCAATTCATCATCCTACAGCTGTGCAATGCAAAAGTGAGACGAGAGGATGGTGACGAGACGTACTTTGGCACAGACAGAGTAGCCGAAGTGTGGCTCAGCGCCGCGCAATTCGCCTCCTTGTTGACCACAATGAATACGGCACCGGGAGTACCTTGTACTTTGCGCAGCGTAGGAGGGGTGGCCCGCCCTTTGCCGCCTACCGATATAAAGAGCAGAGAATATCCAGGAGAACTTCAAGAAGAAGCAGCAAGACCTCGTGAACAACCTGAATAGCATGGTGTTGGAAGTGAAGTATCTCATGGACAAGCCCAGCATCCTCAAAAGCGATAGAAAGAGGATAATGGAGCTATTCAATGGGGTGCGCCGTGAGGTGGTCCACAACATACCATACCAGCTGGAGCTCTTTCAGGAAGCGGTGGAGCACACAACTACGCACGCGCAGATCGAGATAGACGCACTGGCGTCATTCGCGCTGGCTAAGGCGGGGGCAGCCGCGTTGGAAAAAGACCCGCAAGAGTTCGCGGACAAATGGTTGGCCATGAGAGCTCCTCCGTCCGTGGGGACAAAAAGGCTTGAGGAAGAGGATGACTAAGGGAAAATTCTTGTGCGGAGCAAAGCACACCCTTTACCAGCCCGCCGACGAAGAGTTTAACTGCCCACGCTGCGGTAGAAAGGTAGGCGACTTCGCAATCTATGAGCCCACAGAAGGGGCACATGAAGATTGTCCAGAGCTCCACGACAAGGGCGTCGTGGAATGCATTGGTTGTGGCTACTCTACGACTGGCAGGGCTTTTGCCAAGAAGCTGCAGGACGTCGCCCACCAGGTAATGTGCCCTACCTGTAAGGGCAAAGGGCATGTGAGCGGAGAACCAAAGAATGGAGGCAAGAAGTGAAGCTAGATATTGGCGGTGATGGCTTGAGCCGAAGATGTGTCATCACAGAAAAAATGGTGTTCTGCGCCAACGCTTCCACGATGGGGTACAGCACTCGAGAGGCCCGTCCTGGGGATTGGCTGGTATGGCAGGAGGATGACGGGCTAGGGTTGAGTTATGGAAGAGTCTTAGGGCGCATTGCTCAATGCGACAATGACGGGGCCGACGCTACGGGCCACATTGTCGTACTGTGGTTACACCCTTACCTCAACCATGCTTCCTACAGATGGGTAGACCCTGCTTGGGTTGCAGCGTGCATGCCGGCAAGCCCTAGGCTGCTCGCCCTTGTGGCAGGCGCTCCCATCAACAGTAAGACAATCAAAGCGATCGAGGGGGCTATACGCCGAGGAGAGATGTCCGAGCACTACATCGAGAAGGCAGAAGCAAGAATCAAAGAAGCTGAGGGAGGCAATGGACATCAAGACTGACGTCGAGCCTTACCTGCTCGATGCACAAACCAATGAAGCCCGGCTAGAAAGCCAAAAGTCCTGGCCCGAGGTGGCTCGCAATACTGCCATCACCTACCCAGGCTACTTTCTGTACAGAGTGGTCAAAGAAGCCCCATATAGGTTCACTGCGGAAGGCAGCGAGGGGATTATCACTGCGTATGGCGACTGTAAGGCCCTGGTGTGCTTCCGGTGCACCCACGTCGTGACACACAAGAAGCACAGAGTGGGGGCCCAGGTATACGACGCGCTAGGTACTCTTGTCGATGTGCCCCCTCCGCCTTTCCTGGTGAACGACGTTGACCCCAAATGGCTTGAGGTCGTGGCAGACCTGAGAGTTCTGCAATAGGAGGTGAGATGGAGGCGTTTAGGAAAGGCCAGAATGTTGCGGTGTGCAATCCGGCAGTGCGCGCCCCCAGCATAGGTCAGGTAGTGCGTGTTACCTCGCGCTTTGTGGAACTCGATGACGGGTCTAGATGGCAGCCTGACGGGTCCAAACCATACCCCAGCCCTTCTGGACCCGTCTCTCGGTACATCCGCGCAGTGACTCAACGAGACCATTTGCTGGCTATGGCAGAGAATACACGCGTCAAGCTGATACTGGGGCGCTACGACGCCTGGGAGTACTTGACCTACGACGAAGTGCTATTCCTGCACGAGATAACACTCAAAGTGGAAGAAAGGATGAGGAAGAAAGGTGCCCATGGACACAATACCCCCTACCCTGCTGAAGGCGGTAAAAAAGGTCTATGAAGACCTATACGAGCTGACCAACCCAAAGTGCGGACAGTGCCGTTGTCCGCATTCCTGCTGCTCTCCTGAATACTGCGAGCTCGCTTTCCAGCACGCCAAGAAGTTAGGCATCGAGCTCCAGCCTACCGGTCATCCCAAGCTACCACTCATGGGACCCAACGGCTGCGTGGCTGAGCCCTACCTACGCCCCTTGTGCGCCGTTCACGTGTGCGAAAACCATATCTACAGCGACCTGAAGTTCTACGACGACTACAGGAAGTTGCGGGAAAAGGCTTCCATGCTAAGTATCAAGGCATTTGGCCTAGACGACTAAGAGTTGGGCCGGGCCGGATTACGGCCCGGCAATTCAACCAATAGTTTGGGAGGGGCGTTAAGCAAATCCTTCAGCTACGAAGGTGATCCACTCTTGACGTCCTCCCCGGCATGAATGCCGAGGATTCCTAAGCGGCTTTCGCCGCTCGGGAGCGGTCCTCACGGCCCGCTCTCGGTTTCTGCTTCGCAGGGGACCCCACCGGACCCCCTCCACAGACAGACAGGACCTGCCCGGCCCTCAAAATATTCTTGGCGGCGTTGGTGTCGGCATTGTCCTCGTGGGCGCAGGCAACGCAGACGAAGAGAGCCTGCGAACGGCGGCTCTCGGCGCTAACGTGTCCGCACTGCGAGCACGTCTGGCTCGTGTGGTGCGGTGGTACCGCCACCACACGGCCACCGCGCCACTGCGCCTTGTACGTGAGCTGCCGGCGAAACTCGTACCACCCCTGGTCGAGGATGGCCTTGTTGAGCCCCGCCTTTTGCCGAACCCTCTTGCCCGGATCATCCACCGTCCCACGTGCCGAAGCGCTCATGTTGCCGACCTTCAAGTCTTCGATGCACACCATCGCGTGGCTTTTGCTGATGGCCGTGGAAGTCTTGTGTAGAAAGTCGTTGCGAGCGTCTGCTATGCGGATGTGGATCTTGGCAATGGCCGCTTTCTGCTTCTTCCAGTTGCTGGAGAACTTCTCCTTGTTGCGCAAGCGGCGCTGTGCCACGGCCATCTGCCGTTCCATGCGCCGGAAGCTATCTATGGGCTGAACATCCTCGCCGGTCGACAGGGCAGCGAACTTCGCCACACCCATGTCGATGCCGACCTCAGACGAGGATGGATGCACGGGGTCTGTTACTTCCCGCTCGGTTTGCAGGGAAACGTACCAATGGCCACCACGCTTGGACAGCGTGGCGTTCTTGATGGTGCCAAGCACCTCGCGGCTCTTGCGAAATCGCACCCAACCAATACCAGGCAGTTGGACTTTAGCCCTATCGACAGCCACCCCTTGGGGTTGTCGAAAGGTGTCATGACGGCCCTTCTTCTTGAAGCGAGGAAAGCCTTTGTTGCCAGAAAAGAAGTCCGAGAAAGCCCGGCTCAAGTCCATCAGCTTCTGCTGCTGCGCCTGGCTGTGTGCCTTTTTGAGAAATTCCAACCCCTCGGTCCGCTTCGCATCGCGAAGCTCCCCGGCCATGTCTTCGTAACGCAGAATCCGACCGCCACGTTCCAGGCGATGCTTCTGCAGCGCCAATGCGCTATTCCAAACGAAGCGACAAATATCTGCGGTCCGCTCAAGAATCTCGACCTGATCCCCCGTGGGCATCAAGCGATATTTGAAGGCTTGAACGCGCAACATAGCCGCACTACATAGCACCGACCACCGACAGAAAAGAAGCGGCTTTGCCGCTGCGCCTTATATCCCCGCCGTGAACGACGGGGTTTTACGGCGCCTGGGATAACGGTAGCAAGCGTTAGATCCACCTTTTTTGTCAGCCCTATGCAGTAGGCTGCTCTTAACCGTTGCAGTACTGCCACTTCTGTGAAAGATGTTTCACCTTTCAACGGCTATCTTTTAGCCATCACGGAGAAACTATCATGACAACACCGGTGACCATGAAGAGCACGAAAGAGAAGATCTACGAAGCGTGGCGAGCAGCTGAAGCCAAGCTACAAGCCCAAAAGGAAATGAACTTCCAGCCGCCCTCGCAGACTTCTGAGCAGCCATCGCTCGACATTCAAGGGATCGAGACCTACTTCCAGAGCACCGTGGCCTCTTTGCGCAAGAACTACCTTTCCGCCTCGGCAAAGCTCGGGGAGCTGCATGAGCTCATCACGAAGAAGGACGACGAGTTGCGCGAGGTCTACGGCATCGAGCGCGAAGTCGGCATGCTTGCCAACTTCATCGACACCAAGAGGGACGAGACCGAAAAGCTCATCCGAGACCACAACGCGATGAAGTTCGCCCTCAGCAACGAGCTTTCCTTCCACAAAGAAGAGCTCGCTCAGGAGCGCCGGAACCTAGACCGGTCTCACGCCGAAAAGGTCGAGGAAGCAAAGAAGGCCAACGAAAGGGCTGTGGCCGAGTTCACCTACGACTTTGAGCGGCAAAAGAAGATGGCTCGAGACAACCTGGACGACGAGCTCACGGCAAACCGACGGCTGTTCGACGAGGATTGCGCCAAAGAGCGCCAACGCCTTGCAGATCTGGAAGACGACCTGGTCAAGCGCGAGGATGCATGCTCTGAGATCGAATCCGAGATGGGAGAGTTGCGCACCGAGCTAGAAGAGCTGAAGGCGGCAAAGGACGTGGCCGTAGCAGAAGCAGTGGCTCGTGCCAAGGAAGCTGCTCGAGGCCAGATGGAAGCAGCACTGCGGTCCCAGAAGGTGGAGCTCGAAGCCAAGCTCACCGTTTCCGAAGAGCGCCTCAACTCCCGCAACGCACAAGTGGCCGAGCTCCAAGAAACTGCAAAGAACCTCACCACCAAGCTCGAGGCCGCCTACGACCGCATCAACGCCCTGGCGCTCCAAAGCATGGACTCCACCAAAGCTACCGAGACCGCGGCTCGATTTGAAAAGTTGGCTGCAGACGCGGCAGCAAACGCCAAACGCCCCGGCAACTGAGCTAAGCAAAAAACTTTTACCTTATCTGGCATAAGGACTGTGAACCTAAACACAGGAGACCTTATGTCTACCCTAGACGACGTTGTGCGCGTGTCGCGTACACTCAACGCCTCCATGGACCGGCGGTTGGCTATCCTCCAAAATAACGTGGGGGATAGAGTAACCTGCACACGGGGTTGCAGCGCCTGCTGCTATCTTACGGTCATTACTAGCCTTCCCGAGATGATCGCCCTTGTCCATTACCTACTAGAAAAAGGGCAGTACGAAGGGTTGATAGGCTCAAGAATTGACGAGATAGTGAAAGATGCCGAAGTGCAGGACCGCAGCAGCCTAGCCGGGTGGTTCGGTAAGCATACTCCCTGCCCCTTCCTTGTCGATAAGGAGTGCTCGGTTTACGGAATGCGGCCGCAGATGTGTCGCAGCCACACACACCTAGGCCCTGTGTCGATGTGTGAAAATGGGGAGACTTTGGCCATCGACACGCTCCTGGAAGACGGTGACAGCCTGTCTGCCCAGCAAGCTTTGGCCAGCATACTGAAGTGCAACCTGATAATGGCCCCCTTGGCTGTCAATTTGGTGCTGGCCGCCCAATGGGTCATACAAGGTAGGGATGCCTACGACCGCACTGTTTCAGGAACTGTCTACGCTAGCGAGCTGGATGCTAGTTTGAAGTGGGCTTTGCGTGATGCACAGGCCAAAGGGAAATCAGGAGAGGTATTCGCGATCCTTGGACAGGATCCGGAAGCTCGCGCAGGAAGCCCTGTATGGCCCCGACAGCGTGGCTTTTCGGCGAATAAAGTTGAATGCGATGCTCTGCGAGATGGCAGGGCTCGTCAGAATGCAGGCCGAGGACGAAGCTAGCGGTCTTCAATCCTTGATACGGAGGCCGAAGGTATAGGGATCTCCCCGTGCATCAGGCCTGCTACCCACGTCGAGGCCACTGACGCGCCTGCATCCCGCAGGCGCGTTATCACATCAGCGTAGACCCGTCGGCGCTCTCGCGCGAGCTCGTGCCGCAATAGGCGCAGTGCTTCTTCGCGCGGGAGCACTTTCATGCGGTCATACAAGACTTCAGGATCCACAGAGTGATGAAAACACAGCTAACGAAGGCGCGCAAGCGCATCGGAAAGGTAGAATCTGCCTATTCTTCCCCGCACGTAGTGCTGGGGGTAGGCGTGTCGGACGGCAATATCCTCATGACCTTTGGGTCCAAAATAAGCCACCTCGTGCTGGACCCAGTTAACGCCCGATTGTTTGCAAACAGCCTGCTGGACAAGCTGCGACTGATAGAAAGAGGAGATGCAATGCCTAAGGGAGCCGGTAGCTTCGTAGAAGTGGAAGTGGACGAGGTGCTCGCCGAAACAGAAGAAGCTGTATTTGTTCTCTTTGACGAGGAGCAAATATGGATTCCAAAGAGTCAAATGGAAGATCCGGATGTCACTGATTTGATTGGAGAATCTGCTACATTGAGCGTGCGGGAAAGGGTGGCTGTGGAAAAAGGCTTGGTGTGACGAGCATCTGTCACAAAAGTCCCCAGAGATCAGCACTTTACAAAACGTGAAAGACCCGTATACTAAAAGGTGGCTAGTCACCTGGAGGTCTATCGTGTGGGCATTGGAAGTGCTGAAGAAAGAAGGAGGCCGCACCGCCTGGGAAGTGTGGCTTCGAGATGACGATTTCACCGTTGTTCTGTTGCGGGCCTTGACCGTGATGGAGAACACCCCATGGCGCGCTCGCGTGCGCTTGGGCGACGCCCTCTACGCTGGAAACACGCTAGAGGAGCTCGCCCTCGCATGCTGAACCCAGACCACAACCCAATGTCAGGCTAGTCGCTCCAGCAAATGGGGTGACTAGCCTGACCCCATTTCAGACTCCTCTTTTAGCTTAGGTATTTTACGAGGGCGCCCTGCCCGCCTTTGAGGGTCTACGACCTCGAGCAGCCCGCAACGGCAACGCCTCTCCACATTGTCAAATCGATGGACCACCGCCCCTGTCACAGGGTCGGTAGAGCAAATAGGGCGGTAGGTGTAACGAAGATGGCGGCGGATTGCGTCAGGTTCCATGCACTCAAGCTAACAAAAATGATTCCTATGGGTAGTCCCCGCAGGCACGTTACCTGCGGGGACCAACCGGAGACCGACGTGGCAGCACACTCCTAAGAGCTCGGCTTCCCGATGCGCTGTGACCCACGTACCATTTTACTATACCTCAAACGACCGCTTCACCACACATTCACCACCACGGCCAGCGGTCTAATTGGACGCGCAGATTGTTAGGGATCTCCACAAACTGCCCTGCAGCCCTGCGCGCGTCCTTCTCCAAAGGATGGTCCAAGTAGGAGTGCTTCTCCTTCTGGAACATGTAGATGAAGAGAGCCACGAGGCCGTAAATAGGGTAGAACAAAGTACCGCACACCATGTTCTGCTGTACGTGTCTCATCTCGTGCTTCAAAGTGCGCTGTAGAGCTGGGTGGGGTAGGTCAGGGGCCGTAATGACCACCAAAGGGCCCGCCCAACCCCACCAACTGCGCCAAGCGCTCCCATACCATGACCCGCCCAACACTACTTCGAACCAGGCCGTCCACTTTGCCCCAGTGCTCTTGAGGGGCATTGAGCCCCGAAAGGCTATGTAGCCCAAGGCCCAGAAAGGAAGGATGTAGAAAAGCCACACCACAAGGATGGCGGGCAATTGCCAGAGCACGGACAGCGCGAGTAGAAAGTTCATGCGACCCCTCGAAGCTCTTCCTCCAGCCGGTGGAGTAAAAGACCATCATACCCGTCTTTGAGGCCAAGCGCCTCTCGCCAATCAGAATTACGGTCTAGGTAGTCGAGCAGAGACATCACGGCCTTCAAAAGCTCCTGGCGGCCCTCGTAATCCTCTTTGAGCTCTTCCGCCGCATCCTCTTCCCTTTCAAGGTCCGAGGCCATAGCCGCTGTAGCAGACTCGATGGATTCCGATACCGCAGTCAGTTTGGCCCAAAATCTAGAAAGCTGCAGGCCTGCTTCGCTGTTTGGGTCAATGCGCAAAGACTCTAAAGCCGCGCGAGTCTCTTCTGCCTCCTCTCCCAGAGCATTGAGTCCCTGCTCTATGATCTCTTCACTGGTCATAGCTAGTCCCCTGTTAAACGTGAGTTGCGCCCCAAAAGAAAAGGGCTTGGTACCACCTAGTAGCACCAAGCCCCCTTCTCCCCACCTATAGTTCGTTGTCGCTCAGGCCGCAGCGGTGTTCTCTGAACGTTCCTGACTCCCTGAAGACGCGCCTTTGCGGTCTCGCCAAAACTTCTTCATGCGTATAGCGGCTTCTCTTCGCTGGTCGTCAGTCCAGGCTCGCTGACCTTTCATACGTTTCTTTTGGCCTTTTGCTTGCACAGAAGAAAGAACCGACGCCTCGACATCCCCAACATCCTTGATGCCGCTGATGAGCTCATCCACTTTGTGGATTATCTCTGCAAGGCGGGTCTGCTTCTCCACCAGACCCGCCCGAACCTGTTCTAGACCCACCAGAGGGTCCTTTGCCTTGATAGCGATCTTGCTCTTCATAATTTCCTCCAGGCCTCTCATAAAAGGCGGGTCTTTCCCAAGGCTTATAGCTCTCTTCCTCCTCTTGGGGCAACTCTATTAGCTGCTTTCGAGCTACCACCGCAGTTTTGCGTTTGCGGGCCTCCTCTGCTTCGTTTCTAAGATGGGCTTGCACCAACTGAGTCACTACCGTACGCATAGACGTACTTTTTTGCTCGCAGTAGGCTTGTAGCTCTCGGTGAACGCTATCTGACAAATGAACTACTTTACCAGGCATAACTATACCAAAGCCACCTACTCGAGGTAGGCTCAGAAAAACCACCAAGTTGCCTCAGTGGCAAATGCTCAGATTGACAGCTTTTACCGAGGAGATATCAGAAAAGCTGTATTTACGGGGTTTGCCCTCTACGAGCTTAGTCGGCCTCAGTCAATGGACTATCACCACACCGGTGGGTAGGTCTTTCAAGGAGGTCAGGGAGGTCTTCTTGAATAAGGTGCACTGGAGAACTTTACCAGCCGCTCCATCCACCAGCCCAGGTTTGAGCATGCATGTGGCCTTGTTGAATGGCTGGCTGACCGCCAGCACCGACAAAGGTCTTGTGTACTTCTTGCACGAGCCGTCGGGTGCACAAGCATCACAAACCAGGCCAGGCTTGCCGTCGAGTACCTTGCTTTCTCGAGTACAGGCCCCTGTACTCCACTCTAGAGGCCAACCTACGGCTACAGGGGACCCTGCCCATGTGTCGGATATCTCGAACGTGCGGGCTTCTTGAGGAGCCACGACGGGGGCCTCCGAGGGTTGAAGGACGACCCCAGTAAGGGTGGCCCCGGCCAGGGCTCCTAGAAGACCTGCAGTGGTTATCTGTTTCATCACTCGACCCCAACGATACCCTGTGCGAGGTCTGCCAGCCAATTCAAGATCCATGAGTCCGCGGACTGAGGCACCTTCTCCGTAGCGCGCGCCATGATATCCGTACCACCCTCTCCGTCATCCACCCGGTATACGTCAAACAGGAGTAGGTTGGTGCCTGTGGCTACGGATAGCCACGCAGTACCTGCGTTCAGGACCCCGTTCCTTTGCGCCACAGATAGAGCGGCCGGCTGACTACGTACAAGTACGTCGTACTGCCCGGGCTGTCCATCTACAGGGGTCACATCGGTTTTGCTGACCTTCTTTCCCGCGGCTAGAGCGGTTACCAGCTGGGCGGCAGTCACGCGCCGGTTGTCCTCCACCCGGCAGTTCATGTCGCCGTTCTCCACTTGTTGTCCATCGACCTCCACAGGAGCCATGGGGCCCACAGGCCAGCAAAGGAACCGCTGAATGTTGGCCAGAGGTACATCCGGGAACAGAGTCGTCACCAGAGCGCCAACCTGTGTGGCTTGTGGTCCAGTCAACTGGACTTCTCCACGATCTGTTGGGATGAGCGGGTCTCCAGGGGCAGCGCGAGCGTCGCGGGCGCACACAACAATCAAAGATAGTGCCAATACTGCTTTACAAAACCTCTTCATCAACATCTCCTTTTTGTGCTGAACAGCGATCTTAGAATAGCTCACACCACCGCAAGGTGATTGTGGATACCCCTGTACCCGCCGAGGTTGTCAGTCCTATGTCGACATTCTCCCCTGGCCGTACGCGTATGTCTTGTGAGGATATGTCACTAAAGTCCCCAGAATTGCCACTAAGACCCCCTCCTAGTTCAACAATCCCTTGGGTTGCGAATGTGGTACCCGCCGTATCGGCAGCAGCAGTACTGTTTACCGCATCCACATCTGTCGTGTAGCTAGCACTTGTCACGGTCGCATTCCGATGGATCTGCCAAAACAGCCCCGACGTGCCGTCTTTGATGCCTCCGATAGACAGTAGTCTCCACGTGACTTGGTTATCAATCGATTGAAAGGTGGTTTGGTTCAATAGGCCGAAGACACTGTTCTCTGTGGTACTGGCTGTAATGGTATCCGTGTGGGAAAACGACCGGCTCCCAATCGGACAATGATTGACAGTTGCGCCAGCCCCATCAGCGATAGACGCGCTCCACGAACTAGTCTGGAGGGTCACAACTGATTCTGTAGCACCATTACTGACCTCTGCGAACATCGGTAGAACAGGATTTGTGGTATGAGGGCCGGCCTGTGCGCCGTGAAGGTCAATGACGTGGAATGTCCCCCAACCTACCGTACCACCACACCACACAGCGTACGATATGGGTGCTATACCAAGCCATCCGTACGAAACACGAAAGAGGTTCAGATTCTCGATAGAAACTGAACATCCTTCAGGTAGGCCAGGGTCTGCCGACGCAATATCGACGCAGGAATCGGTAGTCGCATGTCGGCGACACACCCCCCAACCCGTGGATGTGCGCTCCACGTAGAAACCGTTACCAGCGTTGCCCAGGCCGATACGACTATACCCATCGGCGGGTACCGTCGAAGTGAATGCGGCTGTGAACAAAACAATACCTTCGTACCCTGGGGCGTAGCGTATCGTTCGATTGCTCTCAACGAGACTGCTACCCGCCGCTGTAGTCGTAGCCAATACGGCAGACGCGTTGGATTGTGTCGCAGACCCGCTACCCACATTGGTGATGGTGGCGTCGTATGTAGCAATGTTATACTGGAACTGCACCTCGATCTCGGGATGGCGCAGTGTCATTATGCGGTCACCGAACGTCGTGTTCAGTGCCTCTCGACCATTGTGGTCGATGAGTCGCATGGCTTGGCCTTGCTGCCATTCTCCGTACACAGTAGGGGCGGCCAGGGCGGCGCAGATGGTCAGCCAACCTATGATTCGTAGTGTTTTGTTCATGCTCAGCACCCCACGTCCACTGTCCAGGTACCCTCAATGGTGCAAAAGATTTGAGTCGCAGTCACTGCCACACAATGTGCTGTCGCCCCAATCTCCGTGCTGGCAATGCAGGCCCCAGCGCCTCCCAAAGCGCCGATCTGTATAGTCTCCCCCGCCGCAGCCGTCACCTGAATGCCGTCTGTATCAATTACCGAGAAGTCAAACCACGTCCCTACGGGGTTGGCGCCGGCTGGCTGAAATTCAACCTCTGCCGTCGCCCCAGTATTAGTGAAGTTGCTTCCACTGGAGAACTGGTTCAGCGCAACAGGGCTAGACGCCTCTGTGTAGTTGGTAACTATCTGAGTCGCGCCTTGTAGCGCAAACGCTTGCATGTTTACATTTGCGCCCATGTAGGGACCAGCAGTATTGACCCCCATCTTATAGGTACCACCGGCCACAAATCGTAAATTGTCTGCGGCAACGCTGAACATACCGGTATTCGGGTCGCTAGAAAACGAATACGAAGGCAGTGCCGCAGTCCCATCCTGCGCTAATACCTGGTCGTCTGTGTAGAGGAACCCATCTACTTCGGTGTTGGTATTGATATGAAGATCGTCATCCCCCAACGCATGGGTACTCGCAGCAGTACCGCCAATGTTGATCTTGGCGGCCTCTCCCCTGATAGCCTTTGAGTCTTCTATTTGCAGGTCCTGGCGAACCCAGAGTTGGGTTGCGGAAGTCTGGTACGTTATGGTCCCGTTTGTTCTCAGTGTGATGATGTTGTTCGCACTTGCGTGGATGAAATCGTTACTCTCGAAATCCCTATCGAAGACAATAGCGTCGCCCTGAAGTAGTGCTATAGGCTTACTCGCAACGATCGATTCAACTCCATCCGTGGCATCAAGACGCAGGTACTCCGTGAGGGAGCCGTTGTCGAAGACAGAAAATACCAAAGACCCGTCTTCATCCCCTGCTGTTACTTCCTCAATATTTGCCGATACGGTCGCGTAGTTCTGACTCGCTAAGCCTGAGTCATAACTGTTCATCTGGAGAGTTCCTACAACATCGTCATTGTTCGGTGTACCATCCGCTCGCCACAGTTCTATTAGCCCACCTGTGGCATTGCTGAAATAGCCGTTTCCCATAAGCACTTGTGTGAACGTTGAACATGTGCCCGTGTACACACGAAGGGTATCCCCATTTGTGTTGAGGCAAACGTTATTTGTTGGACTGTCGGACTGTTGCAATATAACAGAAGATGTCGTTGTTCCCTCCAACAACTGAGCCCCTGTACCGAACTGAGTGTACCCTGTGGTGACAAGATTACCGTCTCCAGTGCCCGCTTGGTCTTTTACTACAAAGGTATCTGGGTAGTCATCTATATCCAGAGTAGCACCCGCGGTATTAGCCGCGTTCTCAACAGACCATTGACCGTCCTCTTTTGACTGCATTTCACTGCGTGTATTCCACCAAATATTGGCTGCAGGTCCCGCGCGTACGTACCCTGTTGAAATCACATTGCCAGAGGCGAACAACGTCTGGTCAAACGTATAGAGGGAGATACCTGTAGGGGAGCTAAACGCTGCCGTATTCGACGTAGTCTCTAGGTCTATGACCAGTACTTCGTTGTTGGCACCACCAGTTCCCGTGAACGTCCATTTACCGTCCGTCGCGTTGTCGATCGTCTCACCGTTGGCACCAATAATATACGCGCCACTTCCAAATTGGACTGGCCTTGAAGCAAGAATCGCCTGAGAACTATCACTACCATCCAATCGTAAATACTCCGTCTGAACACCATTTTCGTAAACACTAAAAGTAGTGTGGGATTCTTCGCTTGCCGGTGTCGAATCGTCGGCATACGTAATCAATTGGAACAGTTCCCTAGTCGCGCTTCCGTTGTAGCCTCGATGAGTAAGTGTGGCTACTGTATCACCTGGGGTTGTTGCTGTTGCTGTGTACTGTGTAAGTTGGATATTGTCTGAGTTGCCCTGTAACGTTGTGCTTACGTTGGAATTCGTGAAAATGGCATTGGCCCCGACACGGAGAAAAGTAGTGGGTGATTGCATGTAGATACTTGTGCCGTCACTGTAGACGTAATTTGCACTTGCTGCGCCGTCTAAGTACACTCTTTGGCCTGTGGGCAGTACTATGTCTCCGTCAGCGTAGATGTCCCCATCAACCTCCAATGATTGTCCTGCCAGTACATCACCCGCGCCGAGTGCGTGGGTACTGGCCGCGCAGTTCCCATTGTCGAGGCACAACGCTGTGGTCAGGTTTCCGAGGTATGCCGAGGAGCCCGATTGTGTGAGATCAATATTGTTCCCTAGAGCCCAAGAAGAACCAAGAGTAGCTCTTAGTGACCCGCTTGCATAAAAGTGCAACGCGTCAGCAGTCTGTGAAATACCCGCGGTAGACCCTGGACCCATAAGTAGACCTATGTTACCGGATGAATTCCCCGAAGGGGCTACTAGCTGTTTCGAGCGCACAACCACGCTCCCATCCGTCCCATTCACTTCCTGAGCGCAGGCGTTGTCGCTACTTTGTACATCAAGGGTGTGGGCACTGCCGGTTAGGCCTACATCGGTGCCCACACACGTAGAGTCCTCAAGCCCAGGGACATTCGCGGCTGCATCCGCTGCGATGTTCGCGCATGTATCAGCATCCGACACCCCAACAGTCCACGACGTTCCGGCTGTCCGCACATAGGGGGTACCGTCCACAGTGTAGGTAATGGTATCGACCCCGGAATCGCAGCTAGCGTCTGTCACGTCGTTTAGGCGATGGGTGCCTAGGCCGCCTGAAAGTACTGAGTCGCCGCCTGTGGTGTTGGTGGTAGCAAACTCCCAGGCGTCCTGCCCTGGTTGGAGCTCCTTGTCGGCTGCTGCTGTATCCGCTCCTAGGCCGCAACTCTGGATGCCGTTGATATTGTACAGAACGGCGCCATCTTCGCACGTACCCACCTCGGTTGCTGTGGTAGATGAACTACTGCCTCCACCACCGCCGCCGTATACTGGGTTGTCGAATGAGCCTTCGGCTACTTGGGCTACCGGCATGGTAGCTATGAGAAACGCGAGTAGGGCGCCCATGGTTTATTACCTCCTGATCCCAAAAGCCGTAACGGTGATGGTGTCGGTAGTACCACCACTGCTAGTCCAGCGCCAACGCGTGGAGGGGAAGAAGACGTTGAACCCTATCGTCCACACGTTGCTCGCAGAACCCGTCGGGATCTGGCCTTGCTGCTCTCCAAAGACCACCACAGGAGGACTAGAAGCATCTCCAGCAATCATCCTCCCCCAAGGCGGCGAAGGAGCAACTCCGTGGTCGACGTAGACCTGGAGCTCCGTAGCCGCAACATAGGTGAACTCCACCACAAACCAAACTTTGGAGTACAGAAGCGTATCCAACTCGAAAGCCGCGCAATCCAAAGCAGAGGTGGCCAAAGCCTGAGCATTGGCCTGGCACGCGTCGGCCACAGTGGCGCTGACGAGCTTTCTCCCAATGTACTCGAGGTTAGCCCCTGTACCGACCGCTCCTGTGCCGGCGGCTCGAGCAGGGAAGGCTGCAAACAAGATGAGCGCTAACAGAATCCTTTGGACCATTGCCTATACCTCTTTCCCTTTGGGGTAGTTCGAGCGCTTAGAGCCAAAACCCGCCTTTATTGCTAGGTTATCGTGCTATTGTACGCGCCGGCGCTGCGGCTGCAAATTCAAAACTGGCCTGCGCCATCTTTCACCCTGGCTAACGCAATCCAAGAGGGTGAGCATGCGGCGTGACGCCGCATGCTCACGAGAGCTAACCATTACCAGGCGCAGGTTACCCGTACGAGCACCGCCTGCGCCAGCGTTGTAGAGGATATTTTTGGGGTTCAATCATCGCGTGGGGCGACAGCCAAGAAGCTACGGCTGTCTATGCAAGGTCACAACTGAGCGGCTGTCCTGTCGTGCAAAGTCGGCACCGCGAAACTCGCTTGCCCTACCGGGGAGCATTCGGGCTCGTTTGAGGAGAAGATAGCCCACGAGCTATCTTCACTTCCCGTTTGGACAAAGTCTGCGTCTGGTTGAGCTTCTCAAGTAGACGAGCAGCCTTACGGCTACGCCCTGACAGCGCTACCAGCATCTGCTGAATCTCCTTCCGCTCTTTTGCTTTCATGTCTTTCCCTATAGGCCTGAGCAAAGCGGCGCGCATTAGTGAACGCCGTTATTTCCTCGTCCGTCCATTTTTCATGAGGTATCTGGCATATGCCAATGACGCGCACAAGATGGTGCAGCGCGTCTTCTATTGCAGTTTCTCTCCTAGCTACTAGATCCCACACTTCTTTGGATGGCTCACTCATGCGTCCTCCTAGGAAGAACTACGAATGTCCTCAATGAAGAGTGCAACATCCGAAGGGTCCTCCGAATAGAAACAACCAGTAGGGAATGCGGCATTGAATGCCTTCCCATAGCCTGCAGTTTTAACCCGAGGATCGCAGAGTATGATGGCACCACAATCCTTCTCGGAGCGAATGAGTCGGCCCACCGCTTGCTTCAAAGCTATCATAGCTTTGGGAACGCTGTACTCAAAGAAAGCCGACTTGCCGTAAGCAGATAAGCTAGCCTCCAGATAGCGAAGTACAGGGTCTGTGGGCGGGACGAACGGCAACTTTTGGATCACCACACAGCTGAGAGCCTCCCCCGGTATGTCCACCCCCTCCCAGAATGATGCTGTAGCCAGAATGAGGCCATTTTTGGCCTCCTTGAACTCGTCGATGATACGGCGCTTAGGAAGCTCCCCTTGCACGTACATCCTTGTGTCTCGCAACCGGGGCCGGAGCATCTGAGAAACTCGACGCAGCGCGCCATGGCTCGTGAACAGCACCATGGTCTTTCCCCCAAGGTCGCCGACGACAGTAGCCGCAATGTCCGAAAGGGCTTTGTCGTGCTCATCCTGGCGCTGAGGCGGGGGCATGTCTGGGATCACGACAAGCACGCGGTCTGCTGCAAAAGGGCTTTCAACAATCGTCGAGGCATAGCCCCCCGACCCCAAACCAAACTCACGTGCAGCAAAAGAGAAGTTACCATGGGTGGCAAGGGTGGCTGACGTAGCCACCACGGCCTTCTCCTCGAAAAGCATTTGAAAGAAATCTCGGACGTCCACCGCCTTGCAGCGGAGATGGGCCTCTCCTTTGGGGGAGAGCTCAATAAAGTAAACACGACCTGATGGGAGCTCGCCGCTCTCTCCATCTCCAAAAGCCACATCCTCCAAAGCATAGGACTGTCGCTCAAAAACCAGCGACATCCTCTTAAGGTAAGCAATCTTTGGAGGGGTCTCTTGCACCTCACCAGCTTCTGCACGCTTTGCCCTGGATTGCAGGTACAAGGAAGCAGACCGCAACGCCGCCACCACGTTGCAGTCCCACCCCAGAGGTTTCGAGAGAATGCTATCATTCTTCCTTGAGTAAGCCTCCAGATCCGCAAAGAAAGCTGCCACTGACGCCCTCAGGGCATCCTGAACGGTACGTGCGTCATCCTCTTGGATGTTCGACAAGCACCGGGAAGACCACAAAATGCTCGATGCGCTGTAGTCGAAGCCGTGGAAGTCCATAGCGATATCTGCTGCCTTGTGGGCCTCATCCAACACAAGCACATCGTAGTCTGGCAGAATACCGGCTGCCCCCTCTGTAGCCTGACGCACCTCGGCATCTGCAAACAGCATATGGTAATTGGTGACGATGAGGCAGCCATCGTCGACCCGCCGCGCTGCGAGTCCGTAGCACTCGTCGTACATCGGGCACTCCCCCTTGATGCACTCATCGGGGGTAGAGGACAGCTTTCCCCACACGGCCGGGGCATAGACCTCAGAGAGCTCACTCTTGTCGCCGAGCTTGGTATCCTTCTGCCAAGCCTTGATCTCTTTGAACCACGGCTCAAAAGCGTCCATGGTGCTATGCACCTCATCAAACTTGCGGAGGCACAGGTAATTGGAGAGACCCTTGACCGAGGCGTACTTCAAGGGTTTGGTGGGCCCGCCGCCCAAAGGCTTGTCAGCGAGGACGTCGGATATCGTCGGAAAGTCTTTGTAGAAGAGCTGCTCTTGCAAAGCGATGTTGGCTGTGGCAATGACCACGGCCTTGCCTTGGGTGAGGGCGTGCACTGCGGAAGGAAGGCCATAGGCGAGCGATTTTCCTACGCCGGTCTTCGCTTCGGACAAAAGAACTCCGCCATTTTTGATGCATTTCTCTACTTGCCGAGCAAGCTCCACCTGGCCTTCCCGCAGGCGGTACCCTGGGAACACGGCGGACAACCATCCCCCGTCCCCGAAAATCTTGTCGATCATGAGGTTCTCCGGTGGTGAGGTGGAGACGGCGCAGCGGGCCGTCTCCACCCGGGCGTGGGGTGCGCTACAAGTCGATAGGACGAACCGTCTTGCGGTTGTTCTCTTTCGCGCGCACCACTGCCGTCTCAAGGACGCCCTGAACCTCTTGCGAGAGCGCGTCGGCCAGATGGACGTCGGTGTTCATTTCGTGCTCTTTGAGGAAAGCACGCATGCGAGATTCTACAACAAAGGATTTTGCTCTTTCAGTGGTTTCGTCTGCCATAAATAGCCTCCGGGTAAGTTAGCCTATCTATCCCAAGATTGGGTAGTAGGGTCAAGTAGATGTTACTTTACCAAGCCGCCTAGTTCTCCCGCGAGTTGCTCGAGGTCGAGTTCTCGGTCTTTGGTGGCCTGCTGCGCCACCAAAGACACAGCATTGGCCAGCCGCCACATCGTATTTCCAGGAGGCAGCCGCTCGACCTCAGCGCTGTTAAAAGCCTCCGCGATCTTCTTCTCTTCTCCTACAGTTACCCTGTTGCGGCGCTTGAGGCCCTTGAGGACCGCGTCGGTGTCAACCTCCTTGGACGCCACCTCCTGTATGGCCTCGAACTTGGCGTCCACATAGGTAGGGGAGAAGATCTCCCCCACAACGTCACGCACTGCCGAGGCCATTGCTCGAGCATCGAGATCGTAGGTCTGTTGGCTGTAGCTGATGTCGTCCCCAAGACGAGCGCCGATATGTACCTTACGAAACCCGTCTTCGGTGAGCATGAGGTTGGTGCAACGTAGCCGGTGAACAAACCCTTTCAAAGAAAGGGCTCCGTCAGCGTAGTCACTATTCTGAAGCTGTAGCCCGAAGAGCATGACCTCATTGGGGATCGGCTCGAAGATGTGCGGTAGCACAAACTTCATGTAGAACTTGGTGTCGGTGGCTGCAGAAGTAGAAGGAACCGCACCAAAAGCTGTTGCGGCCGTTATGAAGGCATCAATCATGGGCCCTGAGTCCATACGCCGATAGCGGTCGCTCAAGAACCCTCGGGTCTGGGTTCCCACGGACCGAATGAGGTAGCGGGCGTCCTGGTTGCTGTAGGCATGGTTGAAGACCATCGACAGGTCCGAAATTCCCCAGTCCTCTTGGCTCGAGAACCAATCAACGAACTTCTTGGGGAAGGGTACGCCCGCGCGCTCGGCTACTTGGTTGAGTGCGTGTGGGTGCAGGCCGTAGAGGTCCCTGTTTACCTCCATGGTAAGTTTTTGGTTTTTGGGCTGAAAGCGGATCTTGCTCACGGGAGCAATGATGTCAGCCGGGGTCTCATCCTGCATCTTCTGGTGGACTTGGCCGAGCTTCTCCGCCCCCTGGCGGATGATCTGCTCAAGCTGCTTGGTTGCGTAGTCCGCTGCCTTCTTGGAGGCTGTTTTGTAGCTCTCCGCACTGTGGTGCATCAACATGTCGGTCTCCGTAATTGGGGTCAGGCGACCCCGGTGGTTGGATTGCGCTTCCAATCGCGCTGGCTGACAGATTCCCAAGTGACAGTCACTGCGTGGTTGAGGTCAAGGCCCACTGAATTGCAGTAGCGGTTGAGGCAATTGACGATGCTCGCCACAAGCGGCTGCGCTGCCTGCGCAAACGCGACCTTGCCGTCCATTCCGCGGATCCCTTGCTCGTGTTTCAGCTGGTAGTGGGCAACACGGGCGCACTGGCGCAGTGCGGCATCCACCCACGAGGATGGGTAAGAGTCTGAAGGCACCGCGTGAGCAGATACCTTCATCACGGTGCTTACAGGCCAATCATGCACCGAGCAGTAGTCCAGAAGGTAAATCATCGTGTCGCCCACCGCGTCGATGATCTCTGCCTCGGGCCCCGTGCGCGACACATCGAGGAGCTCGTTGAGCTCCTCGATGATGCCCAGGTATGGCTGATGACTGTGACGGCCTGCAAAATTGTGAGCTACCCAAGCCTTCTGCTCTTCCTGGATCTTTTCCAAATTGAGCACATTCACTATACCCATGACTTGATCTTCTCCCATGAGATTTTGGGCTCCCAGAGCTCCAAACAGGTGTAAGGCGTTTCAAAAAGAAACGCACGTTGTGGCTTGTGGCGACAGGCTGCCCATCTCTGAACGTGAACCAGCTTGTCGTCCACGAAGTAATCGCCGTCTACAAGGTATTTTGCCGCGGTGATGGTGACATGGTCTGGCGGAGTGTCAAAGTTGCGCCTCAACCAAGACCGCCTAATGGCGTCCCAGCCATGCAGGTCGTAGGGGGAGGTAACCCAGTGGATGTCGTGCCCTGCGGCCTGTAAGGCCTCTATAGCTTCTTGGGATCCAGGCACAGGAGGCAGGGTCATCCAAAAATGGGGGTCCGAGAGTACCTCATCAGCGCGGTCCACCTCGTCGGGAGGAAGGCACCCGCGAATGTTCCAGCGCTTGATGTCTGACGGCGCCAACTTACTACCGATCTCGTCAAGCAAATGGTTGACAAAGGCTGCGGCTACCCCATCTACGTCAAACAGCCCAACTATCATGACACCCCCGGCTCGTTGTCAGTGTTGAGGTAATCTTTGTGCTCTTGGGCCAGTCCAAGCAGTTCCTCAGCCCAAGCCTTGGCCGTCTCGTATTGAGAGTCGGTAGGCTCGTGGTGGTTCGCCACGAGCTCTAATAGCTTTCCAATAGACTCGCAGTCCTGAGGGGAAATAAACGCTCGGATGACTCCAAAATGGCCATCGTAGCTCAGGCTCGTAGACCCTGAACGAGGTTGCCTGTTAGGGGCACTCGGTAGCTGCTCCCTACAAGCCCCCACCAAGGAAGCTACCGAGGAAGAAGGAAGCTCGACCTCTGTCCGTTCTCCCCACCTCTCAAGAAACACTTTGCCCGACCCAAACCCTATCAACTTGGTATTTCCAGCCATTACAGCATCTCCTTTGCCAGTTTTTGCCTCACGCGATTCAACCAGGAACTCCAGATATAGGTGTCTTCGTGGTCTGCGTCCCCTTTTCCTGTGATGAATCGACATACTTGGTGCGCTGTCTCGTGGGGTAAAGCTGTTGCCCCCAAACGTCCTGTCCACTCCACCACTAAAGTGTTGCCGTAGCATAGGCCTGCGAAGGTCTCTCCAGGCTTATCCGGAAGTTGCAAGGGCTCCGCTTCAAACATGAGCTTAGTCCTACTAACCATCTCGTAGGTTTTATCCTGGATAGCAGTAGGGCTAAGAGGCCAATCCGACCCTGCTTGCTTGCTGCTCACGTAGGAAATGAGGTCTGCTATGTCCTCAAAGATACAATCGTAGAAAGCCTCTACTTGTTTCTCCAGGACTACGACTCCTGGAGCTAGCCAAGCCTGTACGCCCAGGCCCGTAATGATGTCAGGTGCCTGTTTCCACCACCGAATCACCTCTTCTAGAAGGAACAGCCAAATGAAGCCAGGAACCGCGCAAAGAAGTGCTTGCGCTGCTAAAGGTATAGGCTCAACCGCAGCCAACATCGCGTACGCAACAAGAGCGCTCGAGATCGTTGCTATCAGCACAAAGGTCCAATAGCGCGAAAGAAAGATGCCAAGATGCCGCATAGCTACACCATGTGGGGTGGGAGGTAGTTATTCTTCCGCGGTTCGTCATAGTTGCCTATTGTGTCGGGAAATACATCAGAGACCTTCTTTTGCCCTCGGATCACTTTGATGATGTCGAGCTGCGCAGCGTAGATGGGGTTCTTGGCCCCAGCATTGATGCGTCGGCGAAGAATAGCCTCCATGGCCTGGCAGCGCTCTCTGTAATCAGAAGCCACGCGGTAGATTTCTGCTTCCTCTTCTGCAGAAAGGGGTAACCGCACTGTGGCCTTACGGCCTCGAGATGCCCTACCTTCCGCTGCCTTTGCTTGACGCACGATCTCTAATCCTTTCTGGCGAGGCGCGCCCTTGAGTAGCGGGACGATGCGACGCTGTGCTAAGGGGCTCAGGTCCGCAGCCCTCGAAGCTACGCGAGAAGAAATACCGCCCTCTTGCATATCTTTGGCTAAAGCTTCCTGGATCTCGGGAACGGTCGAAAAGGCGCGTATGTGCTCGGCAACCGTATGAGTGGGGTACCCTGTCACCTGAGATATATACCCCACATCGTACCCATTCTCGTGCATAGCAGCGAAAGCTTCGCACCGTTCCTTCTTGGTGAAGAGCTTCTTTGTTCTGCTGGCATTGAGGACAACGCTCAAGGTCTGCGCCGCCTTGTCCGACAACTCCCCATGGTGAATGACCGGAGCTGCTCCAATGCCTAGCATGCGCAAGGCATGGTATCTGCGGTGGCCCTCTACCAAGTAGACTGCGTCGCGCGTCTCAGGCTTGCTGCGCACGTGCAACGCTTCTTTTACACCAATGCGGCGAATGCTTTCTAAAAGGGCGGCATCCGGCTTGTTACTCTTTCGGTTGTTGAATCCAGGCTCAACCAGAATACTGTTCAAAGGGTAGTCAGGGTACATGCGTAGCCCGTGTGGGCTATTCGCTATTGCTTGCATCAGAGCCCCTTTCTGGTTCTAGGAATTCGATCTCCCAAAGCACGCCATCTTGCCATGCTACAAACTGCGGCCGGCCGTCTCCCAGTACCGGCCGCACCAGCCGGTACTGGGAAGCCATCAAGGTAGGGTCAGGAACGGCCTGAGGATGGATAAATACATGAACATGATTGGCCCAAGCCACCCCACCATCGAGGCGCTTCACGAAGGTTACCTGGCCCACGTCACGAAGGGCTTTGGCTGCAAGCGTGCCTAGGTAAAAGCGGACGTCTGGGCGATCTAGGTTTTCGTCTGTGATGTCTTCTGGAGGAGCAGGAGCGTCAGTGTTCATCATCACTCCGTAATGTGATAGCTAGAGCGGGTCAAGGTTACATCTTTCCTATAACGCAAGATCTATCATTTTTTCAGGACATAGAGGTGCCTACGTGGCTGCGTAGGCACCTCTTGGGTGGCAGGCCCAGACTAAGGAGATGGGGAAGCGATTCTTGGAGCGAGTGCCCGGGGGCCTTGGCTCTTTTGGATCTTCGCTCGGATAGCTGTAAGACGCTGCAAGCGCCCGTCAGTGCCGTGGGGATTGGTAGGGATGAGCGTGGCAGACCCAGGCCCCGTAAGGCCCGGGAGTGAAGGCACATTGGCCGCCAGCTTGGCCAGCGTCAGTATGCGCCCAGAAGCCGACATTACAGGCCTGCCAACGCAGAATCAGAGGCGCTGAGGTCGACTAGTGCCAGTGCGCTTACTGCCACAGGCACCGCCCGCTCGAATTGGATCGCTGCGCTCTCTTGCAGGATCGTGCCCTGCGCGTCTGTCGCCAGCGTGTGGTTCGGGACGTAGCAGCTCTCCAAGTAGATAGAGCCCACTGTATCTTCATTGCTGTCCCGGAAATACGCCATCAGCCCGATTGGCTGGTTGAACAAGTCCGAGGCCAGGTTGAGGTACAGGTTTTCGTACCCAGGAGCGATCTTGACATCATGGGGATTGGCCACCGTGAGAGCGCCCACGTTGAAAGCCCCAATGACCGACGGTACCAAGGTTGGAGGCTGCAAGTCCTGGTAGTAGGCGTACAACACGCGGAGCAGCGACGGACCATGGTACATGATCCGGCTCAGCCCCACCTGACCTACCGTTCGGCCGGCGATGAAGAACGATCGCTCTGAGCCCACCTCCCAGATCCTGTTGAACTGGCGGTTGTGGCTCAGGTTGAAGTTCTGCACGATGCCAATGGGGAAAACAATGTCATCCCCTGCCCCGCTCGCCAAAGCGTCCGAAGCAAACGTGAGGCTGCCGATGTTGGCCAGGCGAGGAGGCCCCGCCGCCAACAAGGTGAACGATGCATTGAGGAACTGCAACCGTTACGAGAGCTGTTTAGACTCTCTCCCAAGGTTTCCCTCGGGTGTCGGACTATATCTTCGTCCCGTAGGACGCCGGGCGCTCGTGGAGCAGGTTATTGCTTGCGATGCTCACCGCTCTAGTCTCTGAACCTTCTGCAGTACTCAAGTCGCTTCCTGCAGCTCGGCTGCTGATTCCCACCGCCATAACGCGCTGAGGGTTCCAGCAATTCACCCAGTGCACCAACTCAGTTACCCGAGTTGGGGGCCAATTCGACCGTCAACCAGCCCTGCTTGCACATAGCGCTGATAAGGACTCCAAGTTGACATACGAGCCATCTGAATACCTCCTTCAACACGAACCAAACTACCATACTCCCTGGCGAAACCCTAGATCAGGTCACAACACCCAGGGTGATGGGGTCGGACCAGACACCATTGGAAACAATCTGAAGTACGGCAGCGTCGCCGTTGGCTGCGCCGGTGAGGGCGGAAATAGACATGGGAATTGAAGTTTCAGTCGCCGACCCGACGATGTCTTGGCTGATGCCATTGACCATCGCCAACAAGCCGACGCCGACGCCTCCTGAAAGATTCTCTTCAGCGGCCACGACCACAGTGCCAGCGCCACCCGATACGACCTGTACCAACGCAGTAGCGTCGGTGTCGCTGTCAACCGCTGTCTTCACCTGATTGGCGCTAGAGGTATCGCCGCCAAGATCGATGGTAATGACGCCCGCGTCGACAGCAACAGCGAGCCCTCCGCCTTCGCTGTCGACGATCTCGACAGAGATGTCGTTCCCAGGAGTACCCGGGCGGTTGGCCGTAAACGTCAAGGCACTGGTACCAGTGCCCAAAACCAACGAAGCCTTGATCTGACCCTGCAGAAGATCGACACCAACCACTGCTGCGGCCACCGGCAATGCTGCAAGGGAAACAGCGGTGCCTCCAACAACGCGAGAGATTTTGGGAAAGTCCGCGCGGCCCTCGAGGGCCGTAAAGCCTGCCTCAACGTCTGCCCGCAGATCGCTAAGCTGATTCTTGGAAAGATGTGGGACGCTCGGCCCCTGAGAACCAAAAGATCTGGATGCCATACCTTTTCTCCTCAAATGAGTAACAACGCTCAAGGGCCGGCGCTCACCGAGATCCTATCAGGCCGTATTGACCACCACCATGCTCACAAGGCTGGAAGTGACCCCATTCGACACTGCGTACACACCTGCTGCGTCTCCGGCAGTGAGCCCTGTGAAGTCGTCCACGGACATTGCGATAGCCGTATCTGTGACGACATCAGTGATGCTTTGGGCTACGCCGGCCACATAGACGGCGAATCCTGCACCAATGCCGCCTTCAAGGGGCACTGCCGCTTCGTCTTCTGTGATCAAGACGGTGCCCCCGCCTCCACCAGAGACCGCGACCTGGGCCAGAGCCACTGCCTCTGCCACCAAGTCATAGGCGCTCTTGACCTCAGTCGCAGTGCTGCCGCCAACCGCCAACGTGACTGTGATGTCAGTGCCATCAACAGCTACGGCAAGAGCACCAGCCCCTTGGGCAATGGCCACCGTGATGTCATTGCCCGGCGTGCCTGGGCGGTTGGCAGTGAAGGCCAAAGAGGCTGTACCGGTGCCCAAGGTGAGAGCTGCGGTCGCTTGTCCCTCGAGCAAGCTTTCCCCCTGAAGAGCAACGGCACTGGGGTCGTCGTTCAAGTCGATTGCGCCCGTCGCCAAATAGAGTAGCGGGGGATCCGCCACAATCTCCACAGAGAGCTCATCCGTAAGCACTCCGTTGGACTCTACCGCCAAGGCCAAAAAGTCCCCAAGGCCGTAAGACCCCACGTCGACTACCAGCATGGAGATACTGGTATCAGTCACCACTGCCACCACGTCTTGCTCGACTCCTCCGAGGAGCACAGTCAAGCCGCTTCCCACACCCCCTGCAAGGTTGGTCTCGGCAGCCACGAGGACTGTACCTGCGCCGGCCACACCGTCGTGCGCGATCTGGGCAAGACGTACCGCGGCGGCCACAAGGTTGTAGGCCGTCACCACTTGAGCCGCGGTGCTACCGCCAACAGCCAAAGTGATCGTGATGACGTTGCCAAGGACGCTGACTGCCAGCGCGCCGTCGCCTTGAACGATCTCTACCGACAAATCGTTTCCGGGGGTTCCCGGTCGATTGGCCGTGAAATTGAGTTGGGCCGTTCCGGTGCCCAGCTGCAGCGTAGCAGTGGTCTGGCCCTGTAGCAGAGCTCTCCCCACCAGCGTGACCGCCGAGCCCACGCTACTGGAATGGCCGGGGAGATCCGACAGCAGCAGCCGAGTCGACCGATCAACCGTAGGGAACCCGGTCTTAGCCTCCAAGACGAGGAAAGCGGCCTCGACGTCCCCTCGGAGATCGGCAAGCTCATTCTTGGACAAGTGAGGTATGACAGGGGACTCGGTCCCAAAAGATCGGGATGCCATGTTTGTTTTCTCCTAAAGCTACGGTTTACCTAAACGCTCGTCACACGATCAGCACCACTCTGAGGAAATTCGCTGGATAAGCGACGTCAAGGGTCACGTCTACTAGGATGCTGTCCGGGTTGTCTGCATCTTGAATGAGGTTGTTGGGACTTGCCCCAATAACTGCTCCGTTGTCCACCAAGAAAGCCAGCAGGCCTTCTAGTACTCCAGCGAGATTGTCCAAAAAGGCTTGAGTGATGTTGGACCGGCCCATGAAGTTGCGCATGCCGACTCGAATAAACTTTGCGCAGTAGTCCACTGCCTTCGTGATCGACAACTCCCGCGCTTCAATCGACGTAGTGTCCGTCGACAACTGGTGCCGAGCCACAATAGGCGCGCCGACCGCATCCTGCACAAGGATGTACACTCCGCCCGCCGCTATCACATTGAGTTGGCTGTTGGTAAACCGGTCGTTTGACCCCTGAACCTTGGTGAGGCCGGCAATAGGGAAATTGGTGAAGCCCTGCTGAGGAGGCTGCTGGCCTACCATGCCAGCAATGGCACTGGTAGCGTAGTAGCCTTCGACGAGCTGCTCTAGGCCCGTGATGTTGATGCCGACCTGATCAGGGAACACCCAGAAGCCTCGACGGAACCCGTAGGCCTGTGCAGCGACCTGCATCGTCTCAGCAATGGCATTCTTGTCCGGGGTGGTCGTGCCGGGCACCAAGAGGGCTTGGCCTCGAATATACACCGTCCAAGAATCGCTGATCACACCCGATGGGAGGGCCTCATCGCTGAAAAACGCGTCATCGTTGCCATCCCCGCTCGCAAAGCTGGTGCGCAGCTGGATCGTAGTGCCGCCACTGACCGCTTGCACCAGGTACTTTTTGTCGTCACCAGCTCGGTCAAAGTACACCTCTTCCACGATCTCGCCGGTGGTGGGGTTGATCGCTACATTGGGGTCGATGCCGTTGGCGATAAGAGCCGCAGCAAGATTGACCTCGACCGTGACCTCATTGGCGTTGGCCGTTGAGTTGGCGTCGGTGCCTGACGCCACCAACGTCGGGTTTGCCCGATCCGGAGTCACTGCGTTGAAAAAGTAGATGCGCTCACCCTTTTGCTCAGGAGCGCTCATCGCGTTGACGTGCGTCAAGAAGGTCTGGTGCACGACAGGATTTTGGGAAGCCGTCGCCAGCGCATAGACCTCCTTGTTCTCCAGGTATTCAGCGCAGACAGTGTAGCCAGCTGGCGTCCCGTCAGGAGCGTCTGCTGACACTTCGGGAACGCCGATGGCAGAAACGGAGACTGTCGGCGCATTGAGCAGCGCCAAGTACGCCAAGGCCGCGCCCGGGTTGTCCGAACTGATAGGACCAGCAGCCGCTTCCAGAGAGGTCACGTCGTCAAAAGTCACCAAGCCCGGGTTGTCCGCTTCAGGGCTGAGATCCAAGCGCAGCCCCTTGTAGGTGATGAGTGCAGGGGCAAACCCAGGGTTGAAGGGTAAGCCCGTGAGCCCATCACGCAACAGCTGGCCCTGCCAAACTACCGCGCCAGTGATGTCAACAGCCATATCGGGATCGGGGCGCCCTGACCCCGTGTACGCAGTGTCGTCCGTGAACCCAAGAGCAGTGTTCGCGTCACTGGCGTCGAGGATCTCTATTTCAGAGGCCACGCCCACCTTTTGGCTAGTGAGCTTGAGCTCTGGAGGTGAGGAGCTGCTCTCAGAAGCAACATTCGGGGTGAGCGCATTGATCTTGTCGATGACTTGCTGTAGTGACACGCCCCCGTCGTCCTCATCCGCAATGAAAAGGATCTCGTACTCTCGCGGGTTGAGGTCTGTGGACCATTTGAAATTCTCGCCAACAAGCGAGGTGTTGGCTCCTGCGTGGGATGCCACCCCAAAAACAGGGGTGGCATCCGTGGTAATGTCGATGACCGCAGTCGTACCGACGTTCTCCCCACGAGAACGTATTGACAGGTAGGTACCCGAGGCCGATTCCACCCCCGCTACCGTAGACTTGTACGCCTCCGTGTAGGCCGCCTTGGTGTTCCAATCCGCCACAATTGCCGCAAGAGTGGCATTTACCCCCAACGCCACTGTTTCCGCCGATTTGACCACACCCTTTACCGTGGGGGCGTAGATTACCGTTTCCGTACCTGCAGTAGAGGACAAAGGCGCGGAGGTAGTGGCAATGGCATACGTTCCAGGCAGGTACCGCTTGTTCTCTCCAATGTCCGCTACAGGCAGCGAGGAGAAGCCAAGCGTCATGCCCACTGTCTGGTCCACCAAGGAAATCGAGGCATCACTGCCTCGGTTATCCGCCAAAGTGCGTAGGCCTACGTAGGCAAGGGTCGGATTTGCTGCAGCAAAAACTGCATCGATCTCGTCCCCCACATCGTTGGAGTAGTAGGCCTCGAATTCGATGCCGACAGTGGCGTTGATGCCCGTAATGGCCTCGGCCAGGTCTGCCCAGCCCGCTCCAGAGCTCACTGTTTGCGTAGCCAGTGCAACGCCATCCTTGACGATGTTGACGTCAAACGTCTCGCTGGCCCCAATGGCAAACGTACCCACAGCTTGAGCTACAATGAAAGCCGAGCTCTCTGCCGCCACAGCTTGAGTACCCGTGACCGTAGCCGCCGCGCTGGCTGCCGGCGCTGGGTAGGACAGGTTGTTGGCCTGCACCCACACACGTCGTGGCGCAAAAGTGTTGTCGTGAGAGTGGAGGTTTTGCTCTACCTCCATGGTGAGCGTGTCACTCTCTACCGTGGCTACCTGGCCAATGTTCACGCCATCGGCAATCACATTGTCGCCAACTTCGATGGCGTCTGAAATGAAATTGGGAGCTACGAACCATACAGTGCCTGGGTACGAGGCCAGCAGAACTTGCTGAGAGCCCCCCGAAAACTTGAGCCGCGGGCTTGTGAGATCACTGTCACTGTCGTCGCTTGCGTACAAGCCGCCACCCACGGAAAGGGTGTCGTCCGCCGCGCTGAAGCCCAGGCCGTCCGCTACCGCATTTGCAGAACCTTCTTTGCGCACCACAACAGAAGCTTGCGAGCCGTAGTTGGTGGACCTGAGGCGCAACTCGTCACTGCCGCTGTTGAGGGCAACCCCAGGCACGACTGCGTTGATCTGGGCAATCACCTCAGCCAGGGTCAAGTTGCCCCCAGCGACCGCTGCAGCAAAGGTGATCGTGATATTGGCAGACACAGGCAGGTGCGCCGCGCCAGGAACCACAGAGGTATGGCTGTCGAACTGGAAAATGAGTGTGCGACCGTCGATGGCATAGCCGCCCACAGGCTCGGCGGTCGTGCCGTCAACGTAGGGCTGCGTAGAGTAGGACGGGTCCAAGTAGCCACGAAGGAACGCTGAAGACTGAGATACCTCGATGAGATCCCCGCCGAATTGGAAGAAACCTCGGATAGTTTCTTCCAGAACGTCCACTTCGTCGATGTTGCCTCGAGGAGACGGGAACGATGATTGAGCTACCGTCAACTTGAGTTGCTGGTAATTGCTAGCCAGCTTGGCGGAGTCGTTGACCGTACCATCGCTGTTCAGCGCTTCGATGATCTCGAAGAAGGGCGCCACTACGCAGGGAACGAGTGTGGGGCTGACGATGGTCGGGGACGCTGACTGAAACTGCTGAACAACTTCTACGCCCGGACGGGGAAGCTCGGTAGCCATGGTGACCTACTCCTCTCCAACAAATTTGGTAGCCCTAACTTCTTGGACGATACCCGGTGGCTTCGGGTCCAGCGGTACAGTTTGAACAGGGACGCCCTGAACAGTAACACTGCGCACAGAAGCCCGGCCCGCACTGTAGAAGGGCTGCTGTGCATTCACGTTCATGGTCATCCTCATTTGGCGCCACACAGTCGCAGGCTTAGTTATACGCCACTGAGGTTGCCAATAGAACGGCACATTCACCACAACACCGACGATCTCGTCTTCTGTGGTAGGGCCTGTGTACGCAGCCGCAGAAGATTCCGCGCTGATATCATGCGTCATGCCGACTTGGTGAAGCCCGCCCGCCCGTATGATCACACGACGAAGCACGTTGGTGTAGAACGAAGCGTTCCACGCGATGCGGCGCGCCTGCAAGCCTTCCCGTGCCATGCAGTGGTACGCCATAGTGCAGGGCATCAAGTCTGTGTGGATGCGTCGCCCATCAGATGCCCGACTGTGCACAAGCTGGTCTAACGAGACGCCAGCCCATCGAGACGCTCCCAGAACGCATGTAATGTGTGGCTTGCGCTTGATGGCTTCCTGCGTAGGCTTTTCCGCAGTGATGACAATCTCAGTATTTTCCTCGTCAGGGCGCCAACGCATGCCGCACCCTTCCGGGTAGTCCCGAAAGAGGTTCTGTAGAAAATAAACGAATACCCTAGTCAGGTGCAGTACAGGGTCGTTGTCCAATCCTGGGTCTTCTGTGCCAGGGCTGAATGCCCGTATCTTACTGCTCGGGCTGTTGTTGCTCATCCGTCATCCTCGGCGGGGGCTTGTTTACCCAATTGTGGTAGGCGTCTGCACCCATCATTCCCGTCACGCCTGACAGAAGTCCCGTACCTGCTAGAATTCCCATTTGTGCCCTAGGAGGTAGCCGCTCCCACAACGCCTGGATGCGGGGCCTGTCCAGCAACATCTGCCCTACGCCAAGTCCTGCGCCCATAGCCAGACCACCAACACCTGCGCCGAGAAGTCCTCTAGCCAGCAAGCGACCTATGCCTCCAGCACTTTCGGGCTCCTGAGTAGGCCCCTCTTGAGCTTGCTTGATAAGCGAGAGCTCGTCGAGCAAAGATCGATACATTAGTGCAGACATCAGGACTCCGTAAGGTCATCAACCTGCTCGTGTGCAGGGATTGCCAGGGTCATTGGGCGGGACCTTTCTCGCGCCGGCGAGAACTCAGTGAGAACGTCAAAGTTCACGGGTACTTTGTACTTCACATCGTCCTGAGGGTAGCGACGAAGCACCAACTCTTGACGTACGATAGCTCGTCCTTTTTCCGTTGGAGTCACCTGCTTCACGCGCCAACGGATGTTCTCTCCTTCGATCAGCATATCTTTCGACTTCATTGGTGGGAAGGCGGTAGTTCTCCCGGTAGTTTCTACGAATTGCTGCTCCTCGAGCTCGGTGCGCTGAGTCAACTTGGCTGAAGGGTCTATCTGAGCAAACACAGGGAAAGGGGAAGAAAATCCCTTGACGAAGGTCGTGCCGAAGCACGTAACACAGTTTTGCTGCACCGGGCGCCCGATGGTGTTACCTCGCGTCCCCAAATCCCAGCAATTGCCGCAGCGCTGCCCAGAAGTAATAACTGGGTAATAGAGCAACAACCGCCCTGCGAACTCCTTGAACAAAAGCGCCTCTCGCCGTCGTATTTCCATTGCGATGAGATCAGGAGGAGCCTGCAACCAGGCTGGCCCGAAGCTACGCTCGTCTCCACTGGCCCGCTCTACGATCCTCAGCTTGTAGAAGTAGTTCCGCCACAAGTGAAAGCGTCGGACATTGGAGTCGCGAAACAGAAAGGTGTTGTAGAACGGGCCTGCTAGCTCCTCGTAAGGGCCAGCCATACCATCTACGCTGCGCAGTATGTAGAAGTCGTACCTCTCCACCTCCTCTGCTGTATCTTGCAGCTCCCAAAACACGTCGAGGTAGTCGAGGTCGAAGCTCAGAACCTTGATTGAGGTAACTGTGAGCATTGCACCTTACCGGCTGCGAATGACGCTTTCAATGACGTCTGCCATGACCGCAGAGCGCTGCTCAGGCGTGGACTCTTGCAGGAACTGTTTGAGCACTTCAGGGCGGGTGCGTAGCAGGTCCTGCATTCCTGCCGTTCCCGCCTCCACCCCCGTACGCATTCCTGACTCAAGCCCCTGAGTGTGCGCATGTGAGATAAACTCATCTGCCTCTTGCCCACTGCGACTCAGTGCGCCCGTGAGGCCGCCCAGTGTGGCACCGGTGAGACCTCCCAGAAGAGTCGCGCGACGGCGCAGAGCAGGATCCTCGTCCATTGCAGAATAGTACCCGCCGCCGGCGCCGAGGAGGGATCCGGCACCAATGCCAACAGATACTGGGTGCTTCAAGACGTTGACGAGCCCCTCAGGGAGCCCACCCTCTTTTGTCAACGTCCTGGGTAGAAAGGGGATTGCGCCCCCCTTTCCCTCCCCGCACGATAAGCGTTGATTGCTCGAGCCATTTGGACGGCCCGGTCTGCCAAAGCCTCGCGACCTTGGAACTGCGAACCCATCCGGTGCCCCAGATAGGCACCTCCAGCCCCTCCGAGGAGAGCCCCTGCTCCTGCGCCAAGGCGGCTGCCCATCAGTGCGCCAGGAACTGACCCAAGGCCTGCCCCCAAAGCAGTGCCTCCAATACCTCCGAGAATGCCTCCACGGCGCATACGGTTGCCGATGTCTTCGCGGGCCATCGCTTCTTCGTAGGCCTCACGGAAATTCTCGGGATCTAGCTGGGGGCCCTCATCTTGGGCCGTTTTGGCTATAGAAGCCATTTTGGCAATGGCACGCCCTGCCTCGTACCCAATGGGCAACAAGGCGGCCGCGGACTTGACGTACTTGCCCTTGCTCCGCGTGTAGCCCAAGGGGGCCTTGTACGCGGGGCCGCCCGTTTCTGGAGGCTTACGCGCCTGTGGGCTCGCCTTACCCTTGCGTGAAGCAATACGCGCCTTGACCTCGGCAGGCATGTTGGGGTGATCCCGTTTGATGGCCTTGTAGACCTCTTTCACCTTGGCGGGGCGGTCCTGCTTCGCGAAGGAAGGCATGTCCCTCTTAGCGGCTTTGGTCATGCCGCAAGAAGCACACTTGTACTGGCCTGCGGACTTCTCCATCCCCGCCGCGCAGTTGGGGCATACGCCCTCGGACAGCTTGACCCCAGCCATCTTGGCAAGAGTAGCCGCAGACATAGAGGCCATCTCGTTAGCTTGGCGGGCTTGGCTCGCCATTTTCTCAAGGTACTGGTTCAGCATCAGGCGTAGCCTCCGTATTGAGCGCCCATCCCTGGGCCGTACTGCGGTTGTGGGGTCTTGGCGGTCAAGAAATGGTGCAGGGGTACTCCTACCGCAGCTGCCCCTGCTCCTACCCTAAACCACCCTGGACCTTTTTTCTTGGCAATCTGCTTGGGTGCCTTACCTGCTGACGCAGGCGGCGCCATCTGACGTACGAGCTGGCCCGCAGAACGCGGGCCAGCCGTAGGCGCTGCTTTGGGTGCTACTTTATACGGAACCGCTTGGCGAAAGGCCGTCCTTGCAGAAGGAAGCTCGCTCTTTATGACCCCTTTGCTCGCCAATTGGCTGGCGGGCGCAGCCTTGCTAAGCAGGTTCTTACCTACAGCCTTGAGCCCTGAAAACCAGTTAGCCGCTTGCTTTTCGAGGTCTTCCCCCCAAACACAGTAAAACTGCGCCAACTCCCGCGCCCGAGGGTCTGAAGCGGTCTTACCCAGACCCTCAAACCTATCAAGGCAGCAAACTACTTCTTCTGCCAGTTCCCAGGGGTCTCGGCCCATAGATCCCGCAAGCTTGCAGAAGGGCTTGCCGAGAAGCTCTTCCGTAGAAGGCGCCTGAAGCTCGTAGAAGTAGCGTGCAGAAGCGCTTTTGATGTGGCTTGGGCGTAACGACGTCAGAGCGCGCAAAGCTGTAGTGGCCCTGTCGACTTTCTTCATGTCGCGCTTTCCTAGGTGGGGCGAAGATTGAGGCTTCCCCAGCACTCTTTGGCTTGCCGCCAAAGCCTGCCGTGCCTTCAAGGCGATGCGCAGTGCCCCGTCTAGCTCAGACATGCCAGCTCCAGTGCTATTGGCGTACTTAATACTGCCCAAAAAAAGAGTTCAAGTAGAAGTATTCCGAGGCTACGCCTCCTACCCCCACATTCAATAGGCCCTCAATGTTGAGAGCAATGAGGACCCGCTGTTTTTTTGTCTCGTATTCGGCCTTCATCATCTGAAGCCAAGCGTTGATCATCTGAGGATTCTCAGTCTGCACGTTCACTCCGCCGTCGGAGTACGCCAAGTAATTGCGCATGTGCAGAATCCCTAGGGATTCCATGGCTGTGATAGCCACTCCCCGCGCAAACAGACTGATCCAATTGCGAGAGATGATGAGCTGCAGATTCTGTCCGATGAAAGGAGGCGTAGCAGACCAGTCGCTCAAAGTATCAAGAACAGCCCAGACAAGGAACCGCGGACTATGGTCCATGCCCGCGGTGAGTCGATTGAGTTCAGGGTAATCGCGAAGGTATTCCCGTACGTACTCCGCCACCTTCCGCAGAAGCGGGTCATTCAGGTCGGGAATACCGCCTTGAGAATCGGACCCGCTCAAGCTGGACATGGCCTAACCCTTCTTCTTTTTCCCTTTGGACTCCCCAGCAAAACTGGGAATGTGAGAGCTGCCGTAGGCTGCTAAAGGCAAATCCTCAGGCAGCTCTGCTACCTCGACCTTGGGTGCCTCTGGTTTTACAGACTCTTTGCCCTCGCCGTGGGATCGGGTCACCCCGGCTGGCAGCCTCGTCTTACCGGGCCGGCGCTTGCGCGTAAGATAGCTGAGGGGCGGGGCCATTCCCAGATATAGCCTGCCCACCTCTACGTCTTTGAGCACCTTCTTGGCACTCTTCAGGCGGGTAGCGTCGACTTCCAACGCGCCTCCTGGGTGAAGGACCTTCCCCAAGACCATAATCGACAGAGGCTCTTTGCTCCGCGAGGGGTCATCGGTCAGGTTCCAAATACGCTGAAAAGGCATGAATTGCTCCTAGTCTTCGGCAGCGGTTGCAAAGATCGCATCCACCACCGCGCCTTTGGTAGGCAACTTTTCGGGGCTCGTAATACCGCATTCGCGCGCAATGGTGTCGAGCTCCGGGCGCTTCATGGCCATCAGGTCATCCCGAGAGAAGCCGTCTTCCGTCTCTTCCAAGCCCTCAGCTGCCTCGGCCTCCCCAGCCTCTGGCGAACTTCCCTCTTTACCGAGAGCGGGCGAAGAACCCTCGTCGGGCTCCTTCGTGCCTAGCGAGGGTTCTTCGGGAGCTTTTGAAGAGTCTTCGGGAGCTTTTTCGATCTTACCTTTTGTGGGCTCGGATGCCGACGGGGATCCTACAAGAGCCGTCAGTTCCTCTACCGTCAAAAGGGCTTCGGTGTCGGGGTGGTAGAAGGCTAGGTAGCCTTCTTCGATGGCCTTGATGAGCTTAGGGAGCTCGGCTCTCGCCTGATCCAGCAGGATTTGCGAGTAGCGCCGTCCTTTTCGCCGAATACTTGTACCGTCCGCAAGCATGAATCGCTGCTTGCGTGAACCGATACGCAAAGCGCGAGCCGTGCGTGTGCTGGCATGGCGCGCCATGTGCCGCACAAGGACGTATTGGATTGCCATGTTGGTCTCCTTGCGAGTGAAGCCCCTTGGCGCCGTTACGCCAAGGGGCTTCCTAGGAACAGGTGTACTCGGCCAACACAAGACCTAGTACTGGGAGACCTGCGGGAACCGTAGGCCAGTGGCCAACCTGTTGTTCTCCGCCCCCAGCGCCTCTTCCTCGGCCGGAATGCGCGCTTCGAAGCCGGTGTCTGTCGCCGTTGGGCGGACAGAACCGCGGTAGAGCTCAAGCTTGGCACATGCTGCGATGTTGCCGATGCCCGTGCCGATGTCTTCCCAGCTCATCCAGGTGATGATGTTGGCAATCTTGTCGATGTAGAACTTCGTGTTGTTCAGGATGTAGAACTTCCCGAAGAACTGCGGAGCCGTGAAGCAGTACACATTGCCCGCACGCAGGATGTCCGTCTTGATGGTGCGGATCACCTTGCGGCCCAACAGGGTGTTGTACTTGTAGCCGTCGACCACGGTCTCGGACTGGATCTTGTCGCCAAAGTCTTCAACGGTCCACTGCAGCACGTCGTCGTGGTCAACTTCGGTGATGAGGACGCGCTCGGAGCGCAGGCGACGCCCGTCGAGGACCTTGAAGAGGTTCACAAAATCTGGGCGCTGGACGGGGCGCACTGCAAAGTCCACGCCGCCGCCGGCAAGAGCGAGCTCGCCCTTGATGATCGACACCGCCGTCGTGCTGGCCGCCGCCGCAAGGATGTTGGTGGCGTTGTACTCTGTGGTAGTGACCGTGTTGGTCTCGGTCTGCATCGCCTGGACGGACGACTCGGTGTGCCGCAGGCCTTCCCGATCCTCGATCTCCTGCATATCCTTCACCGAGTTGTCCTCGATGATCTTGGTGATGGGCATCTCATAGGCCAGCAGCTCTTGCTCCGGCTTCTCGAACTTCTCCGAGGCGATCGTGAAGAACGGGATTTCGTAGCGCTTGCCGTCGATGATGCGCGCCGTCGGCTGCGAGCGGAAATCGATGGCCATCGCCCGGCTTCGGGGCTCGATGTCGACGATCTTGAGCAACGTGTCGTGATTGACCGACCGCTGGCATTCGTTCTTGGTCACGTTTTCCGGTGGAATCACGTTGCGCCAGAACGATACCTCGCGCAGCTTGTCTCGGATCCACGAGCCCGCGTACTCTGCGGTCTTCGTCCTACCCTCGGGGGTATCGAGGCGCTGGCTGAACATTTCCAGGGTTGCTTGAACCATACTCATGACTTTTCTTGCTCCTTGTGCCTTTCAGAATGTTCTAGGGCCGCCATCGGCACCTATCAGCCAAGCGTCTTGAAGAAACGCAGGTAGTTGTTGTTGTTCGCGGGCAGGCGCGTCACGTAGCCCACGATGAGGCCAGAGGTGTACTCCTGCAGGGCGCGGCGCACGATGCCACCGATAGTGACGTCGGCCACTTCCAACGCGTCGCCGACCACGAGGCCGGTGGCGTCCATGATCAGGGTGTCGGCCTCGTAGCTATTCAGGTAGAGGAAAGGCCCCTTACCCAAAGCTTGGGTCTCGTAGCGCCCTTGCTCGGCGAAGTACGCGAAGCTCGGAACGATCGCCGGGTTCACGGTGCCTCGAGCCATTTGGTAGGAGGTGTTCAACTGCAGCCACTCACCGTCGACCAGAGGTTGGGCGTTGGTGGGGTTGAGAATGGTCGGATCCGCCAACGGGAACGAGCGGCGGCCGAGCGTTTGGAATTCACTGGTCAGTTTGAAGTTGTTGGTTGCCATGTTTCAATCCGCTCCTCGTACTACGTGTTTTTGACTCAGGGATGCTGGTTACCCAATTTCCTCGCCCGTGATGATGTACTGCTCGAACGCACTCAGACCGACCCCGCTGGGGCCGTCCTCGTCGTTGATCTGCCCGAAGAAGTTGCCCTGAGGGGCAGCCAGTTTGATGGCCTCCTCAGTGACTTCCAAATTGGGCGCCTTGCGGACGGCAGCGATCTTCTGCTCGAAGGAAAGGTCAGAGCTCAAGCCCTTCTCTTCCATCTCGCGTGCGATCTTCTCCACCCGCTTCTCTCGCTCACCAGAGGCTACCTTCTCACGGAGACCGCTGTTTTCCGCCTTCAGTGCGCGAATAGCGGCCCCCGCTTGCTTGAGAAGGGTAGCCGCGTCCTGAGAGCTGATCTTTTGCATTTTGGCTGATCCTTTCTCTGACGTTTGCCGCTTACATCATCGGGCCAGGGGTTGGTGTCGCGGAGGGGCCCATTCCAAACTGGCTCTCCAGCGACATATCGCCCTCTCCCGCAGGAGGGGCCTCGGCGGGTTCTTCTTCCTCGCCGGCGGAGGCCAACAACATCTGCGCCGCTTCCAGCTCTTCCGGTGTTACCCCAGCACTGGCGGCTTCCATGGCCGCGTCAGACGGGGGTTCCATGGGGAGGTCTTCCCCACCTTCGTCTCCTGGGGGCACCGGTGCTGCTTCCGGTGTGTCTTCGATGCCTTCTTCCCCCATGGCCTTCTTGACGAGGTTGGCCACCTTCAGAGCGTTGGACGGCGAAGCTGCCATGTGCCGCCGAATAAGCTCCCGAGCCGCAGAAATCTTCACACCTGCCGAGGAGGTGTTATCCAGCGACTGCTGAAGCACTGTGTCGTGTGCCGCCGACAGGGCGGGCTCGGTCAAGAGCTCTGCCAAAGGTCCTTTGTTCTGGGACTTGGCCTGGCCCTTGGTCATGTTGCGTGCTGCGTCATTGTCGGACAGAAACTGCCGACCTGAACCTTCACCGGTGTTGGGCGCGGTCTCCCGCGGAGTTCCCTCACCTGCTTCGGTTCCTTGGGATTGGCAGCTCGGCGCGCCGGCGGCCGACTGGAGAACAGGCTCGGTACCGGCCGAGATCTGAGCGGGGAACAAAGCGTCTTCTGCTTGCTTTACCGCATCAACCGCTGCCGCGTACACCTCAGGGTCCGCTGTCGTTCTCAGAACCTGCAGGGTATGCGGAACTGACATCCCCTGCTCGGCCGCTTTCTCCAAAAGGGCAGCTGCCTTGATAGGCGCGAACGCCTGCGACAGGTTCATCTTGGGCGTGGCTCCCCGAGCTGCTTGTGAGAGCTGCGGCGTAGCTCTTGCCTTCACTGCCGCGGCGCGTCGGGACGCGGCAGTGGTGCCTCGAAGGCTTTGAGCCACGTTGCGGATGCTACCGGCGATGGCGCTCGTCTTTTCTTGCTGCGCCGCCTCTTCCTTCTTGCTTTTGGAAACTGGAGTGCCCTTTCCACCGCGGTAAGCGCCGTAAATATCGCCAGCCAGCGCTCCCGGTACATATCCTACAAGAGCTCCTCTGCCTGCTCCAGTGCTCAAGGGAATACGTCCTCGAGACGCTAGGCTAGCAAGAGCTCCTACGCCCGCTCCAAGCCCTGCACCGCCCGCTCCGCCAGCCAGGCCTCCGACTAGGCCTCCGCCGAGTCCTCGGGCTGCTCCATGCCATTTGTTGGCCCCCTCGGGAGCGTTTAGTGCCCCTATTGCAGCCTCAGTAAAAAAAGCTTGTTTGAGCATCTGTGCTGCCTGCTTGAGCACGTCCTCAGGCTGAGGGGGCATCATCATGCCCTTGTTGGTCTCAAGCGCGTTACCCGCATCTGTCGAATAGGCACTCTCATTGGGCGGGACCACCGTAGGAACCTTGTTGGCCGGCGTGGCTTCTCCGCTCTGACCGGCGTCCAGCGACGTCCCAGGAGTGTTGGTCTCGGTGACCTGCATTGCCGAGTCGGGCCCGCCAGGGCCCACGCCGGGCCCCGTCGGCGGGCTCACCGGTGGCTGGGAGTCGGGGTTTGCTTGAGTGGTTTGCGAGTCAGGACCGTCCACTGCCTCCTTGAGCAAGGCGTCGTGGATCTCAGCGTACTCGGCCAGCTTTTCTGCCGGGGTGCGCTGGTCCACTACCCTGTGCAGGTTACCCGCCAAGAAGTCACAAGCCGAAGCCAGCTTGTCGAGGTCTGTATACGAAAACTCCCCAAGGTCTGTCTTGACTTTGAGGGTCGCGTCGGGTTGAGCCGCCGATGCGGTCTTCGCGATGCTCGCTGGCATAGGTGCCGGGGCAGCAGCACTGGCTACCTTCTCACGAGAATCGGCAAGCACCTGGCGGACCATATCGAAAACTGAGGTTTTCATGCGGCCTTTCCTTCAGGTTCTCACAGGCGGCGGCGGGACCGATTTAGAACCGGAAGCCGCGTTGAGTGCCGCCATTGGCGCAGTTGCGTGAACCATTGAGTAGTTCGTCGACTTTACTTTTGGAGTATTCGTGGACTTGATACCAGGACTCGGTAGGGGGTTGGCAACAACGTTAGCTCCCTGGCCGCCCACACCGCGGGGAGTAGGGACCACGAAGTTTGCCTGGGCGAGCTTCACGATGCCCCGAAGCTCGCCCGCAAACCCCTCCACCATGTCCGAGAAGAGGAACATCAGCTCTCCACGTACCCCGCCTGCTGCAGCATTTCCCAGGCGCGCTGCTCAACGGCGCTGGCCAACTTCTGCTGCTCATCCTGAACACCCACGCCATGCTCCTGCAGGATCTCGAGAGCGCGCTGCTCCGCAAGCACGTCGAGGGCAGAACCTTCCTTCTTGGAGCCTTTGGCGGCGGCTGCCGCGGCCGCGGCTCCACCCAATGCGGCGAGGCCTGCACCGCCCACAGTCTTGGGGTGCTCTTTGGCGACCTGGAGAGCCGAGCGTACTTTGCCCATCGGGGCCGCTCCGCCAATGCCGAACTCGGCGCCACGACGCGCTCCCTGATAGCTTCCCTGCATAGCTCGGCCTTTTTCTGCGAGTTGGGCAGGCGCTCCCTTGACCGCGCCTACGGCTTTTCCTGCCAAACCTTTTCCCTTCGCAAGAAGGCCGGCTACCCCGGCTTCCTTCTGGATGAGCCCTTGCTCCTGTACGAAGGAGTGCGCCATCACGCGGCCCAAGAAGTCGGCCTGCGCGACTTTCTCCTCCATCGACTCTTCTTCGTCTTCCTTCTTCTTGTCTTTGGGCTCTTCGCCACCCTCACCGCCCTCGCCTTCAGCGCCCTCACCCTCGGCTTCCGCCGCCGACTTGACGATAGCACTGTCGTCGCCGAACAACTCGTAGGCTACCTTCAAAATGGCGTCGGCGGGGAGCTGGTTGACGTCGATGCCCTCGGCGCTCAACGCGTCGGTGAGGATCTGTGCTTCTGCCAGCTTCGCAACGTCAGAAGAGTCCGCCCCGACAGTTTCGGGGGTGCTGTAAAGCTCAGCGAGGAATTGGTTCATACCCATGATGCAAATCTCCTTGGATGCTTTTTCCGTTTGTTCGTTAGCGCTCGGCACGTCTCCAAGGATGAATGTCCTCTCATGCCTGCGGCCCTACTCCATGCCATAGTTTACGGCCAAAATCACCCAAGTCTTTTCTCATGACTGCAGTAGAGGGACTGGTAAGAAGATGCTTCATCCCTGTTACCGCTCCTAAAGAACTCACCCAAGGGTGGTCGGCCGCAAATGAATCGATAACCCCAAGAGGTACCCCATGCATACGCTTTTCCTTTTGGTGAGCGGAATACATGAGGGTTAATGGAATCGCTCCTAACGTACCGTAAAGCTGGCCGCGTGTCATAGCTTCTTTCGCAAACATACCCTCAAGGTCCATGCCGAACATCCGACTGTAAATCTGAGGGTCTGCTGCTATTACTCTGGGCATGTCCGCTGCGAGCTTCAATTGCTCCCGGCGGTACCAATTGTAGGCGGCTGCCACTTTTGAGAGAAGTGGTGATTTTTCAAAAGATGAAGGATTTTTCGCCGCCGTGGGCGAAAGAGTGATGTTGATGATGCGGCGGCGTACGACAGGAGTAGCGTACGACCGGTCCCCGATAAAAGGCAACAGGACAGACAGGAGCTTGGGCAGCAGGTCAGAACTCTGCAAACTCTGGCAAGGACAATGCTCCGTCAAGGGATCTGGCTCAAACTGAGCATTGCGCGCGTCCAGGTCATCTGCAAGCTCTTGCTCGCCGCAGCCCGTAAGCATCACTCGCTGAAACTCCCGGGGCTTCAGCACCATGCCTAGCAAAGAAGGCGTTGCAAGAGCTCCTGCCGTAGGCATCTTCCCCATGACGTTCAGCAGCTCTTTTGGCAAGTCAGGTTCCGCGTCGCTCAGAGCAGGGCTTACCTGACCCACTGCCTTACTGGGGCCAATCTCCTTCACGATGTCCGCCCATTTGCGCAGATCCGCGAGCTTGTCATCGGACAACTTCAAGAGTTCTTGAGCCGTTATTCGGGCGGAGGATAGCTTCGACAGCCCCGATCCTGTCGCCCGAACTTCTTTGCCGCCAAGAGACCTCCACACGCGCTGGCGCTGTAACGAAGGCTGCGCAAACAAGTCTTCAAGAGCTAGCTCCTCCGCTACCTTCGTCATCAGTTGCCGATAGCCTGCCACCTTTTGCCCATGCACCTCTTTGCGCTCAAGTGCGCGCTTGAAAAGGTTAAATGACATTGTGGTGATAGATCGAAAAAACGAGTCGTTGGAATACTGAGATAGGTATGCTGCCTTTGCTTCCTCAGGAGAGCGGAAGCCGAGCATCACCTTGTCTTCGTCATAGTGTCCTGCCTTACCGTGGCCTCGAGGGTGGTTTTGGTGCACGATGTAGACATTCGGCGCATTACGGTAAGGCCCGACGTAAACGTCGAGCTTGTCTCCATCTGTGCCACGGCTCCCTTTGAACTCTCCGTATGGAAAGTTCATCACCGTACGCCATTTCTTGCCAGACGAGCTAGTACCCTCGCGCACATCCCCTTGCTTTTGCTCTACATGGACCTCCAGTCCTCGGAAGTTGAGGGCCCCCACGAATGGGAACTCCTTACGATTGGGCGTAGGAGGGGGGCCTACCTTAACGTACTTCGCGCGCTCGATGAGGTCTGTAAGGTCCACTGAACTTTGCTTGTTCCGGTAGTCGTCAGGGTGCGTCAAGCGAAGAATGCTATCCTCATCGCCGGGATAGTCCTCCTGGTAGTCTGGCTTGCCGAGGAGCAGAGTTGTGGTTTCCTCGGGAGGTGGGGCCTTGCGAGTGACGATAACCCTGCCGGAGCCATCGCGGGTTTCGCCAAACACGAGCTGGTGGCGCAAAGGGAGACCCGTCCCCTCCTCAATAGACTCCCCAGAGAACTCCGAGACGGATGCAGCGCTCTTTATCGCGCGAAGAGGCACAGTGTCCTGATCTACTGCAGACTCCAAAGAATTGCGATCTAGGGGCGTTTTTGTGCCTTTTACGGATAAGCGCTCGGGGCCGTCTCCGTCCACCGACACCTCTAAAGATCTACTCGCCCCGATACTGCCCAAATGCTGGACCACTTGCAGGAATTTATCGACGGTCTTGACAGTATCCGGGTGCCCGGCTACCTCGTACGTCCGAGACTCTGTAGGCATCTCGTAAGAGGCGGCCTTTACCAGCCCTTCCTGTGCGATTGGCGGTCCATACAGGAGCTCTGCGTCAAGCACTGACTGTGGGATGTTCCCAGCACTGGCCAGCTTAGCTGTGGCCCATGAGGTTTTGTCTGCACCGACGAAGACGAAGCTGATATCGAAAAAGCGCGGGTGAGGGTTGGCTACACCTATCTGCCGCCCGTCATCGAGGATCTTCCCCATCCCAATCTGCTTTACGCAGGTGCAGTACTCGTCTTTGGTACGGGCTTTGTGCTCACAGATAAGGCACACATCGTAGGGAACACGGCAGCCCATCGATGTTGCTGAAGGCTCGCCCGCATCTATGCGATCAACTACGCCTTGAGCCCCATGCGCCATTGCGAGGTCGCGGTCGATCTCCACAACGAGCTCGACCCGTTTCATGGACGGATGCCAGCAAGCTAGCTGTACGTTGCCGAATGCGCGGGTAGGGTCATTGTTGCGGTGATGCTGAAAGGCGTGCGCGAATTCGAAGGTCCAATAGCCATAGGGTGGGATGATCTTACCGGTGAAATCGTCAATGGGGTGCGCGTGCTCCTTGTGACCCCGACAGTCGTGGATGAGCGCGTCCTCGTAAAACGCATCGCCGTTCGAGTTTTGGCCGTAATACTCTGTGGCCCCCAAAGCGTGGATGAGCACCGCCAGCTTGTTCTTGGGAGGTGTGTAGCAGCTTAGCCAATCCCGGATCTCGGGCAGCATATGCCCAGCCACCTTCTGAATTGAATCTCCCTTGTGGAAAACCCGCACAAGCGGGTCCCCGTCGGGCGCGAAAGGAGAAAAAGTGGCCAGCTTGGTGAGCATCAGTACCCTCGAAGGTAAGCAGCGGCGGTCGGATCCAGAGGAGCGTCTTCTGGGCTACCTCTTCTCGAGGTGGGCAGAGGCTTATCCGGAACCTTGGTGGCAAGCATCTTAGTGGCAAACTCTAGGGCTTGGTTGGGGTGTTCCCGTAAGGCAGTACTCGTAAACGCTTGCATCGGTATTTGAGCCTGGTTGATCAGACCCTTAACGAACTCCCCCGCAATGAGAGGGTCTCGGGCGTACTGAGGATTTACCCGGTAAAGGCTGTTGTGGAGCGCCTGAACCCTATCCAGGTTAGCATCAGCCAGCTCAGGATTGGCGTCAATCATCGCCTTGTAGGCGCGAGCCTTGCGCACATGGTCAATCACTGCCTGTACGCCAGCGGCCCCCGTGGATACCCCGAGGCCTAGGGACCCTGCAGCGATGGCATGAGCCAAAGTTTGCTCCGCCGTGGGGCCTAGCCTCTGACCTACCCGACTGAAAAAGCCATCTGCTTGCTTTCGCAAGCTGGAGTCGTGCGCCAAAGCCGTCTTGAACGAACGCACGCGTTCCGTTACCCGAGCAGCCTGCTCGGGAGTCAAATGGCCGGCCGCAGCCAACTTCTGGGTAACACTCATGCTACACCTCGTGCGATGTTCTTGAACTGTTGGTCAAGGGCATTGTACGCCTGCTCCGCACTTAGCACTGCGCGGCGGAGTACAGGGGTTTCCCGCGCCGTCTTCAGCATAGCTGCGTACGCTACAACGATCGAGTTCTCGGGGTTGGGCTGACGTGCCGAGGCCCCCTTGGTCATCTCATAGGTCAGTGTCTCTGCCTGAAGTTCGGGCACATTGAGCCCAAACCTTTGCAAGTGGGGTATCACGAAAGCCATAGCCACCTTGGCAAATACAGGGCTAGGGTCTACAGACCCCATGACATGGGCCACTTCCCCGAGGCTTCCACCTCCCGCGACATGCTGCGTCACCGCACGGCAAAAGCCCTGACGGGCTTCTTTCTTGAAGGCATTGTTGAGATGTTCCATGTCTCGCAAAGCGTCCAAGGTTGCTGCCATCTTCTCGCGAGCTTGAATCAAGTCAAGGTGGGGCTCGGCTTGGGGGTAGGGGCTTTTCCCGCGACTGCGCGCCCAAGCAGCCACTTTTTCCGAGGCCACATCCTCGTCCTCGTAGCGGTCGTTTTTGGCAGAAATAGGCGCTGCGTCTACGGTGAGCGGAGCATTTGTGCCTGCGGTACCGTCCTCTGTTGACGCAATGATACGGTCAGCCACTGCCGCGACTTTCTCCAACGGTGCCGCTTCCCTCGCCGACATCTCTATCTTTTCCGCGATGTCCATCCCGAATTCGCGGGCAATGAGGACATCCGTACTGACAGCCGAAGCAAGCTTGGCCGGGGGGAGCGCGTACTCGTCCGCAGGAAGCTGCATGCAATGCGGAATGACCCCAGATTCTAAGTCCAACAGAACTACCCGAGGGTCCGCGATGGGGAAGTCGACGACCTTATCCCCTGCCTGCTTCTCAAAGAGACGCTGAAAGGTCTCCCGGTTGGTAAACTCCACCACGCGGCGGACCTGATGGGGCGAAATGCTGGGGCACTCGCGGGCCAGCTTGACAACGGCATCGTTCAACGAGATGCCGCTATTGAGGTATTCTTGGCTTGCCCGCTTGCCGATTGATTCGAGGTCTGCAGGACTCAAAGATGCGTACGTGGTCTTGGCCGCCAGGCCCGTTGGCAGATCGTTCACGTCAAACCTCACTGGGTAGGAAGTAGCATAGGCTGAAGTTCCCTCAAAACCCTAGCACGGAGGCATAAAGGTGGGAAGGAAAGTGCACGGCAACCAGGTACTGCTAGATGCGGAAGAAGTCACGAAGAAGCTGTCCATATCTCGCAGAACCCTCAGTAGGCTCATGAATGACGGCGCCCTCCAAAGAATCAAGCTGCCTGGAGACAAACGAGCCTACTTCGAAGAAAGTGATGTCGCCAAAGTGAGAGTAGCCTACAGTGCCAACAAACGGCAACTCATAGCCGCGCAAGATGTCGCCCCTGCCCCTAGCAAGCCCGCTATTCAACGCGAGCTCGAGCGCCTACACCCAGGACTATTCTCCTAGATGATGTCATTCTCCTCGTGAGGGTCATAATGATCTCGGTCGACCTCTTTGGAAGGTATGATGATGTCAGGCCGCACTTTAGTGAAAAAGGAGGCTAGCGTACCGAAAGCTATCGCGTGAAAGGTATCGTCTGGGTACCCGGGGGCATGCCGGTACACGTTCATCCGAATGCGGTCGTTATACTCCGAGAATATGTTGAGCATGTCCATGGCGTAAGGGTCTTCAAACTCCTCCCACCGAGGGAATCGGTAGACGTTGGCTCGCTTGATGGCATTGAAGATGTCGGACATGACCTCGGTGCGGTGACATAGGTAGCGGGGAACCCCGAGACGAGGCTCAAACTGCACCTTTTTCTTGATGTTACCCACCCATTGGTACTTTTTGATGCGCTCCGCTCCAAACTCGCGGAGGAGCATGTCGTTGGGCCAAAAACCGCCGCCGTAGTCAACACCTACATGCCGTACGTTGAAATCAACAATGTGCTTCTTTATAATATCGAGCTGAATACGCGGTTCTGTTTCCACTCCTTCAAACCGATGGGCGTAAAACCATGTGATGAAATCCGGTGCGATCGGCAGATAGCCTCCGATGACCATCACGGAGAAGGATCCTTCTCCCGAGCCCCAGTCCACCCCCATGAAGATGGGGTATTGCGACGACCACTGAATGACCTCTCTGTAGTAGGTCATCGACAGCTCACTCCAACAGTTGCGCTGGACGTCTGAGCGTACTAGCGGGCGCGTGCCTGAGTCATAGCTGCGCCCTAGCACTTCATTGTAGAACTTGGCTCGGCTGTACTTCTTCTGCTTGTCGCGAATATCCTCGAAGTCGATCCATGGGACCATCAACTGAGGTATACGATACCCCTCATAGGGCTTTTCTACTTTGGGATCAGGGTTGAGTGAGGCCCACTGAGCCCGAGGGTCGTCAGCCCGTATGGGAGCTTCGCACTTGTCGCAGATGAGCCCCTCTTCTCCTATGTTCGTCTCATCGAGAATATTCCAATGCCAAGAACCAGGGTTCTTTGGTGTGCCATGGCGGTCACAAGGAACCACCCACTCATTCTGCGTGGAGTAGCGCATCCAATAATGCTCGATGGCGTTATCTAGGGACTTCGGCGTGCCGGCGTAGAGAAACAACTTGTACTCTGAGTGAGAGCAGCACTCCTCGATGACGGGCACATTGTCGAGGAGGATATCCTGGAATTCGTCGACAATGACCTTGTCCGCAGGATTCCCCCGAACGCGGTCTGCGTTCAAAAAAGCAAACCGCATCGTAATCTGAGAGTGGTTGATGAGCTTCTTCTCAAAAATATTTGCCAAGAGCTTCGAATTCGTGAGCTGCTTCAAGAAAGGCGAGGTATCGATTGGCTCCTTGATGCGGTCGCGACTAAATACCTTCGTCTGGGTGTGCGAAGGGCTCACGTATACCACGCGAAAAAATGGCTGAAGCGCCATGTAAGATATGGACATGTTCCCTAAAAGTGTGCTGTTATGTGTTATTAGACCCCCAGCTATGAAGTTGTGCGTCTCCTCAACTTCGAAGTCTACGCACTCTCTAACACCTAGGTCTTCCACACGGCTCACTCTGTCCCAAAACAGATCTGACTCTATGTGCCTGCGCAGGTATTCCACGAGCTCCCGATCAAAGTGTTCTGCTTCGAAGAAGTCCGCGTAGTTTTGAAGGACTTCAAGAGACGGAGGCCTCCTAAAAGGGCCCGCAGGATTCTCAAAACACGTGCCTCTCCTCTGGAGAAATGCCTTCTTGGTAGAAAATATGCGGCGGATAAGCCTGCTAGACTCCTTAGGAAGACTGTCGTCCTCTCCCCGCGTGATTCTAGCTATATGCCCGCAGTTTGCCTTCTTGCGGGCCAGCCCCACCCAGTCGAAGAAGTTGACTACTCCCTTTTTGCCCACGACGTACACATAGTACCGCCATTCCCCCACATAACGGCCTTCCAGCACCCGCTTGCTTTTTATCTTCGTAGGAATGCCAAACTTGAGCATCAGTCTCTGAACACTACTCGCCAGCTTCAAGGAAACGAGGGTGAGGCGTAAAGAAGGTCTTTCTGTGATCTCTTGACTGACTTCACCCGCGGCGTCCCACAACTTGTTCAGAAATAGGGCAGTGAGGCTCTTCGATAGCTGAAAAGCCCAAGTAGGGGCGTCCATCTCTTCAGGTTTCTTGCCTAGCAGCCCGTCAGCTTCCAACCAGTCGCTTAACTGGGTGCTGCCTACAGGTAACCCCCACAAAGATTTGGGGCCCTGCGCGCATTGGTTAAACTCCTCGAAAACCCGATCAGACGTAACCTCTCGCCGCGACCCTTGTAACAAGGCGTCATCGCAAAGATAGTAGGCGGTAAGGACCGCGCGAGCCGCTGGCACAGGGCATTTCGTAAACGACCCTGATCTGCGGGCTGCTGCGACCTTCTGGGAAGGTCGCACATTACCTGCGTCCGCCCAACGCTCCCAAAGACGCATAGGATGCGTCTTTGCTACGTCACACACCTTGCCCGTATCTGTATGGATGCGCACGCAGGGCTTGGTGTAGCGCTGCGACACCCACACCACTTTGCGTTCTGAAATCGTTGTGCCATCTGCCAACATAGTGGCAACACGGTCCCCCAGCCGGATATCTTTTGCAGGCTTCTCACTCCCGTCTGCCATCAAAATGGGCGTGTGGAGGCACACCGATTTCTCAACCTGCCTACCCGCCATCAATAGCTTACGCTTTGCAGGCGAGTCATAAATGGTTCGCAGGTACTCGCGGTTTTTGAACGTGAAGTCGGCCAGCCTTCCCGCCTTAGGCATACGGAAGGCAAACTCCACAAAATTGGACGGCAGGAGAGGTATCTGCTCTGTTTGCTTGTCCTCTACGTAAACGGCCGTGTCCTCCTGCCAGCGCTCCTCTGCAGGAAGGTTGGGGATATCGTCCGAATAGTCCTTACCTGAGGGCGTGGGGCCCAACTTAACGATCATGAGGTCTCCGAGTGAATGCTACTCAACTAAAGAAAAAGCTGTCGTGGTTGCCTAACGCCTATAGAGGTCTCCAATCAGCTATGGGAGATACCATTGGTAAGTCTCAAGTCCAATCCACAGTGGACCCCCAAAAGCTTATCCTTCGAATAGATCTCAATCATCCTATGAGCAAACAAACAGAGGCTCCTTTTCGCGCCTATTTGCGATGCTGGGCTAAAAAAGGAGAATGCTCCTTGCCTATCATACGAATTACTGAAAGATGGGTGCAAGCGGAGCTAATACTTCAACCTATGGAGTGGAACCGAGATGCCAAAGGACAATTCATCCCGAAAGCTCCTCGCAGGCCTTGACGAGTGCGGCACCGGCTGCCTCGCCGGGCCAGTTACAGTAGCCGTGGCTGTATTTCCTACCTCTGCTTCCCCTATTGCCGGGGTAAGGGACTCCAAAGCTCTTTCTCCCTCTCGGCGAGCTCAACTCATCCAGGCTATCTTCGAGGCAGCAACCTACGTGGGCATAGGGTGGGCTTCCCCGCAAAGCATCGACACGCACGGCCTGAGAGCCGCGTGGCAAACTGCCTGCGAGCATGCGCTGCTCCGGGCACCCACGGTGGACAAGCTAATGATAGACGGGATCGTAGACGTGGCATCTTACCGAGGGAGACAAGAAACCATCGTGAAGGGTGACGCAAAAGTATGGCAGATATCCGCGGCCAGCGTCGTGGCCAAAGTAGCTAGGGACACAGAAATGGCCAGTATGGCCTCTTTGTACCCGCTGTACGGCTGGGAGCAGAACGCGGGGTACGGCACGTCAAAGCACACAGATGCCTTGAAGAAGTACGGTCCTTGTGCGTTTCACAGGAAGAGCTTCCTCACGAAGCTACTTCAATCCGCCTGAACTACCTTGGTACGAGTTCCGCGGTCCTTGCCTCTCAAGTACGCAGCCACGGCAATTGGCAAGGTTGTTCCTGCGGCTATAGCCCCGTACGTCCCAAATGCCTTCGTCAAATTGCTCCTGGCAGCTCTTAGGACCTCTGGGCTGGCGCCTAAAGATTTCATCCCGCGATAGCCCTTGATGCTGGCCAAGGCCTCTTCTCCTAAAGTAGGCGCGTAGCCCGCTGCTGTAATCCAAGGAGCCACCTTAGACACTCGATTGTCGTCAGACCCTAAAGCGGCCAGCCCTCCCAGTAGTCCTGCCCCAGCCAAAGGTATACGAAGTTTGCCTATTGCTGCGCGCACTCTTCCCATAGAAGCATGACCAAGTTCATGCGCTAGAAATTCTTGCCCATGCGGAGAGGCCAGAATTTTGCCATTCCGCACATCTTCAACAGTCACGTGAGGCGGAAGGAGCGTAGATAGTTGAGGATGCTTTTCTAGCAGCCTAGCCCACCTAGGGTTACTTGGTAAGAATAAAGACTGCTTGCCGCTCTCTAAGCTCAAATCGATAGGACTCGAATAACGGGGCGCAATTCTACGCCGCAAGCCCTCTGCAAGTTCCGGGGTTACAGCATCTTGCGGGTAATCCACTATTCGAGAGGACAAAGCTCCAGCGCCTAATCCTCCTAACATCCTACTAGGCATTATGGCTGAAGCCGTTCCGATAGGAACATCAAAATTGTACTCACCCTCGCCCTTTGCACCAGCAATTTTGCACAGTTCGTCTGTAAAGGAGCGCAGCGTAAAGTTCATGGGTGCCTCAAATATAGAAATCCTGGCGCTTTACCACTTCTTGGGTGATGGGAAGTCCTCGGAGCAACTGGCGCAACTGCTCGTCGTCGAACCGAGACATCTTGCTTGCTTTTGCTTTGGGAGTTGTGAACGTAGGATTGTGCGTGACCGCGTAAAGCGTAGGAGCCGCTATCAAGGCTGAGCCAAGCGCTAAACCTCCTCCCGCAAAAATAGCTTTTATTTTGGGAGGCACCATAGGGTCAAAGACGACGGTCGCAGTGGTGGGGGCAGACATTATGCCGCCCGAGATCAAAGACACCTGAGCCGCGTCCAACAGTGTCTTGCGGTCGGGTACAGGCGCTTTAGTGACCCCGCCTTTGTTTTTGGCAGCTTCCCTGTAGTATGAGCGCAGGTTGTCGATGTACTTCTGTTCCTTCAACTGATCTTTTTCTGAGGGGAGCTCCTCTTTGGCGGGATCTGTCATCTCTTCGATGTTCCCGCCAAAGTCTTTCCAGTAAGCCCCCATGATGTGGGAGTCTGACTTGTTGTACTTGTACGGCTGATGAGCGATGTCCTGCACACCTGCAACCTTCTCCAGCTCATCTTGGAAAGCAAGATGCTTTACCAAGTTGAGGGCGACCTTCTCAAGGTCTTTTGCTACCTCATCCGTAGTGACAAAATGCGGCTCCGCAGATGAAGTCTTGAGCTGGTCCCGGAATGCCGCATTCAGCTTGTCCTTGCGCTCTGCTACCCCGTAGACCCATTCATCGGGAGACTGCTCTCTCTTGAATGGGTTGAAGAGAATGGGGGCTCCAGGGTCTGCGATGCGGTTCACCAGCGCTGTAGGCGACAAAAGATTCGCCACATCAAGCGCCGTTCTAGTGAAGGACCTGGGTACAACGCTCACGTAGCGCCGAATTAGCACCTTGCGCTCTTCTGGGTCACGATGCGCCAGACCGCCGGCGCGCACCGCTCTTGCCTCAGCCTGCTGAATCTTCTCGGGGTTGAAGTGCCCATCCAGCGAAGCAAACATCGTAGCGTTCTTGAGGTCTAGACCTTCCCCGCCTGCCCCGGAGATAACGATGACCTTCTTACCGCCAGAGTTGAAGTCCTGAACCGCTTTCTGGCGACTTTCTTCTGTAACGCCCTTATTGCCCTTCCCAATGAACGTGACGTGGTCTACGCCTCTGGCCTTCAGGCCGGCAGTCAGCACGTCTACTCCACCATGAATGAGGTTGGAGAAGACGACTGCCTGTCCGTCTGTGGTCTCCCCCAGGTGCTCCTGAACATCATCCAGGAGCTGCTTCACCTTGGGGGTTTGCTCTGCGGATTGCTCTGGCGTTACAGTGCGGTCGATGGTGTGGATCGAATTGGACACTTGGCGCGACTGAATGATCTTGGCAAACATCGCATTGAGCTCGCGCTCTTTTAGCTTGCCTTTGCCCAGTCGAAACTTGAGCGCCGTCACGGGGTCGAGTTGGTCAATGGTGTAACGGTAGAGGTCCGTCTGGTGCGGACTCATCATCACCTTGACTTCTTCGATCCGCTTCTTCGGCACGTTCTCTTTGTTCAGATCCTTAGTCTCAAAGTGGTCCACAAATGGGGCCAATAGTCCGCGTACCATGCGTGGATTGGTGATGGTCTTGTTGCCCTTGGCGTCTTCCTTCACGAAACGGCGTTCGAACATAGTCTTGTTGCCAAGACGGTGCGTGCCGTTTGTCATGGCGTCCACCAACGGAACGAGGTCCGCTGGTGTATTGCTCATGATGGACCCAGTAAGGCCAATGAAGTTGCTGTGGTAGGGGCGCGCGTCCTTTACCGTCTTGGACGTGACCCCTTCCTCATTCTTGATCTTGTGGAGCTCATCGTAAATGACTGTGTCTGCCCCCGCAGCCTCGATGTACTTCTTGGGGTCCTTGCGGTACATCTCGTAGCCCACCACGTGGTACCGCGCCCCAGGATCTGGATTGTCTACCTGCCGAGCAATGCCGTTGGCTACTTCTTGGCTGTTGCCGAAGATGGCTGCGCGGCCGTCAGTGAACTTGCGTACGCCGTTATCGGCGAAGTTCACGCGGAGAGAAGCAGGCGTGACGACCAAGGCCCTCTCGGCCTTGCCCGCTTCCCGCAGCTTCTCAAAACCCGCTATGGACGTAAGAGTCTTTCCTGACCCCGTGCCGTGGCTCAACAATAGGTTGCCGTCTTGTTTGACGAGCTTGTCGACAGCCTTTTGCTGATGAGGGTAGAGCTCCACGTCAGGCCGCAAACCCCCAACAGGCTTTTCGGCTTTCTTCACCTGCTCCGGCAACTTCTTTCCCTTGGGGGTCGCATGCTCCCACTCGCTGACCATGCTCTTGGGCATCTCGCCTCGGGACGCCTTGGCGTAGAACAGCCTGCGTTGGGCTTCAGATTTGAATGGCATGCGCTTCTCCTAGCGTGCTAATCCTTTGAGCTTGGCACGAGAAGCCGCGGCAGCAGGTATGACGTCCGAAGCCGCTCCCAAGGCGTATGTGCCAAATGCCTTTGCAAGATTCTTCTTAGCCTGCAGCAGCTCCTCAGGGCTAGCGCCTGTGGCTTTCAAGCCTTTGTACCCTTTGATGCTTGCAAGAGCTTCTTCCCCCAGGAAGTCTTGGCCGTAAGTGCGAGCCGCGATTTTCCGCAGCTCGTCTTCAAAGGATTTCCACATGGCGTTTTTCTCCAAGTCGCCCTTGTCTAGATGCCACCCAGCAAAGCGCGGCTGGAATAAGGCGCCGCTCTCAAACTTCTTCATGGCCTTCACTTTGGCCACGCGGCCCACATACTTGTCGGGGTTCTCGAGCATGTCCTTAGCTACGTCGTGCTTGAAGCCACCAAACTGCCCCACGATAGGCCCATTGGGGCCCCAGGAGTAGCTCACAGACCCTACCCGTCCGTGCGGCTCCCCTGTTTTGCCGCTGATGGCTGGGTGCACATCGCGTATGTAGACATCGTGGTCGGGCGCGTATTTGGCCTTGATGGGCGTCGAGGGCTTGTCGAGTTCCACTAGGACCACGCCTTCAGTGGTCAAAGGGTGCTTCCCTTTCCCAATCTCCTCGAGCAACTGCTTCTTGCGCTCCGGCGTGCGGGCTACCTCGGGTACTTTGAGGGCCGGAAGAACCTTACTGACGTACTCCAACACCTTGAGCTTGTCGGAGTACGCCGCATTCTCTAGGTTCTCTCCCTTTCGACTCACCGTGCTGAAAGGAAATACCTGCAGCTTGATATCATCCCGCTTTTGTTTGTCCCGGCTCTCCCACACCTTCGAGTTGAGCAAGCCCCCAATGACCTCCGCAGGAATGGCCTTACCGTCCTTGTCTATCCCAAGGAGCTCTCCCCGAAGAATAAGTCCGTCGAGCTCCTTGGGTACCTTCTTCTCCAGGAGCTCAGGGAGCTTGTGCGTGTGCTCGATGAGACCTGTGGGGGCTTTTTTAGCTACCCTGTACGAGAAGACCCGAGGTGAGCGGCCCGCTTTGAGGTCGATCAGCACGTGAGCGCCGTCGAGCTTAGGCATCATCACCTGGGCGGGGTCATCAGGGTCTACCTTGTCGACCTCGGTCTCCTTGTAGGTAGGCTTTCCCACCGGCAGGTCTGGGCGCTTCTCTCGCGTTTGGGTTTTATTGTGGAGAAACCACCGGCCTTTTTGGTCTTTGCGGATTGCAAACTCTTCCGGGTTGGTTCCGCCGTAAAGATTGAACCTCAGCTTGGTGCTTGCAGGGTCTGTAGGGTCAGCATGGTAAACATCAGCCTGCTCTCGCCTGCCCGCGCGCACAACCCCCTTCCCGTACTCTGACTCGATACGACCTGTGAAGTCCAAATACGGAAGGGTGTGGTCGTAGGTAGGGATAACTCGCTTGGCTTCCCCTGGTTTGGGGAGCTCGTCGGCCTTAGGCAAGACGAAAGAGTGGGCTATGCCTGTGGCCGGGTCCCCCAGCCGCAGATCGATGTGAAGGCCTGCCCGCGTAGCCTCATGGGGGTGCGCCGACATTTCCCACACCTGAGGTTTCTTGACTGTCGGGAGAGGGGAAATCTTGCGCTCTGGCAGACCGGGGGCAAAGAATTCGCTAGGCATTGACTTTCCTGTGGGATTCGAGCTCATGGTCCACCGCCTCGCAGAGGTTATCTATGAAAGTGCTCAACCCCACAAGCGCCGCTGCTCGACGAGCTCCTTGTAGCTGCACAACGTACGCCTTGACTTCTGGAACCTCCTCGATGGCCACTGAGCCCGCCCATACGGTGTCTACCGCCGCCTTGAGGAGGGCAGTCATGCTCTTAGGAAACGACGCCCCTTCGATGCGCTCTTCGTTGCGGCCTGGGATATAAACAAGCCCCATGTGCCCACAACGGTCGCACGCTCTCATTTCCCTAGAGCTGCTAGGCTTGGAGACCTCCGCCCGGCAATTGCGGCACCGGTTGGTGTAGTGCCCTACCCGCCACCGGTCGTTTTCCCCTTTGCGGGGGAAAAAGTGCAGCAAGAGGTCATCCTCCCGTACCTCGTACTCCGCAAAATGCGTAGAGAAACAGGTCACAGCAGTGAGGTCGCGCGCCACGGCACACGCCGCCGACCCTGTGACCGCCGCTACCATATCGTCACGTGAGGTACGGGCCCATTCCGGTATCTTCATCCCGCTCATTGTCGTCCTCCAGCTCCTTCATGGGGATAACGTATGACCCTTGAGAATCCCCGCTGTGGCTTCCCCCGATGTCCTTGTTGACGATCGCAGCGATCTCAGCAAGGGTAGGCACCCGATTGAGCATCAAGAAGCGTTTCAGCTCCTTCATCTGCTCGTTCAGCCCGCTGCCGTTGTCCTGCAAGACGCCGTACAACGCCCTGGCTTCCCGGCTCAAGCGGGCAAGGCGACTGACGCTGGCCTCATCATCCTGCCCTCGAAGCGCTTCCAAGCGGAAGTAAACCTGGCGAAAGGCCTCACGTATTGCCGCAAGGTTGTCGACCTTAGGGGTGAACCCGGCGCGGAATAGGGCTTGGTCTTCCCCGCAGTACAGGCTGCTGAGGTAGCGATCCCTGTAGGGGTCGCCCGCCAGCATCTGCTCCCATTCGCGGTAGCCTGCTGCGTCAAAATTCCAAAAGTAGTGGCGGTATACCTCCAGCATAGATGGAGTGACCTCCTCTACCAGTCGGAACTTGAGAGCTACCTTCTGGCAGATGACGTCCAAAGGAAGACGCCCCATCAAGAGGACATTGATGATGTGCATCAGCTGGGAATGACCCACGATCTCCTTGAGGACCCGCGTCGCCGCCTCATCTAGCAACCACAACGAGTAGATCCGCAAGTGCTTGGTGTAGTCGATGGTACCCCGGTGTTTGGGATCGGAAAGGTCCAGGTCCTCGGGCGGCTTCATACTCGCCATGAGGGCTGTAAACTGGTGCTCAAGGAGCGGAGGGAGGCCAAACAACTGTAGGCTACTCGACAAAGTATCCTGTGCCGGGGGCTCAGGATCTCTCCAACCGCGCAAGATCATGTACTTGACGTAGTTTTCGCTTGGGTGGGCCACAGGGTACTCCTACTGCATGGTCACTTGTTCTTGTTGCTTCAAAGATCTCAAGCCCCCGATGACATCCTCGAGGGCTTTGAGCATACGCTCAACCGCTACTTCAGGGACATCTTTCAAACCGATACGCACTGCGATGAGGAGCTCCGCCAGCTTCGTGGAAGTGCGCTCGAGGTCCGGCAGCATGTCAACAAACGTTCCCACATTCTCGGCGTTGATGAAGCCCAGGCCGAGGATCTTGTCCGCGGTAAGCGCGTCATCGAGAAGCGTAGCTTCCTTGACCAGGAAGTAGTTGTGGATGGGCACCGGCAGGTCGGCCAAGTCACCTTGCACCTGTAACTTGGCCTCTGCCAGCTTGTCCCGCAACAGCGTAATAGGGCGTACCCCCACAAACTCTACCGGGTGGCCTGTGCGCTTGGAGGAATCTAGGGCTTCTTTCAAGAAGGAGCGCTCTACTCCGAGGGAGGCTCCCATGAACTCGGCGTCGCGTCGCGAAAGGAACTTGGTCTGAGAAGAGGCTAGTTTCGCCACCCCTGCCCCGCGGTACGACCAAGTTGCCCCATCGCTGATGAGCTCCACCGTACTGGTCAACTTAGCCACCTTCGAGAACCCCATGGGGTTCTCGACGAGCTCGGTTTGTCCCCGAAGGGGCAGCCAGCTAACGGTAGTAGGTACTGCGTACTCATTTGTTCCTGTTTTGACCACGGTCTTCAGGCCGTCAGCAAACGAGAACATCACGTGCTCACCGAGGTCAGTCTGAGCCATGTACCGCACCAAGCCGTCAGGGCCGCGGTACGTGTTGTTGACAGTCATCGGCACAAAGCAGCGTGCTGTACCGTGATCGATGTAGTAGAGCGCGCCGTACCCCCTCGGTATGCCCTTTGGGATGTCCGTCGATTTGCCCGCGGCTACTCCTGCTATGTCGCCTTGTAGGGCGTACTGAGAGCCATTGGTGAATAAGCTCAGGGGCATGGAGGACATGTCGAGCGACAAGAGATTGGGGAACACCCAGCCTACTAGCGTATTTCCCGTGACGTCTTGTACCTTCCAAAGGCCAAAGGACTTGGCCACATCAACCTCTTCTGCCTCCAGCGTCTTCTTGACTACAGGGTTGGGGGACAAGGTAATCGTGCCGTCGGCATCGAGCTGTTGGACCTCGTCTTCCTGCCCCATCATGTCCATCGCTGTGGAAAGAGGCATTTCCTCTTCCTGGGGCGCGTACATGTCGGTGTTGGCCCACTTGACCAGGGCCCGCCGAGAACCGAGCTTGGTAATCTGGACGACATTGGGCCGGATTCGCTCAGACAAAGCCTCGGCGATCTTTGTGGGCGAAGACACCTGCAGACCCGCTGCCGACAAGAACGCTGCCTTCACTCCTTCAGGGCTAGCGCTAGCGGCCGCTAGGATTGAAGGGTCCTGCATTGCCTCCCGCATACGGTCGCTGTGCGCTGCCTTGACGGTGTAATGCAGCATGGGCAGTAGGGGCAGCTCTGCCGAGCCCATCTTCACCCCCGAGCCCATGCCGCCGCCCATCCTGGTAGGAGGTAGCAGGTCGTATACAAGCGAAGGGTCGTAGGGCCGCATGCGCGTTGCGTCAAAGAAGTCTGGCTGGAACAGCGCCGAGCGCAGCTTGCCCTCAGTGAGATGGTGGTACTGCTTGCCCACCATGAACACATCTAGGGGGCTCAGGAGCTGTTCTTTGACGATAATGGGGATGTGCGCTTTGACTCCTCCGGCCATCTGCTGCTCTTCGAGGGTCTTGGCAGTTTTGGGGCGCACCTCGACCGACCCAAAAGCAAATCCGCGCTCCTCATCAATCTTGTCGAGGACGACGTTCGCCTCAAAGTCGCTCAGGTAAGGTACCTGCTTGTAGGCCTCCTGAATAACCTCTTGGGGCCACGTGTCGACATTGTCACTGAGCCGGGTAAGAGTACCGGCCAGCTTTTCAGCCCCTTCGAACAGCAGGGCAGAATCCAGAAACAAAGGCTGAGAATGCATTGACCTCTCCTACTCGACGAACACACCGGATGAAATCAAGGTTGATAGTTCGGCCCTCAACAACGTTACGGCAGTAGCAACTACCGGACCAGAGGGGGCTTGGATTGCCTCTATCGCTGTAATGAGGTGATCCAAAAAACTTACGAGGTTAGACCCCTTTACTACTGGATTCTTTGCCGCCGAACTGCCCAATCGAATGACCGGAGAATCAACAATCTTCTGAGCGGCCCGGTCGGTGCTGGTACCTCCAGCTTCTACCAAAACGTCGGTAGCGGCTTTCACGTCTACAGATTCTCCCGCCTCTATTTGCGTAGCGCCCGCTGGGCTGCTGAGGTTCAGGCTCCCAGTTTGCGCTGTTACGCTTACCGACCCCTGCGCGGTTAGGTCCCAAGAATCCTGAACCTGCCAAGTAACGTTCCCGTCCTTGCCAAGGGTAAGGCGCACCTGCTCTACGGCCCCCGGAGCTCCTGCCGCAAGTACCTTCAGGTCCAGTATAGTAGCGCTATCCTCGCCATGAGAACCAATCGTCAAAGAGGCTATGTGCTGGGGGTCACTGGCCTTCTCGCGAGCCAAGAGGGCAAAACGGGTACCCACTTCTCCTGCGCTCGACTGGTCGACTCTTTCTGTCGTCCAAGTGATCTCGCCCCCAAAAGTAGATAGCTGGTAGTTCTCGCAGAAGTCCTTGATGTAGTTGAGGATCGGAAGGTAGATGCGCTGAGAAATGGGGTTGGCCCCAATCTGAACTACCCCTCCGCGGCGAAGGGTGATGAAATTTTCGTCTCGGGTGCGCATCATGATGTCGCCCGGGTTCATAGGCGGCCGATTTACCCTAAACCCAGCATTGGTCTCATCAAACGGTGCTTGGAACCCCAAAAGGAATGGGGCGGCCCTGCTGCCCGAGCTGGGCTTGCATACCCATGCCAGCGCTCCCACCTCTGGCATGGTGTAGATCCCTTCCCCGTTCATAAAATGGAAGTAGGGACTCATGATTTGGATGGCGTAGAACTTCTTCTCACCGTACTCGGAAATCGCGTCTACCGTCCATGTTTCCACATTTACGCTGATGATGCGCACTGTTTCCACGACGGCAGGTAAGAAACGGCTCTCAGGAATACCAAGCACGGCTAACTCCTAATAGAGCCAAGGCTCTTCTGGCGTACCCTCTCCGAACTCTTTCGCATAGGCCATACCAGGGATTGGATGGGTCCCATGAAGGACGCTCTTCCACCCCTGGGCAGCAGCGTCTACCACCGTAGACCGCAACTTCGTGGTCTGCAACAGTGCCAACCAGTCGGACTGTAGCTCTTTGGGTAGTTGCTCCACGCCCTTAAGGACTGGGGCATCGATAACCGGCTTAGCAGACGCCGGAAGTTTCTTGTTGTACGCAGCCACTGCGGTGGCAGGTACAGTATCGTTGTGCATCCAAACCGGGTGGTCACCCGGATCGACCACCCTGGCAGTGTTTGTCATAGCTCGCACAAAGGTCTCAACATTCCTGCGTTGTACCGGTCCTTCGTTTTTGTACACATCCCACAGCGAGTCCGTGAGGTACTGCTGGACAGCAGGCATACCATTCAGTTGCAAAACCTCCTGCGGGTGTTTAGGCCCTGATGACAAAGGATCACCCTTCTTGACGATGGTGCCTTTGCTCACCAGCAGGTCACGCGACGAAGGGACGTAGTGTCTGCGCCCTTGAATAAACACTGACCAACCGCCTGCCGCGTCTCGCTGTACCTTCTCCACAGGACCTTCCGTATGGGCCAACGTAGCGACTCCCGGCAGCTTCTCGGGTATGCTGGTAAGCTGTTGGAGCCGCTCAAACATATGCGTCGACTCTGTGGCCTTTGACCCTACTAGACCCCCTTCGTGGAACACCTTCATGGCTAGCTGAGTAGCAGGCTCTCCCAAAGAGTGTGCAGCAATGACCCCTAGGTTGGTTCCTTTGTCTGACAGCTGCCCACTCTCGTTGTAGCCGTAGCAGATAGCGCACACACCCTCGGATAACTCGCACTTCAAGGGGCTTCGTACCGTCACCTCCATCACCTTGTTGTTACGCAATCGATTTACAAGATCCGGCGTCACTAGGCTCTTGGCCGGTATTGTTCCTTTGTCCTGTCCAGACCTTGCCCCCAACTGAATAGGGCGAGCAGTAAACCGGTTGAGGGCGTCTTTGTCCTCAACCGACAGAGTGACGCCGTTATGAGTACCACAGTCGTTTTTAGTCACCACTTGGTTCATGGTGGCCTGCATAAGTCGCTTGGATAGGACACCCGGCTCCGCCGTACCTTCCACCCGCGCAATGGTACCCATGCGCGCTCCATGCATTGCGGCCCAGTAAGAGCCGATGTCCAAACCTTCAGAGTACGACTTTGTGATAGGCACCGGAACTGGGCGATTCTGCGAGTCTGCCACTAGAAAAGGAGCTACCGCAATCTGGCGAAACTGATTCCAGTTGCCTCGAGCGTTAGACCTCACCCAGTCGTACATCAGGTTGTCACTTGCTTTGATTTTCTTCTCAGCTTTGGCCAATACCGTGTCAGCCGTCTTCTTATAGAGCTCTACGATAGCGTTGTTTTGCTCAGCCACAGACATGCTCGACGATCTTATCTTGGCTTCTTGCTTACCGGCTTTCGCTACCTCAGTGTCTCTAGACTCCTTGTCAGAGAAGAAGTCCCGAAGGCGGATAGACATGCCTGTTGACTGGTCGTTGCCGAGGTCTTTCAAACGGTCCGCAACTTTCCCAAAACTACCCTTATCCTTTTCCGCTACCTGAGTGAGGAGATCCCCCACAGAGCCCTTAGTTAATCGGAAATTAGGGTCTGTGAGCGTCGCCTGGTTGCGCGCATATTCAGGTAGTGCATGATAAACGAGCATCCTGCCCAACGTAGTGGGTGTACCCGCAGCCAGCTTTACGTTGTCCAGCGCCGCCCCGTCTGTACTGTTCAGATGGATGGGATCTTTAACCGACAGCTTTCCCGCGCTGTACGCAGCCACCACTTCTTTAGCAGTAGCAAACGTCTGGGCTTTGCCAGGGTTGATCTTGGTAAGGTCGTATAAGCCGACGATAGCCTCCTGCTGAGGTTTAGCCATAAGGAGCCCCGTGGATGGGCTAAATAGATTGTTGGACGGAAGCATCTTGTGCGCTTCGGCCACTGCCTTGTCGCTAATAGGTACGAATGCAGACATTTTATCGCCGTCGAAGTCAGCAGAATACCCCTGTGTGACCAGTGGGTGGATTTTGATGATGTTGCCCTCTACAAGCTTCGGCCTAAAAGCCTGGACACCGTATTTGTGCAATACGGGGTCGCGCTTTAAAAGTATGGGCCGCTCTGCTACTTCTGTTTCTAGGGCAGACCTGGCCAGAGTGCTGCCACGCTTGATCTCATCTTGCGCTTGCAAAGTGGTCATACCCATCTGTACCATGCGCCGCACCACCAAAGGCTTGTAAAGCTCCTCAGCCGCTTTGCGGGGTATGCCGACTTCATCTAACGACATAGAAGGTTCCGGCACGATAGTTCCGCGCATGGACATATCCTGCCGTTTGCCAATCACCTTGTTCTGAAAAAACCCATCTTTGGGCTGCTGCCTTCCTCGTATGCCTGTAACAAGTTCCGCGATGCTCCTGCGGTGCTGCGTAGTGTTGGCGTACTCTCCTCGACTATTGTACCCCTGCAGGCTGAGACCTTTCACCATGTCGTACATGGAGCTTTCCATGTCGTTCAAGTAATCCTTGGGGGTAGAGGCGTCAGCTGTGTCGAGCTGAGACTTCATCATACCGACATAAGAGTAGAGTCGGTTGACGTCATCAAATTGAATGGACCCATTATCCAAGACGGTGGCCGGGCGCATTGTCGGGGGTAGCACCGGCAAATGCTTCATCGTGTACGCATCTTTGGGGGTTAGTCCCGCTTCTTTAAGCGCAGTCAGGTACTTCAACTCCTTGACTGCTTTGTTGCGTGCAGTCTTGCGCATCGTCGGGAGCTGGTCTCTAAGCTCCTTCTCTCGCTTGCTGGCGTCCACCTTGCGCAAGGCATCTACAACTGCTCTAGGGCCCGAGATATCTCCGATCTTTTCCTTGCCTAGCAGCACATTCTCCAACTGCGATTCTGTAAGCCCTAGCAACGTAGCCGCAGGCTTTTCGAATACAGGGTTAAGCGTGCGTGCGGGCAAGGTGATGTGACTCCACTTGTCTCCCAAACCGCGCTCTATAGACGTCGTTCCTGTCGCATTAGGGTCAAAGATGCCGCCCTTTTCTGGCTTCGCGTCCTTAGCTTTGAGCGCCCTACCCGCGTCTGTGAGCTCTCCGTTGCTCATTTCCAATGTGCGCTTGTCTGTTAGCGGACGAAGGAACAGGCTATTGCCCGTCTTTACGGTATCGACCCCCATTCCTCGAAGTAACCCTTCAAGCTTTTTGTAGGCGAATGGGATATCTGGCGGCGGAATGGGGTCGCCTGCTTGCAGCTTATGCCAGAAGTCGTCGTTGCGTGTACCCTTGAGCGCTTGAAATTCTCGTATGTTCTCTTTGGCTCCGTGCGCTAGCAGGGAGTACAAGCCCATAGCGTCCATGGTCTGGCCGCCGTGAGGTCCGCCCTTCTGCGGAATTTGATCGGAGCTGTAGCCTGCCCGAGACCGCACGATGAGCCCTTTGTCCGCAGTGTGGTGGAGCTTCAAAATGTACTGCTTGCCTGTCAGTACATCACCCATCTTCTTTCCCGTTTTAGGGTCGAATAAGGCCTCCGTGTCGCTCAAGCCGTGCTCTTCTAGCTCCGCAGCTACCTTGCGCGCATAATCCGGAACGGTGGGGTCGAAATTGTTGACGACGTAGGGCTTGCCCGTCTTGTCTGCGATCTTAGATGCGACTGTTTCTAGCACTTGCCCAAGGTTGATCCGGGAAGGTACGCCAGACTGGTTGAGAAGCACCTCCATGGGCTGCCCATCTTTTGTAGAAGGCATCTCTTGGTCTGGGATGACCGCACTTATGATACCCTTGTTGCCGTGCCTGCCGACTATCTTATCACCAATGCGTGCAGGAGCCAGGGCCCGAACATGTACTGCTACTTCATCCCCTAACCTGTGAACTCGTACCACTTCTCCAGGAATGTCTTGCTCCCAACGCACTTCACGAGCGCGTACAGGATTCAGCATATTCTTGGATAGTAGGGCTATCTTTTGGTCTTCGGGGCGCGTAGTTTCTTTCTTCAACAAGCCGATGAGAACGTCGCCAGGTCTTACGACCTGGCCTACCTTGATTATAGCGTCATCCCCTAACTTGGCCGCTTGGTCTAGCGTTAGGTTGCCTGCCGTGTGCGCCAAGAACCTTTTCTTGTCGAGTATAGCCCCTTCCCCTGCAACCGCGCCCTTTCGATAGAGATGATCGCTAGTAAGTTTCTTCGCAGCAGTTTCCGAGATGACGATGCCATCTTCAAAGTTGTAGCCGCGAAAAGGAGTGTAGGCCACCTTGAGGTTGGTGCCGAGAGCGAGCGTACCATTTTTCGTAAAATTCGTGTCGGATACGACTTGCCCTGCTTTTACTTTGTCTCCCTCTTTTACCAACGGATTAGAGCTGAGGTGTCCTGTAGGCTCATTCAGAGGAAAGTTATTATACAGAGGTACCTGCGCTTTCTCTCCGTTCTCCTTGCGGATGATGATGGCGTCTGGAGTGACCTTCTCGACAGTGCCTCCTGCCCCTGTGCGTGCAGCCGCAAATCCTCCAACGCCCTTTTCTATTGAGACTTTGGGTCCATAGTTTTGCACAAGGGGTTCTTCCCGCTCGACCAGAGATATAGCCTGCCCAAGTTGGCGAGAAGCTACCATTGTGCGGTTGCCCTGATTGTTTTGTAGAAACGGGATGAGATTGGAGGCAACGTCAAACATACCCGAGGCGTGGGCGTACATGTACTTGACGTCTTTAGGAGCAATCGATCTGATATTACCTCTACCGTCTACTACTTTCACGCTATCTGAAGCAGGTACCAGCTTGCCGCCCTTCGAGCGGTATTGGTCGGGGAAGGCTACGTTACTCGCAGAGGCCTCTGCTGCGTCGATCCACTTGAGCTCCCCTGTCTTGACGTCCCGTACGCGCGTCTTGAGGTCTTTGCCTTCCTTGCGTGTAGCAGTAGCTAGCTGCAAATTGACCCCGATGCGTGGGCTTTCGGGAGTCATGAGCGGGTCTAGGAACCCAATCTGCGAGGAGTGCAAAGACTTATCCGCCATCGAGATCTGCTGGTCTTTGCTAATGCCCCCGTACCCCGGCGCCACTAAAGTGGTTTGACGATGGCCGGAGATGAACATCAGTGGGTTCGTCTGGGTCGCGTTTTCCGCCACGGACGACGTGAACACCTCATTGATGGGGCGGCCAAATAGGTTAGGTGAAACTAAGGAAGATACCTTCGCCGTCTTCTTGTCCCGTAAGGCGTTAAGCAGCCTGCCCTGAATGCGCTTCTTGGATTTGAAAGAATTTAGTGACTCTGCTACGAAGTCTTCTATTCCCACAATCTCCTTGAACTGTAGGCCTTCTCGCTCGTCCGGCTCAGCCGTCTTACGCGAGATGCTGAGCAGCTTAGTGGCACTGTCTGTCAAACTAGCCCCGTCCACCTTGGTGTAAGGCTTACCTAGGGTGAGCTTCGTGCTGTCCGGGTTTAAATCTACGTAGTCAAAGAATGTGCGAATCCCTTCCTTTAGGTCCTTGTTCGAAGGAGGCGCCTTGCCCTTGAACGCCATGTAGAAGTCTTTCAGAGCCTTTTCTGAGTCCTGCGCTTTGTTAACGCTGAGGATCTGCTTTCCCCACTTCTTCTCTAAGGTATCGTCATCTACACCATACGCTTTCAAAATGGGGTAAAGCGGCACGTTCTTGGTGGTGCCTGCTGGAGTGATAAGCATTTTGTGAGAGCTAGGGTCGAACTTCAGGTCAAAAGCTTTTCCAGCAAAGTTCCACTGCGCCTTGAGTGTTCCATCGTCCGCTATGCGGGAGTACACCCCTGGCTTCAAACGAAGGACATTGGTGATCTGTTTCTCGTTGCCATCCACTATGTAGCTGTAGCGCCGAGTGATTTTTGGGACTTCTCCTACCACGGCAGCCTTTCGATCTATTACTTTCCCCGTGGCCTTGTCTCGTAGCTCGAGCTCGGCATAGACGTTATCGGACCATGTCTGCCCCCTCAGCTTGGCATTTTGCTGAGCTTCTACGTCTTCTGCCTCCCCTGGCTCAGGCTCCGCCACCCATACCTTGTTGGCACGCAGCTCCAGATTCCTGCCAGAAACCGGGAAGTAGCTTTTGATAGTGGAGGCAACACGGTCGCGCAGCTGGTTGTGCGCCTCAGTAGGGCTGAACAGCGTCATAGTGACCTCGCTCGGCTTTTCCGGCAGCGCTCACTGCCTAGGCTCAGAAGTCAGGGTAATCCCCCACATCCTACGCAGGAGCCTCTATAGCGTCAATGATAAAACCCAACAACTATTACGGTATAAGCACTATGAGTGGCTACTGGTAGCTCACTCTTAGTAGATAGGGGGCATTGAAAGTGGGGACTAATTCAATGGACTATTTAGAGAATGTGTTTGAGGACGTGCCAGACGTCCCGGAGGCTGAAGAGGAAGAGCCTCAGCAAGAAAGTGGGGATGATTGAATGTTTTCCGTTGCTGTGTGGATGTTCGTAGCCGGCTTCATTGGCGGACTGGGCCGGATGCTTGAGCGGTGGGCGGGGAGCAGTGGGGGCTAGTTTCCGCTGTATTGAGTGCAATGGCCGGGCTGGGGAAAACCTGGTCCGGCTCCAACTAGGCGAGATAAGCTACAGCCGAGACCACATTCCGCAGTTTTCCGCGCTGCGCCTCGTCGACGGCAATTTAGCTTTGTATATCTGCGAGGAGTGTTCAGATCGCTTAGGCATATCGCGAGATGACTACTTCGACCTAGATTCCCACCTAGACAATCTATCTAAAGGGTGGTGCACCCTCTGTTGCCAATCCATTGAGCCTTCATCGAGTCCTGCAGCGTCCCTAGCTGTGCACTTGGAGATAGGTTCAATTGTGGTACACGCCAAAGTGCCAATTTCCAAATTTCGCCCGCGCCGCGGCGGAGATCTATGCTTTATCTGCGTAGAGTCCGACCTAAACATAAACCTTCGGCCCTACGTACCTGCTGGGTGGTCTTGATGAGGTTGCGACGTTCTGTATTTTGCGACCAATGCCATGCTGACTTAGACCCACGCAAGGTAGAAGTCAGCATGGCTTACCGGCCTCCGACCCCCAACTCGTTCAAGAAAGAGGTAGACTTTTGCAGTTGGGACTGCTTCCAACTGTACTTTTTCGACGAGGCTATTCAAAAGGAGATAGATAGAAAAGTGCGCCGGGAGTTCAACTGGTTGCACAAGCAGATCTGCCCTGCGTGCGTTCGAAGAATCACCTAGCAAGAGGGCTGTGGCCCTCTTTTTAGCTAGACTATCGTGGCTTCTGGCCCCCTACGGGGCGCGCGTTCGTTCGGTAAAGGAGCAGCGGAAGAGTCTAGTTCCGCCCCTCGGCTGGCCTCCAAGAACTGAATAACCAACTGGTGCAGCTGAGGATTCTGTTGGTGCAGCTGGTCTAAGCTCTGCATCTTCTCATTGTCAGGTAGCTGATCCAACCATGAGGCAATCTTGCGTGCTACCGTCAACAAGTCTGGCTGCATAGGCTGTTGCTGCGCGGCAAGAGGGGATACAGCTGCAGCCATTGGGTCCGACCCCTGCCCTTGCTCACCCGCTAAGTCGGGTATCTGCGGCGCCTGAGGCATTTGTCCAGGGGCCTCTCCTTGGCCAGCAGGCATTCCCGCCTCTGGGGTTTCTTCTTGACCGGGCGCACCGGGCATCATAGGCGCTGCCGGCATCTGCTCTTGCATAAACTTCTGCGCGCGGATTTGATATTTGGCCCCCACCAACTGGGCCTCCCCTTGGATGGCAGCTTGCGCCGTAGCCTGCGATCTCTGGTTTTCTAGAACCTTCTTCTGCTCCTTTGCAATGCGCTCAGCTTCGACCTCAGCATCCCAATCGAGGTCTTCCATCATCGAGTAGTCGGAAAGCTTACCACCCTGGTTGAGCTGTAGGTTGAAAGCAGACCGTTGCAGATCGTCTGCCATCTTAAAGCGCTTGTACCGCGCGTTTATTGGAGTCCACCCCATGAAAGAAGATACGCCGGGGATAATGAAGTCCCGCACCATGCTAAGGCGCTGAGATCGTCCTTCGAGGAAATGGTTCTCCAACATGCGCAAGGTCACGTTGGATGCACTGTAGGACACGCCCCCGAACACGAATTCTACTGGGGTGTGCATCCCCACAACAATGTGTTCTGACCATACGCGATACTCTTGATTGAGCATCAGTGATCGCCCGTCTCCTCCAAGAGTCTGTTGGCCAACAGGAACAGGCATGATGGGGATGTAGTTGTTATCGAGACGCCAACGAATGATCTCCTGCTCGATTTTGTCGCGCCATTGTAGCAAATTCATTGAGCTGTTGTGCGTAGCGACGCCTGCTACGCAAAAACTCTTGTCGCCTTCTACCTGGAATCCGCGCACTATTGGAACACCAAGTACTTGCTCCTTGGCGCGCACACGAAGGTACAGATAGCCATCGCGAATGAACCCAACCTGACTACCTCCCCAAGAGCCTTCGGCTTGTTCCCAGCCAAACCGCGCCGCCAAGGATTCTGCCTGCTTTTCATTCAAGTTGAGGTTATAGGAAGCGCACTGACCATAGCTCTCTTCCGCAGGCTCTCCTTTGGAGACTACGGGTATGAACCCTTCTGAAAGAAGAATCTGCCGAACACCCATGACCAAGTTTGGGTTCATAGAGGAAAAACCAACTCTTCGCATTGTCGTGCGAATGTTTGATCCGTCCTCTTGCATCAAGCCACGGACCGCTTCCATGGCTATTTCACCAGGAGCTTCTTGTATGATCTTGGGAAGCCTCTTGTTTAACGCTCCGCGCCCGCACAGATGCGTCAGAAAATTCCCTAACAAGGTGTCGTAGCTCTTGATGGTTATCCCATTCTCGCTATTAGGGCGCACTTCCAAAGGTCCTTTACGCAGAAAGCCTAAGCGCGAGAATATTGCCTGAAGAACGTCCGCCAGATAGGCCCTGGATTGATGGACTGCGAAATTGACTGAGCTGTCCGAGACCCCCCCTCGCGCCACGAAAATCCCAATGGCGTAGGCCAGTTCTTTGGTTACAGGGACATGCCGAGGTATGCGGTCGACTTCCCCGCATTGGTAAGCTTGTCGGGCGTTGGTCCAAGCACCCAGGCTCCAATTTTTTTCTGCTAGGAACGCTTCTCGGCGTCCTCGCTCAAAGGCTGGAATACTTCCTTCAGCCTCCAAAAATTCGTAGATGCATGCGCTCTCGAGGTCTAGCTTTCGGTACAGGTATTCTTCCGTGTGCGCAAGATCAGGCGCACAATCTGCTAGGTCTACGCTGACGGTTCCTTCCCACACCCTGCGCTTCGTGGGGTACAGAACGTAGTCTCCCACTTCTAGCTCTTCAGTCCTCAGCCAATCGGGCTCCTGCACTTGGGCATATCCGCCCCTTTTCCCTCGCTTGGCCGCCAGAACAGGGTGTTCTTCGGACAAGATAGAAGGGAATGCTGTAAGCCCTGCTGCTGTAAGCTTGTAAGCTTTCGACTTACCCAGTAAGCGATCCGCTACCGCTTCCACCGCCTTCCAGTTGCCGGAGTGTGTCTTCACCAAATACCCTGCATTGACTTCTCTTGCAGGAAGCAGCCCTTCACTCGTTTCCACCAAGGTGTCGAGAGACACACAATATACGTCAGCACTTCCGGAAGCCGTCTGGGGGAACAGTAGACGCAGTGGGACAATGTGCTCGATCGAAATTGCTTCTTGACTCTTCCGCAAGACCTGCAAGTAGAACGCATCTTTGAGGACCGGAAGGATTGCAGGCATTCCCCAGCCGCGGTCCTTCTGGGCAATCGTTGGCCGGCGAATGTGGAACAAGTTCCCCTTACTGAACAGCAGAGACTTGTTGAGGCGCAACGCCTCCATGAAGATTTGAGGAGTTCGTTCTATGACGTGGCGCTTGCCAAGGCGGATATCATTCGCCAAAGTGACGGGTACCGTGTAGTAGTATCGGTCCTCCGCGGTAGCTTCGTTGTGTTGAATCGTGATGTACTCAGGGTTCCACCGAATGAGGCGAAGTTCGCGCACCGAACGCACATAGTGGTCTCGCACCACAAACTCGCCGTAGTGCCCGCAGCTTCTGCACTTTCCCACAAATTTGAAGTCGCGAAAGACGTACTTTACGCGCTCTACCTGCTCCATACGCCGGCAGGAAGAACACATAAGCAGCTTTCGGAACGGGTAGGAGATCGACACGAACGAGTTACCGTAGCACTCCGTGTCCAGGCCCACCTCGATCTCGAACTTCTTGTAGTTGAACACCGTGTTGAATAGGTATTCCCACTGTGTTCGTTGCGACTCGTCTTTTCCGTCCAAGATCAGGTCGGTGACAGGGTACTCCGCCTTCTTGTAACACACCGCATTGATGATGGGGTGTGTCAGAAAGTAGTAGCGGCACCACCGCAGCATCGACTTGAACGAGGTTGGAAGATACGTGTGGGCGATGTCGAAGAAAGGCGAAGGGTAGCGGATCGAACCCAGCGATTCACTGGTCAAAGACCTGCCTGTGTTGCGCGCAAAGCGCAGCGCTCCCGAGGCGCCATAATCCAGTGCGTTAACTGAGCTCATGTTTTATCACCCGTAGTACCGGCCGATGTTTTGGAGCTGCTCAGCAGCTTCCTGAGGAGATGGAGCAAACAATGCCTGAGAAGGAGAAGCGCCTGCGCGAAAGCGATCTATTACCCTCCCAAGACCCTTACCCCCTTGACTACCCAGCGTAAACATTCCAAGCCCAGGAAGCACTCCTAAACGTGTAGAAGCAATACCTCCCAAAGTCATACCTACCCCGCCTAGAAGGTTTTCCACCGCGCCACCCTCCCCTGTAGGCGTCGCTTTCTGGGATCGGGCTACGTCGCCCACTACCGGCGCAGCAAAAGTTGCTGCCAACCCTTTTGACCCTACAGGAAGATACTTCGTAACGTTACCTTCGCCTGTCCAGCCGCGCCTCGACAACTCTCGAGCCACTTCTCTGGCTTTCCCTCCGTACCCCGGAGTCGACCTGGCAATTTCTACCAAAGGCCTAGCTTTTTCTGCCATCCACGGAGACCGCTTGAGTAAGCGCTCCGCGTCCTTAGGAGAAATGACGCCCTGCTCCAAGGCTGTCCTGGGGGAAGAGGCCATCCACCCCTTACGAATGCCCGCCAAAGGGTTCTTGACGCGAGAAGCAGCCTCTACAAGATCGCCTGAATAGCCTTGAGCCGTGGGCTTTACCCTAGACCATCCTTTCGCCACACCCTTGAGCTTGCCCAACCCCTGGAGGACAAACTTAGGGAGGCCCACTGCCTCTTTTTGGATGTGGTCCACCTCTTGGATGAACGCCATAAAGCTAGGGCTCATTGACTGACCCACCCTTTCAGTTCTTCCAACTGCTCTACCAGCTGGCCGCGGCGCAGGTTCATGTAGTCCGTAGCCACCATGAGCTTCCCAGCTTGCACATCTTTGGCTACCGTATCATCCAAACGCACGCCGCCCCACCCAGCTTTGGTAAGCTCTTCAAATCGACTGCGGACTGCCCCTGGGTCGTTTTGCAGGAACTTTTCTACGTAGGTACCCGCCTCGTTGGGTACGTGCGGAGAAGCTTTCATATTGAGGGGCTTGCCATCATGAAATCGGCCGCTACAAAAATCACAACGACCGTCTAGGTCATCGAGATCGACCTTGCCGCAGACCAGGCAACGATACATGGGCCTCGAGACGAGCTCCTGAGCAAAGTCCAAAGGAGGAGGCAAGTAAGTAACGCCCTCGTCGATAGTACACGCTGCCACATACCTCGCTATCTCATCCGAAAAAGGCTCCTCTCGAATCGTTGTCGCGATGTCAACACCCGCCATCAACTGCGCAACAGAACATTCTTGGCACACGTCAAACCGAGGGATGTTGTTATTCAGAGCCTGAATGACTTTCTCAAATACGTGCCACTCTTTCCAGAAGCCGACGGAAGACGTGAGAGTTCTGGCCGCTTGTATCTTTTCCCAGTTATGCGAGCCGATAGAGTTGGTCTTGAACTCGTGAAGGATCTCATCCTTGAGCGTTTCAGGTTCCCACTCAAACCATTCGACGCCAAACTTTTCCAGCAACACCAGCACCAAGGCCACAGGATGGGCGTCGTGGTAGCTGAAGAACCGAATGATAGGCTCGGAAGAAGCCTTCACCCTTGCTGGGGCCGTGGCGGGGTCCAAGCCCCATTTGGGGGGAGTTGAGCTCACGCCTCAACCCCGGCCATCCCGCTCAAAGTACTGGCACTGGTAGAAAACTCAGACTCACCTTTGAACGAAGAGGCATTGGCCATACGGGCCAGGATCACTTTCTGAGGGGTGGGCATGGAGTTGAAAATGCCCACCGGGTCCTTCTGGAATGCCTCGGTGAAGCCTGGCGTGAACGTCTGCGACAGAACCTTCGCGTGATTGCGCGCTAGGTTCATGAGCTCCTCTTCGGTGACGCGCTCCGCTCCTTGCTCCCAGAGGACTTCCGCTGTCTTGCTCAGGCCAAAGGTCGACTGCCAGGGGTCGTACATGCGGGTACCCCATAAGCGGTCGAGGTAATTCCTCGTGTCGAAATCGAGCAGCTGCACCGCATAGCGCTCAGGTGAAAGGGTTGCCCGCTTCTCGAAGATTTCGTCCAACTCCTTACGAGCTTCAGGCATTGCCGCCTTTCTCATCTCTACAGCCACCTTCATCACGCCAGTAGGAGCATATGTTTTTGCCCCCACCCACCGGATGTTGTCATCAATAGGGCAGCCCAAGACCTCTGCTCGAGCAGCTAGCTTCGTGGCAAACTGGCGCCGGATAGCTGGGTCCATCTCCTTGGCATGGTCCAAGAAGTAGCTCTCCGCCTGCTTTACGCGGTCCCATGAGTCGATGGGGTAGAGGTTCCGACCGTCGGGCAAAGTCACGGCGTACTCCGCCGCTGTCTTCGGCATCTGGCGCTCAAAAATGGTCGAAGGGGTCGCGCCAGTAACATCAACCAGGTGACCCTTTGCCCCAGCTGCCACTTTCTCCAGCAACTCGGGAGGCTGCAAAGAAAACTCCAGACAGGCCCTTGTGAGGTTTGCTGCCGCCACCTTGCGCGCCTCTTCCGGGAGCTTGTGGCCGTGTTCCATGAAATACACCACAGACATTGCAGTGGTGCCTGGGTCATAGCACGCATACTTCCGGTGCAGGTGCCCTCGTTCTGTCATCAAAACGGCAAAAGCATCGTCGTCCAAAGTGGTGCGGTCAAGGACTCGCGCGGTCTTGATGGAATCAGGAAGCTGCTCGGCCTCTGGAAACTTCTGTTTCAAGGTCGCGCCTGCGTCATCGTACCAGTCAAAGGTCACACCGGCGAATTTACTGTGCATTTGCTTCTCCTACACCAAACCGTAGCGACGTGCTCGCTCTAGGGTCAAGAAAAATTCAGGCGATAAGCGGGTATAAGGCCTATGGATCCCCACCATTATTATAGGAGGATGCGGTGCATCCAGAAGACCAGAAGGAGATTGCAAGAGAATGCCTAAATGGCGAGCGCGAGCGCGACTGCAGTGCGTGCCCCGCGCACCACTCCCAAGGCGGTATCTGCTGCTTTGGGAAGAAGCACGCATACGGTGACCCAGATTGTGCTGACTGCATACACGAAACCGCGTGTGCTCGGGTAACTCATGGTTTTTCAGGGAGCACGCGGGTTCCTGTACGCACATCAGCCAGGCCTTCCAGTCACATAAACAAGGTCACCGCCCCGCAGTCTAGCACCAAGATAGCCCGACCACTATTATCCTCAGACGGTGCCTACGACAACCCCATCACCCTGCCACCAGAAATGAGCGGGGTGAAGAAATTTCTTGTCGTAAGCGGTTGGGGGGCCCTCGAAGGTTTTTTCGAGTTGGGGGGTCAATTTATCCGAGGGCGCCGTCCGCGTTAGCTACAAGATAGGGTTCCGGGGGCACCCCTTAGCTAAGGGGTGCCCATCTATTACTGCTATTGTCCTACCGCTGTGCTAAGTCAAGGGTCTTGGAGGAACCATGAAGCTGAGCTATCACAGCCTTAGTCCTAATAAAGCGTATAGATGGGCTAATTTATACCTACCAAAGACGGGCATAAACGAGCACTTAGTCAAAAGCGCGCTTTCCTTTAGCTATGGGGAGGAAGATACCTACGACGATGACACAGGGGCCGTGATTGGCTCTAAGCAAAAGATGCTGGAACTTTGGCAAGAGACCAGTAACCACCTAATCGTTCCTCGAGAGTTTGTTCCTCCAGGGCAAGAGCAGCACTTCGACTTCGAGTTTGTGAAGCCCTCCTATTCGTTCCCTGCCGCGGATATTCGTGAGCACATCGAGCTCCGAGACCAAGCTCAGCAAGATTCTTTCGACGCCCTACAGAAGCACCCTAGCGGCACCTTGAACGTCGCGTGTGGGCATGGAAAATCGGTCCTAGCGCTCAAACTAGCCGGTACTTTGAAAGTTCCCACAATGATCGTGGTCAACACCACTGCGCTCATCGAGCAGTGGGCAGAAGAAATACAGCGTCATCTCACAGTCCCCTCTGTGGGTTGGGTACAAGGTACCCGCTTGGATTGGCAACACCCTATCGTACTCAGCACAGTGCACACATTGTCTCAGCATCGAGAGAAGTGGGGTCCGGACTTCCGCCAGCATTTTGGCCTGGTCTTCTACGACGAGGGCCATCATATGAGCGCACCTGTTTTTGCCCGCAGTGCCGATCTATTTCTTGGGCGCAGGTACTCTTTGACGGCCACCGCGCAACGCACGGATGGACTAGAAGCGATCTATCAGTATCACCTCGGTAAGGTGATCCACTCCAATCTTTCGCAAGCGCTCATTCCTACTACGTTTTTTCACAAGCTAAAATGGGCGCTACCAATCGGGGATATGCACCTTATACAAGACGTGTCCGGGGCAGTTAACCTTCCAAAGCTGCGGGGATACCTCGGCAGCCTTGACCATCGGAATCAGATCATTTATCGATGGCTCCTCAAAGACCTTAAAGAGGGGCGGAATATCCTCGTGCTCAGTCACTCAGTAGCGCACGTTGAGACCCTCTTAGCAGGCGGTCCCGCCACCGGGAAAGCCATCACAGGAGCCACGGCGCAAGCCCAGAGAATGGCTCTGCTCGCAGAAGGAAATCCTGTCTACGGTACATTCCAGCTGGCTCGAGAAGGACTCAACCGCCCCAACTTAGACACATTGTACATCACTACGCCTTTCAGTAACGCCAACGACCTCCAGCAATCCTGGGGGCGCATCCAGCGCCTTCATGGGGGCAAGAAGGCGCCCATCGTCCGCGTGTTTGAGGATTCCGACGTAAAGCGTTGCCGCAAGTCGTGCCTTGCGCTGCAGCGGCACCTTCGTGCACTCGACTACCCCATCAAATCGGTAAAGGAGATTCCATGACTACAGACATCAACTGGGATAAGACCATTGTTGCCATTCTTCCCAACGGCGAAAGATGGCTTGGGAACGTCGTTCTGAGCCGCAACGAACTTCTCGCAGCGCACGAAGCGCACATGCCTATCCACATGCGTAACGTGCGAGCATTGCACGTCCAGCGACATCAGATGAGTGACGCGCAAGGTAGGGCCGTAGGGCTGCAAGTTGGAGGCATACTGCTGCCTCTCGACCTCAACATGGAGCCCACCACCTTAAGCGTCAGGCCGCTCAGCTACTACTACCCGGGGGACGGGGGTAAGGCCACCCGGGACAAATTCATCGCCCTTCTGCAGCAAGTCGAGGACAGCGCCATGGAGAATCGGGCGCGCGAAGCTGGCCTTTCGCTCGTACGCCCCGGAGGGCCTGGGACTCATCATGGCTGATCCTTGGACTGCAAAATGGAAGCACGAGGAGCTAGGCAAGCTCAGTCAGAAGTGGGCCGCCTGCGACGCGTGTCCTTTGCACGAGACGCGCCAGAACGTCGTGTTTGGGGTGGGCAACCCTGGCGCAGATTACATGGTAGTTGGAGAGGCTCCTGGGGCAGAGGAAGACAAAGAAGGAGTGCCTTTCTGTGGAGATTCGGGGAGCCTGCTGCGGGCCCTTTTCGTGACTTCGGGCATCGATCCTTCCGACGTGTTTGTCACCAACCTGATTGGGTGCCGCCCACCCAACAACCGGGATCCAGCCCCGACAGAGAAGAAGGCGTGCGCGAGTCGGCTACACGACATCATCTACCTCGTAGACCCCCTAGTAATCATCGCCGTAGGCAAACAAGCGCTCAACGCGCTTGTGCGAGGATCGTGGTCTATAGAAAACGAACAGGGGCGCCTGTTCAGCTCCCCGTCTCTAGATATGAAGAACCCAAAGGAGGCCAATAGCGCAGAAATACCTGGGAAGATCTTCCCCATCACAAACGAAGAGAAGATTGTGCAGCATTTGGAGTACGACGTGATCCCAATCCTGCACCCTTCCTATATTCTGCGCACCGACAACTGGAATGGGACGACCTTTGAGATCGGAGGTCTAGCCCACCGTACCGTAAAACACCTTGCTAGAGCCAAAGAGCTGGTGGAACGGGTCCGCCGAGCTCGAACGCTCTACCAACAGATCCTTGAGGGAGGCCGAGAATGCCGTTGAATGTGCCCACCAAACTACTCAAGACGCCCAAAGCTGGGCGAGCCAATAAAGTAGAACGTGCCGCCCAAGAAGCAGAGGAAGCCGTACAATTCTACCAAGAAGAGGTCGACCGACTGCACGAAATGAAGAGCGACTGGGAGAAGCGGTTCCCGGAAGCCGCTCGGGAGCAGACCGAAATCCAAGAGCAAGTGGACCGGGTGTACAGTGCCATCTCTACGGCAAAGGCGAAGGTCGCCCAAGCCAAACGCACCATCGGGCCGTTCAAGTGTCAAATCAAGCATGCTGCTGCGCACTATGACGGCAAGGCTATCCCAGCACTGCTGCAAGAGGGCGAAGAGGGCGCAGAGCTACTGCAAGCTCTCCTCGTAGAGGACTTCATCGAAGCCCTCGTGCTCAGCAAAGACGCCATTGGGTGGCTGGCCAGCCACCCAGGCTACGCTGAAGTCATCAGCAAAGCCTGGATCGAACGCGCAGAAATGACCCCCGCGATCACAGTTCCCAAGCTGTAGGAGTGGTGGATGACCGAGACCTACTACCTCGGGGTAGGTCTGACCGACGGCATCCTGCGTATGCGGGAAATAGCCGACGGACAGACCGGCACCGTAGAGCAACGTCACGACCCAATTCCGGAGGACCTCATGACAGAACTAGAAGACTTCAGCGGTAACGGCAAAGGGCGCGTTACGGTGGGCGGTGAGCTCGCCTCTAGCGTCGAGTTTGGGTTCAAAGCCCAATCATTCGTCAGTATCAGTGTTACCTGCGACAGCAGTCTCAGCGCCTGCGAAGCAGTGCATGACCTGATCCAACCCGTAGTCAAGCGCCTTGTCGAGCAAGACCACAAAGAGATGTCCGAACGGCGCGATAGCATGCTTCCAGCAGGTAAGGGCTTGGGCCTCAAGTCTGAACATGGCCCAGGGAAAGTCGCGGCTCCTGCAAAACTCAACCGCCCGCTCTACAAGAGGTAAGCATGTACACAAAAACCAGCCAGCAACTGGCCGCGATTGACTCAGTTATCGCAGTCAAGGGCAGCTTCACGTTCCATCCGTGGAGAGACGAAGAGCCAAGTATCACCCTGGAAATGATGTATGCCAACAAAGCAAACCAAACCACCTTTGGTTTGTGCCCCGCCCGTAGCTCCGTGCTCAGCCCTAAGACCCTTGAAGCCTTCAGAGCATTTCTAGAAGCGGCCGAAGAAGACTTCGGCCGCAGGGTTCTCGACAACGAAATAAGCCCACCCTTTGGTCCGCGCGTGTCTGTTGTAGCCGAGTCGGAAGACACACTACGCGGTCTCGGGGAGGGGTAACGTGGCAGCTGTCGAGGATAGGGTACTAACCAAGCTCTTGCGAGAGGGTGATCTCACCCCAGCTATACGCGCTGGCCTTATCGAGCGCGACTTCAAGAACCCTGAAGCCCGGCAGATTTATCGTTTCCTACTAAGCCATTGGTTCGCTCCTGCAACTGCCAGGACTCTACCTACTACCGGGCGCATCCGTAGAAAATGGCCGTCTTTCGTGCCCACAGCCGTAACGGACGAAGACGACGGCGAGCTATCCGCGCTCATTTCCGAACTCAAAGCCAAAGCCCTCGAAGCGGACGCGCGAGGGCTAGCCTTGTACTTCCATGAGCTCGTTGACGAGGATCCTGAAAAAGCCATTAAGGTCATGAAGAGCGCTCTTCATGACCTTGACATTCGACTCAACGGAGCGGGAGTGCAGCATGTAGGAGTTGAAGATCTTGTAGACCTAGCCAAAGACCACTACCGAATGGCTTTATCGGGCGCCGTCTATGGAATACCATGGCCGTGGGAGCCGTTGACAGAGGACACATTAGGGAAGCGACCTGGCGATTTCATTGTGTTCTATGCTCGAATGAAATCGTTAAAAACCTGGGTGCTGCTGTATTGCGCCGCAATGGACTACCTCAACAACGGCTGCCGTGTTCTCGTGTGGTCCCGGGAAATGTCTAAGCCCAAGATGGCTTTGCGCCTTGCTACTATCTTGGCAAAAGTAGACTACCAACTGTTCAAGAAAGGACTACTGCCTCCCAAGAAGGCCAAAGAGGCTTTTGCCATCCTAGATGAGCTGAAGCAACGTCGGGCTTTCGATGACGTAAAAGATGATGCTCGACGCGGCACAAGGTCTATGCGGCTCCTTTGTGGGCGTCAGGCCCCAAAGACTTTAGGAGAGCTCCGTATCGCTATAGAGGAATTTGAGCCCGACGTCATCTACCTCGACAGCTTCTACCACCTCCAGACCGACTCCACATCTAAGCTAAACCAACGCTGGCAGCGACTGGCCACCCTAGCCGAAGAAGTAAAGCAGTTGGCGGAAGACCTGGCCTTGCCCATCATAGCGGCGCATCAGGCTAACAGAGAAGGTGACAAGACCTATGGCAACACTCTGTCAGACGTCGCTGACGCTGACGCCATCGGCCGTGAAGTGGACCTCATCATCCGTATCATCAAGAAGAAAGCTCCTAAAGAGCTGTACGAGGAGGACTATGAAAAAGCCTTGGAGCAGCTGCTCGAGAAGGACAACCGGCTTCAACAGTTAGCCAAGACGGGCATGCCAATGCTTCGTCGACGCTTGGACGACGAGCACAACCCACAAGCCCTCATCAACGCAGCTCGAGAGAAAGGAGGGCGTATCAAGCGCGTCGGCACAGAACTAGCCCTTGCTCTTGGAGGTAATCGTGAAGGTGTGCTTGAGGCGTTCACCATCAAGGCGATCCCTGGCTACGATTTCAGTTTGCTCCAGCCGTCTTGTACGGTGGAGGACCTTAAGGACTGGGCAGGCGGCGGGGCTACAGGCCCTGCACGACCCAAGAAGAATACACCTTTCGGTTCAGAAGGAGGATTCACCGGCAAGGTGTCATTTGAGTAGAGGGCACCGTGGAATACATTGTTGACCAGATAGCTTCGCAACACCTCAGGGGGGCTCGTAGCAAGGATGATTTTGTCTCTGCTATATGCCCCTTCCACAAAAGCGGACAAGAAACCCACCCCTCATTTTGGATAAACCGACACACAGGGTCGTGGGGGTGCTGGTCCTGTGATTCTCGAGGCGTCAGCCTCAAAGCTCTTCTCAAAAATCTGGGGCTAAGTAGCTCTCGCTACGACGCCGAGATTGCGGCAGCCGCAGACGATATTGAGCGCCGGCGTAATGTAGAAACGCTCAAGCGGCGCAACGCCGCCCGCAAAGGCTTCCAAGGGGTCTACACCCTGCCAGACTCTTTGCTAGGTGTGTTCGATTGGCTACCTACGCAGTTGATAGATGCCGGCTACCCTGAAGAGCTCTTGGCCGAACACGATATTGGGTTCGACCGGCGCAACAGCCGAATCACATTTCCTATCCGAGACGTGTTCGGCCAACTTGTAGGAATCTCTGGAAGAGCCACAGAGCTCGGGGACTTCCCAAAGTACCTAATCTATAACGGCCGACGAGTATTAAACGGCAAGGAGGTGCCTGGAGAGTTGGGGGACTGGTTCCCTCAGTACTCTAACGAAGGAGTCAGGGATCACCTATGGCGGGGTCATTTCGTAAACGACTACGCCAGAAACACGATAAACAGTCAGATCATCATAGTAGAAGGGTTCAAGGCTGCCTTATGGATGGTCAAGCTAGGGTGGACCAACGTGGTGGCTTTGATGGGAGCACGAATCAGCCCACAACAGGAGAAGCTGGTGCGCAAATGGGGCGCCGAGACCTTTGTGCTGCTGGACAATAACGAGGCAGGGATAAAAGGTGCCGAAGCTATATGTGGCACCCTTGCTAATAGCACGTTTCCAGTATATCGATGCCGATACCTAGATCATCATGATGAAGGCTATCAGCCCGATGATCTATCAGAAGAAGAACTCGAAGTAGTTCTAAGCACTGCTGAAAGAGCAGGAGGACACCATGTACGATTCCAACTGGGATGCCAGCGTTTACGAAGACAAGAAAGCCTCGATGAAGGGCGGTAACAGAATCCGCCGCGCCTACAAGATAGACACCCTGCCTGTGAAGGTCCATTTCGCGCTCCCACCGCAGCCCTATACCCACCCTACCACAGGGCAACCCCTACCCTTTCGAGCGGGCCTGCGGCATTTCGTCTCAGGGGCAGGGCCCAAAGGGCAAGGAGCTTACATTGAGTGTGGCCCTGAGTGTGTGCCTTGTGCTTTGGCCAATCCGGCGCAGTTTGGGCTGAGCATCAAACCCAACCCCCGCATGGTGAAGTTCCCGCCAAAGCCCTACTACGCAGTAGGCGGATACGTAGAAGAATGGTTCCACCTGGTTGAGAAGGAGAAAGACGACAAGTCTGGGACCTACCACGACCGGGAGCGGTGCCGGGGTCGCGGGTGCAAAATGTGCACGGCCAACGTCCAAAAGACTTTTGGCCTGAAGACCTTCTTCAACTTCGCCCCCAAGCACTGGTCAGATTCTGTCTACCAGGTGCACAAGAAGTTGGAGCTTACCATGTGCAAGTGTGGCGGGAGCATCTTCGTTCCTGTCTACACCTGCAGAGCGTGCAACGCGGTCCTGGTTGACGTGTGCGCCACCTGCGAATGCGGGTCCGAGGACATCACCATCGAGCCCGATACCAACGTCGCCACATGCGATAGTTGCAACGAGTCCTGGTCGGCCTTCATTGGCGACCACGCCGAGCTCTTCGAGAAAGTCATCAACCCGTGCGCGTGCCACGAATGTGGGAACAAGGCCCTGCCTCAGCCGGACAAAATGTGCAGTACTGAGGGTTGCGCGGTAGACCCCTACACCGTGTTCGACACTCAGCTTACCTTGCGGAAAGCTGACGATAAGAATACGGCGGACCTACTCGTCACAGACTACGCCATCCAAGAGCCTGACCCTCGGCTGTTTGACGTGAAATATCAAGGGACGGGCGAGATGGCCGAAAAGGTCGCCAAAGCTAATAGCCAAATATACGACCTCGACAAACTACTGGCCCCGCTGCCTTCTTCCGAGCAAGCCCGCCTACTCGGCGTGGCTGACCCTTTCTCAAGCAACCCTGACGCCGCAGCCGCTGAAGCCCCGCAGTACAGGCGGTATGCACGAAAAGCTGCTGAGGCGTAAATGGGGTGGGCCAAGCACTCTGCAGCTGTAACGGCTGTAAGAGCGGCTAGGCATGCTGTACTCGCTGAGGCAAGAAAGGTCTCCAAGAAGATCTCGGCAACGGGGTCCTTGGAGACCTTTCCCCTTGCGCGCGAGCTACACAGTCTTGTCTGCCGCGCAGCTAAAATGGACTTCGCGCTAGCCCTAACTGCTAGCACGCGACCCTACGAACGCCACCTTTTGGAGGTGGTCCCCAAATGGAGGTTCAATGTCAGGCAGGACATTCAATCTGGGAGTACCCCTTCCTGAGTACATAGACGATGAGGATAGCGCTAGGCGACTTCTCTACACCCTACAAAGGAAAGTGGAGCTAGACCCGCATAGCTTCATTGGGTACGACACTGAAACAACCGGCAAGACGCTCGACTTTACCGTAGGCAACAGCAAGCCGCTCAACTGGATGGTCGATACCGTCATCTTCTGGTCACTCGCAGCCGAGCTTGAGGATGGGTACCACCGCTGGTGCATCTCGCGGGAGTACCTCGAGTACTTCACCCCCTTCCTAGAAAACCCTGCCCTCCATATAGCGGGGTGGAACGCCAAATACGATGGGCACGTGAGCTGGAACTCGGGCGTGCACATCTGGAATGCGGTTGTGTTCGATGGCCTGGCTATGGCGCACCTACACGACGAAAACCGCAGGCAGTACACACTTAAAACATGCGCCAGAGACTGGTGCGGCCTCCACATGACGCCGTACAGCGTGCTGTTTGATAGAGACAAATACGGCAACAAGGCCAAAGAGCATGAGACGTCCCTGTTTGACCTACCCCTAGAGAACGTCATCGACTACGCCTCCTATGACGCTTACGCCCACCTACGTGTTTGCGAGTGGCTCAAAGACCGCCTGAAGGATACTCCAATAGACCACACGGGGTATAACCTGTGGGAATACTTCCAGGAAGTGGAGCTCGAGTTTACGCACGTTCTGTGGAAGATGGAACGACGAGGCATAGCTATCGACACCGGCTACCTCGACAGTAAAATACCCATCCTTACCACCAGGATCACCGAGCTCGAGCGCGAGGTCAACCGCCTTGCGGGTAAGCCCATCAACGTTAATTCTCCCAAACAGCTGTCCGCTTTGTTCTTTGGGCATGCCCAAGATCCCGACGCTAAAAAGCGCGGCATGGGCTTGAAAGTCGTAAAGAAGACCAAAGGCGGGGCTCCGTCAGTTGACGAAGAAGTGCTTACTCTACTTGAGGAAGCAGGCGTGGAGATGGCTATCCATGTCGTCAATTGCCGCAAGCTGTATAAGATGAAGAATACCTACGTAGAAACGCTCAGCAAACTAGCCAAAGCGTACCCCGACAAGCGCATTCATCCTAATTTTCACCAATTCGGTGCGCGCACAGGCAGGCTTTCTACTTCGGTTCCAAATTCGCAAAATTTCCCACGCCCAGACAATGACGAGTACGGTGTACGACGTTCTGTGGTAGCTGCTCCCGGCTTCGTTCTTATTGTAGTTGACCAAGAGCAGGTTGAGATGCGCATCATGGCTGATAGGTCGCAAGACCAGAACATGATCAACGCCATTCGGGACGGCAAGGACCTACACTCCTACACGGTCAGTCGTATCGTTCCAGGGGTTTCGTACGAAGAGGCGGCAGCAGCCAAAAAGGCAAAGAGCCCTGATGCCCGGCAGAAGATGTTGCAAGCGCTGCGGCAGGACTACAAGAAGGTGGGGTTCGGTATCATCTACGGTGCCGGTCCGGGGAAGATATCTGAGGAGATAGAAATCTCCGAAGAGGACATCGCCGCACGTGCGGAGGAGCTTTTGGAGGATTCCTACACGCAGAAACGCATCCAAAGAAAGATGCGAGACAACCCTGCCATGGACGATCACAAAGCTCTTGTGAGACTGGCCAGAGAAAGCATCGCAGCGGACAAGATAGCCGCGTACTTCGGAGCGTTCCCTGGGGTAAAGCGGTACATGGACACGGTGCCCGACGAATGCCGTGACCGAAAGAAGTTCACCGCAGACGCCCAAGGGCGCCGAGGTATGCGTCATGATGTTCCAGAAGTGCGTACGCCTGGTGCTATCGCGCTTACCGAATCTGGGCATACCGAAGCCTTCGGATACGTGCAGACAATAGCCGGGCGCTACCGCCGGCTTCCCGACATTGACAGCAATCATCAATCCCTTCGGGGTCACGCAGAACGTGAAGCGGTCAACACATGCATCCAAGGGAGCTCCGCCGACCTCATACGTGCGGCGATGCTGCGCGTCGAGGCCAGCCAAGAGTTGAAAATGCTAAGAGTACGTCTGCTCAACCAAGTGCATGACGAACTCGTATTTGAGGCGCCTATAGAGAACGCTGAGCGCGCGGCACCCATCATTCGGGAATGCATGGAGCATCCGTTCGCAGAAGGTGAGGACCCTTTGTGTGTTCCAACGCCTGTTGACCTGAAAATCGTCCCCAGTTGGGACCTTGCCAAGTAGGAGAACAGCATGAGCGATGACAAAGGAATGAACAAGTACGGCGTAGAGCTGGATGACACCGTGAAGAAAGCTGAAGTGACTTACAACAAACCCTCTACTTGCCCTTGGTGTGGGAAGGCCCTACGCACAGATGGCACTTGCCCTGAGCATGGCACCGAACCGTTCGAGGCAAAGGAGCGCAAGTAGATGGCCCCGCGTAAGAAGGTAAAGGTGGCTGTTCCTGCTGCCAAAGCCGCCAAAGAACCCAAGGAAGCCGCCCCTGAAACAGCGCCTGAAGTGGTAGAAGTACTGCCTGAGGAGCCCAAAGTAAGGAGCGGCTCGGCTCAAGTATCGGCATGGCTCAACAAGATCAACAAGAACAAGAAATTCCAGGGAGTGGCCCAGGTACGCAGAGCCAGCGACTTTAGCACCCCCTACTATTTGCGCCGCCCCACAGGAGTCATGAGCCTAGACGTAGCTATGGCTGGAGGATTCCATGCTGGGGGGCACGCGCAAATATTCGGGGCGGACTCTGTGGGCAAAACGCATCTTGCCTTCCGTACTGCAGGGCAGGTGCAGAAAAACTACGGGAACAATGCCAACATCCTCATTGTATCCACAGAAATCCGTACGGATAAAGGATTCGCCCGTACAAGTGGTTTCTGCGTGGCCTACTCTGAAGACGAAATCAAACACTTCACAGGACTGCGCAAAGAGCGCGGTATGGAGCCCTTCTCTAAAGAGGAGCTAGCAGATCTGCGAAAGCAGATTGGTAGCGTTGTTGTAGTCACTGCCTCCTCTGGAGACAAAGCTCTCGACGTCGCAGTAAGTGCCTTAGAGGAAGGCATCTTCCAACTCGTCATCATTGAGTCCTTGGGCGCGCTTCTACGTGCCGATCAAGAAGACGCCAGCGTAGGAGATAAGGTGTATGGGGGCAGCTCCACCATCCTCACCAGCTTTGTCAATCAGGCCTACCCGCTGTTCATCATGGACCGCGCTGACGGCACCATGCTGGAAACTACTCTCATCGGCATCAACCAAGCCAGAGCCAATATTGGCAACACGATGGGAGGCACTCACGCCGCGGCAGGAGCCTACGCCTGGAAACACGGCCAGCTCATCAGTGTTGAGCTCAAAAAAGGGGAGCCCATCTACAATGGGTCTGCGCGCCGCAAGATCGGGCGGGCTGTTCGTTGGGAGCTCACCAAGGGCAAAGCAGGGACCCACGATGGCATCAAGGGGGAGTACAACTACTTCTACGTAGGCCAGAAGGACCCTGTCTTCTGGAAAGACGTCGAGCTTCTTGGGTCCCAATGGGGCGTGGACGTCATCACGGACTTGGTAGAGACCGCCAAATCTCTCGATGTGGTGACAGGAGCAGCCTGGCTAGTCTGGGAAGAAAACGGAAAAGAACTCGGCAAGTTTCATGGAAAGGAGAGAATGGCCGAAGCGATCGTCAACGACTACGAACTTGAACAACGCCTTCGCACCAGCTGCATGCTGAAGGCCAACCTACCTGTGAGATTCAAATGAACGTGACTTGCCCGCACTGCGGTACCCCGCAGCTCTGGGGGAGGACAATAATAGCAGAGCGAAGAAAAGCAGGGCTTCCGGATATGCAGTGCGCGACATGCGGTCAAGGGTTCACAATGATAGATACAAAAGTCGGGAAGAACGACAACCAAAAACGTAGCAACCTACAGGAGAAAAAAGAGGCCGCGAGGCACGGCGGGCAGCGCACCGCTGCTTCAGGCGCCGGCCAAGTAAAGGGTGATTTCCGAAAATTCGGTGTAGTACGCGGGGAATGCAAGTTCACGCGAGCTGCCTCCTACACCCTAAAGCTCGAGGACCTGAAGAAAATCGAGCAGGCAGCCCAGGGCAAGGAAAACCCTGTCATGGCCATTGAGTTTCAGGGAGTTTATCCACCACAAACCTACTATGTGCTTCCGGCGTGGTTGTACGAGCACTACGCCAGGACAGCCGGGGACCTGGAATGATCCGCACCCTCAAAGACTTAGAGGAGGCCAGAAAAACGAATCCAGCCTCTGTTGATAAGCACCTTGAAGAAGTGACTATCAAGGAGGACATAGAGGACTACTTCCAGTGGCTTCACGACAACGAAGTTACCACTGTGATCAAGTACAAGCTGCACCGCTACCAGAAACGCGCTCCCGGGATACACCCGTCGGCGGCGTCCAAAGTAGGGGTCTGTTTGCTACGGATCTACTACGACTGCACGTTTGAAATCGAACCGATGAACTCCTTCGAATTCAAAACGCAGTTGACGTGGGACATTGGCACTGCCCTGCATGACATGTTCCAGACGCATTTGAAAAACATGTATCAGGATCAGTTCCAAGCGGAAGTTCCTTTGTCGGATGCCGCCTTGAACGTGAAGAGTCATACAGACGGTATATTCACGTTCTCGCAGGTGCGCTTCATCTTGGAAGCAAAGTCCATCAAGGAGGGGAAAGAAAAAGCCAGCTATGGCTGGGATGCGGTGATCCATAAGCCTATGGAGGAGCACGTAAGGCAACTGCACTTCTACATGTATTTGTCCGACGTGCCTTTTGGCCTGGTGTTCTACATAGGAAAAAACAACAGCGATCTGTTGGAGCATCCCATCGCGTTCGACCCAAACATCTGGAAAGACATACAAGACAAGACCGTCCTTCCAGTCCTCGACAGCCTAAAGAAGGGCGAAGCTCCTGTGGCTTCGCCCTCTTGGAATTGCAAGTGGTGCCCTTACTACTATGCGTGTCCCCGAGGGTACAAAAAGGAGAGCAATCGTGGTTGGCTCGAATGGTCAGAATGAGGAAGAAGGGACCTTCGGCGAATTTTACTGCAACGAAAACGAGGGTCTAGAATACTACAGCTTTATCGATCGGGTCACCGAGCGCATCAAGAGTTTGGGGGTCAATGCACCTCCCAAGCCGCGGTTCGAATCTGAGCACCTGTCGATCTACGCAAACGCCCAAGTAGGGCAGTATTTTGATGGCAGGCTCCCTACTGTCATCAGAAAATTGAGCTTAGACCAACTGTCGGCGCTCTATAGCCTGTTCTCTGGGTGGTTCGCCTACTTGGCTTTCGTGAGCGAGATGGTGGCCGCCGAGCGCTCCGAGACGATGCGCAAGAAGGAATTTTTGTGGTCCCACGTGCGATCTGCCCACAAGAAGATGGGAGAAAGGGGTAAGAAGGTAAACGATCAGGAAGCCAGCGACCGGGCACGTATTGACGCCCGCTTCATACGTGCCAGTGCTGCGTATGAAGAAGTCAACGCGGTCTACGACATCATCCAAGCTATGTGGAAAGTCGCAGATCAGGATATGAAGGTCATCAGTCGAGAAGTCACCATCCACCAGGAGCAGATTCGAAAGAAGATGCTAGGCCAAGGATTTATCGGGCGTGGTCGAGATGATTTCTCGGACATGGGAGGAGACGTGTACCATGGCTCTGCAGCTTCCTCGCCCCCAAAGGGTGGACAAAATACCGGCCCCGCCCGCCCAAGCACCGTGCGGAGCATCCCAAGGCACATCGGCCGATGACTTCACAGTAGAGCTGGCACTGCCTCCTTCGGTCAACAAGCTGTACCAGCGGCGGAGGGGCGGTGGTTTGGCGTTGTCAGCGGTAGCTGTGACCTACCGAGAAGTCATGAAAGCTCTGGTTTTGCAGATACCTGACATTCACAAATTCCCGGTAGGCCCCGATTTTGTCTACGAGATGCACCTCAAGTTGTACTTCGAGCGGTTGGAGAACCCAGGGTGGTTCGAGGCCTTCAAAAAGGGGGCTCGAAAAGGTGAAAGAAAGGCAACTACCCGGTATAAGCGCATTGACGCAGACAACCGCGTTAAGTTCCTTCAGGATTCCATGGCTTCTGTGTTGGGCATAGACGACTGCCAGATCTTCCGGGCCATCCCCGAAAAACACGAGGATCCTAAAAGACCCCGTGCAGTTGTGCGATTGTTCATGATAGATAGAGACCAATTTTTCCGGAGCTAGCATGGCCAAGCTAAAAGGACCAAAACCGGCGCCCGTGGCCTCATTCGACGCGCTCAATGACTCTGAGCTGGTGCTGCTGGCTAACAAGAACGGGCTCAACGTCAGTAGGGCAACTCCTAGGGATCTGGTCGTCCAGGCCCTAGAGACGTTCACCCCACGTCCAGAACCCTTACCTATGGCAGGCACTGCCGAAACGCTCAGCAAATGGCTGCAAAGATGGTGGGACAAACTCAGAATGCAAGTGCCGAAGAAGGTGTGCCCGAATTGCACAATGTGCGGGGACCTACAAGTGATGGACTGCTACAGCCGCAACGAGCAGGCCATCAACCCACTGGGCAAGTAGACCTGCTCAAGGAATGCGCCTTTTGCGACAAGGTGTGTGGCTGTCCGCACCTGAAAGACCGCAAGGGTCATTTCGCCCCGGGCTTGGTAATCACGCAAGACCGTTACCGAGACTGCCCCGACTGGCAGTCCATAGGCCAGCGACAGCTAAACTCAAGGGTCCGACTCCTACAAATTGGCGGGCTAGCCTTTGTGCGCGCCTTCCAAATGCTGCCCACTTGGGCGACTGAAGGAGTCAAGAAAGGGGAAGAGGATGAACTGATGATCGAAGGCATCGCAGAACCGCTCGACGAGCTCATCTTTGATGGGATCACCATCGAGCAGCGCAGGAACCAGTTGGAGTATGTGACCGACGAGCGCGGGGCATTCGTCCAGGAGACCAACCCGTTGGACGGTACCCTGAACCCGCGGCCGCGCGCAGACTTCGAACTCAAGCGCTACGCAGTCAACCCGGAAGGGCCCATCAGGCTGAGTGCGCTTGATGTCTCCCTCTGGAAACGCAAAGAGATTCTGGACCAGATCATTGCTGTCGAGGTAGAGCTAGGCCTCATTGCGCCCGACAGCAAGAAACCCAAGAAGGTTAAGGAGACCGAAATGGCTACCGATGCAGCAGCAACCAAGCGCGTGAAGATCAATCGCACCTCGGGAAAGACCGCTTTGCCTGGAAAGGCGAACGGTGCAGAAGGGAAGGCCGGCCCGGGCCGAATGCCGGGCAAACTGCCCGGCAAGGTGGCTATGCCGCCCAAGAAGGCAGAGGCTCCCAACGTTCAGGCCTCAGAAGAAGAGGCTCCCGCCCAAGAAGCAGCCCCTGCGTTTGACGCCGCTGCGTTCCGGGACACGGTAGACCAAGTGGTGTGCGAGCGGGTGCAGGAGGTGCGCAACGAGCTCCTGGGTCGCCTTGAGGTGCTGGAAGGTAAGGTCATCGACGCTGTTACCATCCTGCACGACATGATGGTGCGCACTGGGGGCAGCATGCAGTACCCTGCCACCGATGCTGACGGCAATGCCGTTACGGATGCCGACGGCGACGTGGTGTACGAGACCCTACCTGAGCTGTTCGACAGCGAATCCAAGATCCTGGCCTACACCGACGGCAGCTTCGCGGGGGAGTAGAGGCTTCGGAGGGTACCCTGGTACTGACCTCCGAAGAAATCAGCCGAATGAGTCTTCCTGGGCTCAAGCAGCTCGCCGACCAGGTCGGTGTAGGGTACTTCAGCCGCATCGAGCGTGCAGAGCTGCTAGGCAAAATTCTGCAAGCCGGAATTCCAGAGGAGTGACCCCCAAACAGGGGGTCACTCCCTACTTTGTGGCCAAAACAGTTAGCCCTGCCGCCCCCAACAGAGTCCCAAATAAGGCTACCGCGTAGGGCCAGTAGGAAGGAGAGGACGACTTTACTAGGGCGTCCTCGCAAGCGTGCCAGCGCTCTTCCAAACGCTCGGATTGGTTCTTGAGCACTTGATTGTTTTTCTCTACAGCTTCAACAATCTGGCCTTTAGCGCCAGCTGCTTCCGCGTATAGGTCGATCAACAGCTCTTGTGTAGCGGTCTCACTGCGCAACTTTGCGAGCTCGGCGTCCGCTACCGCCAGTTGTAGCCACTCATCTAGGGCAAGCAGGCGCGCCTCTTCCCCGCTAGGGAGGATGAACCGCTCCCCTTTAGGAAGGATTTGAAAGGTCACCGAGGTCCTTCCTGCCTGGGCAGCCAGGGCAGGAAGGACCACAAACAGTGCCGCGGCTACTTGATATCGAGGGCGTCCCATGAGGTCACTTTCTTCAAAAGCAGGGCGTACTCCTTGAAGCTTTGCTCCCGCTTTTCTTGCTCCTTTCGGAGCTCCGCGATTTGAATTAGGAGGCCCGTTACCTTGTCGTGCGCCTCTTTGGCCATTTCCTCATTTTTAGCCTGTAGGGCTGTTTCTCGTGCTTCCCTAAGGTCTTCCTCAGCCCTTCTCACCTGTGCTGCCAGGACAGCCGCTTTGCGCCTCCAGTAGACATATAGAAACCCTACTACCCCGAAAGCGACCGAGGCTAGGGCAGCTAGGGCGTAGGCCAGGATGGGCTTAGTCTTGGCCGAGGCAGCTTCCTCGGCCAGAGTAGGCAATGCGCTAGGTTGCAGTGTTGGCATTTGTGGGTTCCTGCTTGGTAAACATCTTGCCAATTTCGTGCATCACCATGGCGCCTGGCCCCGATAAAGCCAGCAGAAGAGACTCTGACCAGGGCATTCCCATACCAATCTGGGCGAAAAGGCCCATCAGTAACCCTAGCATCAACGTCGAGGCCTTGAGTACATTCTTACCCTTGCGCCCCTTCCAAAACGGCCCAGAGAGCTTTAGAACATCGAGCATACCCTTAAAGATCAGGGCCAGCAGGGCGGCCAAAGCTAGCCTTTTGGTTGTAGATTCTTCTTGAGCTCTGTAGGCCAAAACAGCCTTGCGGATCTCCGAGGCATCGGCAGCCAAATCGCTGAGGCTTACGTCAGCATCCTCGGGACTTGGGGATGTGCCTATTCCAGGAATGGCTTTAGGTTCTGGGGTGCCTTGGGCCCAGGTGTAAGGCGTTGCCAAAAGAAGAAAGGCAATCAGAAAGGTTTTGCGCATTCGCGGCTCCAGGGGGTTAGGCCGCAGTGACCTCCCCTCGTGCGGGTTGTTCGGCTGAGGGGGCATCTTCGTACCTTTTCCCCTCCTCAGCCTCTTCTGATCTTGGCTCAACCAAATCATACTTCAGTAGGTCCGGATCTTGGAAGAGCTCCTCTAGCCCTTGGCGCTTTCCCCTCGTATTTTCCAACTCAAGGTCCATGTGGCGCAGTCGGTTGTTGGCCTGGGCAATCTGCGTGGCCAATTGCTGCATTGTGCGCTCAAGCCCTAGCTCTTTCTCACGAGCAGCCTGTAGCCGCTTCACCGCTGTACGGAGGTAAGGTGGGTAAGCGCCGGGATCCTGAATGATATGATCCACTATTCCAAGTTCTTTTTCCATCGCTTCGCTTTTTACAGGCAGTTTGGTCATTCTCGGGATCCCCGGGTTAGATGTTAAAGGCCTCAATCGCTGACTGAAATATTTCCACCTGCACCTCTAGCATGGATATAACTGTAGAGTCAGTGACCGCAGCAAAATGCGCCCAAATGATTTGATTGGCTGTCAGAGGCAAGTCAATCGCCCCTGTGTCGAATTCAGTAATATCCGACCCTGATGCTACCAAGCTAGCAGTTGCCACAAGTTCACTAGACACCCCAACGCCGTCCGAGTAGTCCCGCTCTCTAATTGTGACGTCCACGGCATTGCCGTCAGTTACATTTATCCTAGCCTTCACCCGTTTGAGCCGTATAGAGACCGCAACCAACGGGTGTGTGTGCCTCGGAAGAGGGATAGGTATAGATGCCTCGCCGTTTCCTGTGTTGGTAAGTATTGTTACCGTGCCTGCAACCGCGTTTCTTGTTGTATCTCCGGAAACCCCCACCAAAACCGCGTTGTTAGCCCCTACGTAGTACGTAACGGTTCTTGAAGTGACCCCAATGGGCACCAGCGTAGGTCCATTGGAATACATCGCGTCGGACTGTACCGACGGCACGACTAAGTCGTAGTCTGTATCCGGAGCTGCACGGATGCCCACTACCCCCGTCGCTGCGTCTACCCGCATAAACTTGGTGGCGGACGCATAGTCGCCCACCCGTCCACCCGATGCAATTGCTGCAACGACCTCGTTCGCGCTGTTATCGACCCCCCAAGAACCGTGTTCTCCACTCGTTCCTATGCCAAAGTCCAGTCGAGCGTCGCCCGCGCCATCCTGTCGCAAATAGAGGTGGCCTTCGGTAACATCTGCGTCGCTACGATAGGCCGTCAGTACCGATATAGGATCGGTGGGGAATGACGTTCCATTCTCTACAATGAGGGGACGCAGCGCCCTCACATGGGTCACTACCGACCCCTTGGCGTGCAGTACTTCCACAAGGCCTTCAGAAAGGCTATTTACTGAGAGCAGCGCCTCGCTTCGGACATCGGCACCGTCAACTAGATTGGCCCTAAACTTCAGCACACCCGCAAGTTGGTAGGCACTATTCTGCCACCCGTAGGCAAAGATCTGACCGAGTAGATCGCCCGCCTGTACATCCGCTTCCGCGCCAACAGCAGTGCCGCGGGCCTTCCTTGCTACGAGGGTTGGGCCTACCGCGCTATTGGACAGATACTCATGGATTGACCCTGTACCGGGTAGCGGAGAGGGCCTCGCCAGAATGTGCAACGCAGCTTCCGGCGCTATGATACCGCCTAGGCCCACCCTGCCGGCTGTGTCCCATACTTGCGCACCGTTGAACGCGTTAGGCCCAGTGCCGTCGTTGACTACATCTAACTTCAATATGTCGTTGTCTGGGTACGCACCGAACGCCCAAACTTTAGGATCCGGCGCCGTAGAATCGCTTATGAAGTATAAATCGGTACCGCTGGACCCGATAACGGAAGACCCGTCAATGCTTGTGCCGTCAGCTTCAAGGTATAGCCAAGCTCGAGGGTTGCCTATTAGACGCACGTGCCCGTACTTGTCGATCTTGAAACCGAGAGTACCTGCCCCGTCGCGGACGGCCAGCTTAGCGTCCCAAGTGCTGTCCACCGCAGTACCACGGACGGTTATCGTCTCTCCGTCCACTCCAGGGAACATGTCTACAGTATCGGGCCGTATCGCCTTGTGGCGCCCAACATGCCCCGTAAGGCCGTCCGGCCCCGCCACATCATGAGGGTAGTGCTCCAGATCGAGGCGGTAATCGAGGTCCTCGAGGTTGAGACGTCGATCCCCAAACAAAAGGTCCTCAAACGAAACGATGGAGGGGCCCACGACGTTCAGAAGAGCCTTCTGGGTCAGGTAATCCACTTCTTGATCGTAGCGAACGCCGCGCCCTACAAGTATTGCAGGGTCATCCGTGGCATCCCGAAAGGTGCTCGCCTGCATGAAACGAATCTTGATGGCTTGCCCATTTGCAGGTACCGCTCCGTCAGGTACGTCCCGAAACTTGATGAAGGGATCTTTCCAGAAGTACCCATCTGTCGTTATCGTGATCGTTCCCGGCGAGCCGCTAATAAGGTCCGGATTCAGGTAGGCCGCTCCCCAATCCGCCGCTACCACCTCCACTGTTTCTTTATCGACTACTCGCGATATCCGGTAGGTTCCGTTGTTCAAAAAAGGCGTAGACGTCGTATGACCCGCCCATACCAAAACGTCACCAGGTGCCACCGCATCAGTAACAAAGTCTGCACCTACGACTACGATACGGTTGTTCTTGTCCACGCGATCGGGGGCTATTGCCGCAGTCTTTGTGAGCTGCACCTGCTCGACTCGAGTACCTGCCTGGGCAGTGCGTACTTCCTCAACCTGCACTGGCACTGTGTGTACTTCGATCTTGTCGACCGAAAATGCCCCTGTAGGCGTTGGCGTAGACCCGTCGGCTGCAATGTTTTGAACCCGGGCCACATCAGAGGCGAGGCGCTCTAGGATTTTCAAGCGCACGTTCTGCAACGCTCCTGCGCCTGCAGCTGCGGTCACCAGGTAAACGTCTCCTGCAAGATCTCCCACGTCGATGGAAAACCCCGCACCGCCCCCGAGAGTAATGAGGAGTGCTCCAGTGTCGGAGTCTACCGCCCAAGTAGCAGATGCTGCTGTGCCTAGATTCACCTCTACTTCTTTGGTGAGTTCCCGGTCTTGGTTGTCTAGGACCACAAACAACCTAGCTAGTTGCGTTAAGCTAGGTGTCGCATCCGGGCCTGTATACACCAGTGTGCTTCCAGTAAACTGGTAGCCTTCCTCTGTGGGCACGCCCGTTGGAGTGTAGTTGAGGGATACTTCACCTTGAGACGCAATCCTCTTCTTGCTCAGCAAGCCTTCGTTGCGGTCGTTGTTGACGGATAGCTGGAACAATGCCCTGTTGAACGCCCGAGCGTCTAGGTCCTCACCCTCTGCCAGAGTGAGTTGGCCTGGAGGGCACACTTGTCGAGTAGGGTCGACGTGCGTAGCTTGCGCCAACTCCCCGGCCTCTGAAACAGACTCAGAGAACAGGCCCAGCTCCAGAAACACGTCAGAAATGGTAGCGTCTTGCTCAAGGCGCAAGTAGCTTCCCGTGCCTGTTGTGGGGCTTTCCAAGAGTAGAAAGCCGTTGTCACGCTTGGCTACCGTGCTTCCCACCGCTGCGTTGATCTGGGAGATCACGGTGTCCAGCGTTAAGTTGCCCGCACCTACCAAGGACACTACCGTCGGCGTAACCGTGTTGTCGACGTATAGTTTGAAGGACTTGCCTTCCACGTTGTACCCAGCAGAGGGCTCTCGGCGCACTCCCAAGATGCGGGCCTTCGCTAACACCGTTCTTGGCAGTATGGAAGACTGCCCGCCAGGCCCTACAACCGGAAGATAGGGCCAGGAGCCAACTAGAGATCCGAGCTCAACATGCTTTAGAGGAGCGGCCACGAGTCACCTCACCCGAAACGGATATCCCAACGGATTTCCAACGTGAAATCTACGGTTTTGGTCAGGGGTTCGAACACTTTGTAGGCTATCGGCGGATTAGTGCCCACCGATGGGTCGAGAACTGTGTCCACGTTACCTGGGTCTACTGCAACATCGTCGACCCCGCCCGCAGAAGCAGGCAGCACATCAGCGAACATACCTGCTTCTGTAACCACTACAGGTGTGTTGGATATGGTTATCTCATTGGCGCCAAATTCCCGAATGAACCGGGCCGACGTAGTCGTAGGGAACTCTGTCGCTTGAACGGGCAACAAGTAGTTTATGGCGTCACCCAGCTGAGCTTGTGCAAGGGACGACACTGTCGATACCTCAAGCTGACTGCCGATCCCTACACCCATCCAGCGCACTCTACGGTTGGTGTAAGGTATGTCAGTGCCTCCAATGGTCTGCCACGACAGCAGCCTTGCAAGTAGATTGCGCCCTGTCACTGTAAATACGTTGTGACCGTCCCGCACAGAGCTGGGAACCAGTTTTCCCCTACAACGCATTTGCGCGTGAAAATTGCAGAGCACGTCGATGTCGCTCAATAGATTCATAGGTTCCCTCAAAAGGCAAAGTTCCACTCTATTTCTAAGGTGAACGCCGCTGTCTTCACTAGCCCCTCGTCGTAGGTCTTGTAAGCAAATGGCGTGTTCAGCGGGGAAGATGCGCTAAGAGCCAGCCCTGGCGCGGAATCGACAAATAAGCCCGCCTCAGCTATGGTTACCGGGCCTCCAAAGGAAAGGTCGGTGGTTGCGAACTCCTTGACGATCTTCAAGGTAGTCGTAGCAGAAAAGACTGTGGAAGCATGGTCGATCGGCACCAGGTAGACCCCTGCTGTTACCTCCAAAGGGTCATTCAGAGCCACTACCGCTTCTATTTCGGGCTGAGTGCCTTGACCGACGCTTATCCACCGCAAACGGTGGTCTGTCAGCGCCACGTCCGGAGCTATGGTGCTCCATGTCAAAAGATGCGCCAGCGCCTGCAAGCCAGCTTCCGTGACAATGTTGTGGCCTTCGCGTAAAGACCCCGGAACGATTTTGCCGCGCTCTCGCAATCTTGCTCTGAAATTGGAACGCATTAGCGCCTCCGGAGGACTTCGAACTCATACTCAGTAGCGTCAGGGGAGTCGATAGTCTCTAAGATCGTCAAGGTTGCTGGGTCATCCACCGTAAGGGTTGACAAGTGGTTAGGGCCTGCCGGGTTATTGAGAAGAATTCGATCCCCTTTTTGGACCCCCAGTTTTAACGGAGGCCCCACTAAATCTAGCTCCGGCCCTAAAACATAGGCCGCTCCACTATACGAGCCACTTATACCCAGTTGCGATCCTCCTACTACCGTCAACAAATTGTCTACAGCGGGGTCTCCTTTTATCTTCGCTGTTGTCCAGTCCGCCACTTTAGCGGTGAGCGTCGCTAACGGCTTTATAGGGTAGCCCCCTGAGGCTCTCACTATGCCTGGAGCGGTCAGCAAGCCCGACCCGCCAAAGGTTATTCCGGTACTTCCTTCAATGTCAGAAGGAGGGGGCGCCGCATCGAACATGAGTAGGGCAACAGCGGCCGTGTGATTCGGTGCGTCGTTGCCTGGAGTCATCGAGCCTGTGGAATTTACGGGATCGGTGTCTCCTGGGGAGTAATCATAAATCTTTGCGTATTTTCCAGTGGATATAGTGCTCTGGGCGGCAAAGGTAAACGGAGCGTCGATCGTCGTATCCCCGATCAACTTCGACGAAATCACCAAGCTGGCCACGCAAATAGAAAGAAAATGCGCATCCGCGGTGTTTGGCTCTATCGAAGCAGTAGCCCATGCCCCGTAAGCTGTGATTTCTAAAGTCTCCGCAACAGAAAAGTCCTCTATGTCGGAGTATTCCAGAGCAAAATGGTCAAACCACTCGGCTCCGCCGGCATTATTGCTCCACGTAACTTCATCATCAGTGCCGTCTGCTACCCTGCCCGCAAATACTTGGATACTGATCGAGGTTAGTGCATCGTAGTACGAGTACACTAGACTCAATACGTCGGTGCCTATTCCTACAGAAGAAGCCTCCCCAACATCATTAGACGCGTCGGTGTCGTGCTGTATGTTTATAAAAACTAGTAAGTTGCCGACTGTTGGCAGGGCATCCAACGTCAAAATAGAGGCAGGAATGCCCGAAGTACTTGTTTGCTTAGATTGTACTAAGGTTGCCATCGTGCCTCCCACCAACTAGTTGGCAGTGACCGTAAGAGCGCCAGCCGCAAACTTGGGCTGTTGGCCAAGTGACACAGCCAAAGGCGCAGTGAGTGCCCCGTGGAATATCATGCCCCCGCTCTCTTCGAAAATCGCGTAGTGAGTTAGCGTGCCCCAAGACCCAGAAGCTGCTGGGAACAAAATCTCGTTGGCGTTAGCCTTCGATCCGCCAGACGACGCAGGCCACTCGGTCAAGGTATTTGCTACTGTGACCCTACTGTAGTTGTTCCCGACAGGCTCCGCTAACCCAGATCCGTCGTCCGTAGGGTCTGCTTGGGAAAGAGCAATCTCCACATTGGCAGGAGGAGTAAAGTCCACGGCTCCGAGCAGTTTATCGAGGACTTTGTCTTCATAAGTGTCGCTCACACTCATTTATGCCTCCGTACAGTGCCTGTGCTCTCAAAAGTGAAGGACCGCGCCCGCAACACTGTCCGAAGTGGTGGATGGGCTATCTGTCACAACCTTGCCGCTATGAATGTATTCTGTGATGAGGAAATCACCGTCATTGGTGGGGTCGTCCGACTCGCTCACAGATATTAGTAGGCCTACATGGTTTGGGGTGAACACGTCAAAAGGTGCAAACGGTGTGTTGGGGTCTTGCACCACAATTTCCATGCGAGCCGCGCCGCCATTATAGACCGATCGAGCGTTCTCTATCCTAAATGCTGCCAGGGCGGGGCGGACGACGCGAAAGCGTACTCCGGAATCCGTAGCAAATATAGGAGCGTTGCCATCCATCATTACCAACTGAATCTGTGTCTCTGTGATCCAGCCACTTACAGCAGGGACTATGGCCGTAATGATGTACTGGCCGTAGTTTGTGCCTTCTTCCACAATGAGGTGGTCCCCTGGCGACACTCCATTGGTCAAAAACTGAGCCGAGGCTGACGTTACTGTGACCTCTCCAAAGGTAAAGGCCAGATCTGCCCCAAGCACCAGAGGGTTCTTCATACGGCGCATTGCACAAGCTATTAGCGACGTACCGTACTCAAACAACGCTGTATCTAGAGAGCCATAGTCGTATGACGTCGGGTTGCTGTGAGGAGCCTCCGCGCGTAAAGATACCGTAGTGGCATCGATCACCGAATCTATCTCGTACACGCCGGGCGCCGCCAGGCCGGAACCTAATTGGCCTGGTGCTATGATCAGTAGGTCACCTTCGATACCGGGGTCTTGGGAGGTGGCGTCCACTCTACCGCGCAGCAGTGTCGTATCCCACGTTGACGACTTAGCGCGTACCTCTCCGACCTCAAGAACTGTCTGGACGTCCCTAAGCAGCCTATGAGCTCGAGTAGCTAAAGGATACGACCCCACTGACCACAGGCTACAACCTTGCTGGTTGTCATCATTGAGGCGGGCCGTAGCTTCCAAGCCCCATGTATTGTCGTAGAACTGGAGCGCCAGAGTCCCTGCCACTTCATCTGTGGTAATTACGTCTTCAGACAAACTGCGAAGTATCGTAGTTATAGCTCGAGTGTATACTGGCTTGATAGACCGCACAAAATCCAAAGCGAATAGTGCGTCCTCCGCGTTGAATACTTCGCTGTCTATGAGGACTTTGAACACAAAGTATTTCAGAACTTCTATGCCGGATAACGAACGCTGCCACCACAGGGGGTCCTTTACGTAGTCCAGCACCTCTACGCCTTTAGAGATAGGCTTGAAAGCGCTGATGATGTCGCCCACCGCGTAGGGTACACCAGTCAGCGGGTTTGTCTCGATGCCTACAACGTTTGGGTAAAAAAACAGCCTACGGAATCCGGTGCGAAGTCCTTGATCGTCAAGATCCTCGATCAGTATACGATCCAAAGAATTGCCGTTAGAGTCTGTAGAGAAGTCTTGCTGGATCTCCAGGATCAATCCGTCAACATCCGTGAACGGCAAGCCAAGCAGTATCTGTACGCCCAAACGTACATTGGCGATAGAAGGGCCGCGCACAAAAGCGTACACTAACCCGCGCACGGCGCTCAGGTAAGGAGCTTGGGCATTGGTATTGGCATATTGCTCCTGGGTTAACCGTACCAAGCGGCCGAAGTTGTTCTCTACCGCTTCGGAATTGTCGAAGTGAGAGCATTCCGCCCACAAGACCTCAGGAGCCGGGCTCGATAAACTGAACCTGCCTCCCGCAAAATGCAAAATCGCACTGTCTATCGTGTAGTCGAAGTTCTCTCTATATACGACGTCGGGGTTTACTAGCTTCTCTTGAAGGGCCGGAGCAGTGAGCAAGTTGTTACTGACTGCAATAGCGGTGTTGTGCAGTACCTTCTTGGCCTTGATGGTGAGTTGGAGCTGCGAGAACGGCCTAGTTGCCAAGTTGATAGCTACAGGCATAAAGGCAATGAAAGCCTCTGCAGCAGACCCTGCTTCTACTTCTGGCGCGTCTCCTGCGACAATGTGCAGTCCCCTCATGAGATCGCGAAATAGCGCTCGGTCTACTGTAGTAGCGGCTGTACTCAAGTCTTGCAGCGTAAACTCAAATCCTAGCCGGTCGTTTTTGACCCCCACTACTTGAGCACGAAGCTCTGCGCTGATACCCGTATCTCCGCGGGTGGCCTCCAATACAAGGATATCGCCAGGGGTGACACCGCGTGCCTCCAGGTCAACTCCAGGTACGTGAAGCAAATGGGGTATGCGCCACCGCACAGACCGTATATTGGGAGTGAGCGTCTCCTCATCCAGTACCAGCAAGGAGAACAAGCGTCGCACCTTGTACCCTTGGTCAGGCCCTGCAGTAAGTGCGGGCACTGTAGCAGTGCCCGCATAGGTGACGTCCAATGTGGTTTCAGAGGGGACTGCGGATACGTCGTACTCGCCCGCGTTGATACCCGTTAGCGTTACACGGTCACCTGCCTGGACGCCCAAAGTTTGAAAAGCAGCTCCTGCAACTGTGATGGTGTTGCCACCCGCTGTTGACGCGTCCGCCCCTTGCGCCAAAACGGATTCGCCGTTCTCCGCTCGGTTGATGATATGCGTAGTGTCGTTGAGGACGATAACACGCCCTGCAGCTCCATAGTTTCCTCGGAGCTGCACAAAATCGGCTTTGTTGCCGGAGCCCGTAGGCCCTCGTAGGATGTGAAAGAGCTTCGTCAGGCCTGTAGCGCCACCGCCGATAGGTCCCGTCTCCCCACCCACGCCTCGATCAGTTTTCCCTACAATGACGCGCTGCTTGTACTCCTGCGACAAGTCTGTTGTCATCGCATAAGGGAGCCAGCGGCGCTGAAAAGTAGATTGAATAGTGGCCAACGACTTGTTTCTATCGTTTTCCCACAAGCGAATAATGTCTGCGCCGAGGGCCTGTATCGTGGAGGCCCAAATAGAAGTGACGGCTTCTCGGTCCTCAACAAGTCCCCAAAAGTTTGAGATGTAGCTCCACAAGAACAGCGCGTCAGGGACGATACCTTCCCCGCAGGGTACCCGGTTAAGTTGAATGTTCACTAAAGCGACCACGGGGTCGCTGTCGAGCTCACCGTCATTCACAATCAGCTCGATCTCATACTGACCGGTCTTGTCGGGGATGAATGACACAGCCGTGCTACGCGGGCGTAGGTCTTTGAACCCTACGGATTCCACGCCGCTGCCGATGGGTACTTTCGCAAACCGCCACTGGAACGTTATGTCAGTACCTTCAGGGTCGAAGCTCTGCCTACCATCTAGTTGGATAATCGATCCGATGACGGTATCGATCCTGGTAGATGCCAAGACTGCGACAGGTGCCTGGTTGGCTGCTGCCGTAGTTGTGGTGCTGAACTTTTGGACCTTGTTGCCCGCCATTACGCGTCCTCAGCTTCCACGATGACATTTAGAGCCTGGCCGAACCTTTGCAAGACCTCTTCTTGCGTCAGTAATGGCTTGGCTTCCAAGTCAAACCCCTCAGAAACAGAATGTCGAAGGAACTTCCAATTGCTCGTGGCGGCTCGGTCATCCATGTAGTTCCCAAAACTGACCCGAGCTCCTGACCCTTCGGAGGCTGGGTAAGAGAAGGTGGCCGAATTTTGCTCAATGATCGGGGTTTCCGCCTCATCCACAAACAAGCGCAGGCTTCCTCCTACAGTCTTTTCCAGACGGTACAGGTGATAGCGGGTCCAGTCCACCACCGCGTAAAAACCTTCTGTGCCGGGTACCCCAGACTGAATATCCCTAAGAAGCTCGGTCACATCAGTGTCTGGCACCAAAATGACAATCTTTCCCACATCCCCCGCATCTGCAAATAGCAGCTTCGTAAGGTAGGTCCCGTCATCTATGGAAAAGCCTACCCCTGTGTGCTGCAACGAGGGGCTTGATACCCCGGACACTTCGTAGGCCTCTACTCGGCCTCGCATCTCTAGGCTGACCCCGTTGTTGGGAGTCAGCTCGGATTCAGGCCTATGGTAACGCAAAGTATCACCTTCGATACTGTCTAGCGTAAGGATGCCGCCCAAGGAGGTAGGTATTCCTCCTGCCGTATCTATTGCCCACGGAGCCGGGGGCAATGCATCCCCCGATAGCAGCCGCACATTTGGCATGTAGCGTATGCGGTGGATCCGCATGGTGGCCAGCGCGCTGATGGCCAAAGCGTTATGCAAGAATCCTACTCCAGGCCCCGGCAGTGACGAGGCGGGAAGGTCGGCAGCAAGAACTGTCGTTATGGTCTCCTCGTCGTAGCCTTCCTCTACAGGCACCAGGCGAGACAAAGTCGCCCCCACTCCAGGCTCAAAGATGACGCGGTAAGATGTCGCCCCTACCCAGCTTTGTTGCACTGCGCTATAGGAAGCCGCCTCGTCTTCTGGCCCTGTCGCTAGCAGCCCCAAATATTGGGTGCCTTCTATGTCCAAAAGCCCCACTCTAGCTGCATTGGTGCCATCATCGACGTAAATTTCCATTCCCGTAGCTGCAGTACCGCTAGGCAACTCCCTGAGCTCTCCCGATACCGTGAAGTCCAGTATCAGAGGAAGTGTTACTGCCCTGGGTTCCACCCGGTAGTAGCCGAAACTACCGTCGCTCTGAGTCTTTGTGATCTCAAGATAGCGTGGGGCCAGGTACTGAGCGCCTGCAATCGTTCCGTACGATTCGGGTACAGGGGACCAGGGCTGCGACTCATCTTCTGGCCGCCGTGCCGCGACGTAATACACCACGTCATTGGTCCGTAGAATACCCGTGTGCCCCCCTCGGTGAATGCCCCCCACGATAGGATTCAGTACCAAGTTGTAGAAGTGCGCCCGCCTCCAATAGCTCACCGAGGTTGGGGCTACGCCCTCATGCCCAAAATAGGCCCAAGGGCTACCTGCGCGCTGAGCTTCCGCGGGTACTGAGGAGAAGGCACTCACTGCGCCGTCTACCAGCAACACGTCCGATACAAGGTCCTGCCCCGAGGACACATAAAGCCTAAAAAGATCGGCTTTGGGGTACCAAAGCAGCTTGTACGTATGCTCCTCAGTCTGGTCCCAGTCGAACAGCGCGCTGTAGACCATCGACGAAATCAGGCCCGCGTCATGGACCTCTATGCGGCGCGTCCCTCCTACTGTGAAGAACTTCACTGCTACGCCTGTGGTGCCGGTCAAGAATCCAAAAGCAACCCCGGTGTATTCATCCACTCCAATGTTGGCTACGTCGGCTTCCTGAAGACGAAGGGTAAACTCCGCCATCAAGGGAGCGTCTGAAGCTGCGGGCGCTTTCAGCCCGCCAAAGAAGTAGGTGGCCCTTCGCACAGCGGAAGGCGTAGCTTTCTCTAGCCTCATCTCCCCCGCGCTCACTGAGCGTACGGCAGGGTCCCCCGGCACCCCCGAACGGGATTCCAGGACGAAAGAGGAGCCCGCGGCGTCTTCTGGCAAAGTGCCGCTGCTAGCCTCGTAGAATGCCGGCCCTGAGCCGACATACATATTGATAGATGATCGGTCTATCTGGTCGTCAGGATCTCTAACACTGGCGCGGAAACTGCCAGTTACTTTAGCTTGGGATCCTGGGTAAGGTGCTACATTGGCTATAACTGGAAGACCCACAGTGATCTCCTATAGGACCTATCAATGTTGAAACCCATGGACCCTGATGTCATTCGAGCCCTCTTAGCAGATACTGAGGATGTTATCACGCCTGCCGTTAAGGCCGAGGAGCAACTATACAAGCATCTCCGCTGCCCTGTATGCGGCGGGTCCAAAAACACCAAGGTCCTACGTCCTATCAAAGTAGTCCACGGAGAAGGCGGCCCTGTGATCCTAAATAGCCCGTTTGGGGATGATGTGCTACCGGAGGGGCGAGCCAAGTGCTTGCAGTGCGGTGCAGTGTACGACCCCTACACCAAAGTTGTGGAGCGCACAGAAGCCTCTATGATAGCTTCTCCAGATTCAGACCCTCTCCCAAAGTAGCAAAGAAGGCGGATAGGCGCCCCGTGCCGTCGTAAGGTACGTCGCTGGTGCCTCCCAACCGATTATCGGACCGGTTGACTACAAGATGTCTTTGTAGGTCGTGGGTCACTGTGACGAGCTCGATAGGATGCTGAATAGATGTGGCTCCCCGACGGGTAAGGAAGGCCTCCAAGTCCGACACCTCGAGCTCGTCTGTGGCGCCAAGGGTGTTGATATAGCTCTCCAGCTCAGGACCTACTGAGGACACTGAGGCCCCCCCTCGGTACCGAAAGGTCGTCAGAACGTAAGAAGGCAAGAAATGCCTCGCCAATGGGTTTGCGTTTACCGGCCGATCCGCCTCGGAGCGGAGTAAGTTGTCCACTAAGCGCACTGTGCTGGACGACTCATAGGTGATCTGTAGGCTGCGCCCGTTGATTTCAGTGTAGTTTTCAGGGCTGTCGCTATTACCTACCGGTAAGAACCTTCGGTCGAAGGTCAAGGACACCCGCTCACGCGGAGAGAATGTCAAGGTAGGGTTGTCCACGCTGTAGGTGTAGCCGTCGGCAAGTAGCCCGCTGGTTACCCTCAAACGGGTGTCTTTTTCGAGGTTTAACGAGTCCCCGGCACCCAGCGACTCGATTGGAATATCGACGTAGTAGAGGGTGCCGTCGTAGCTAGCTTCCATTTCTGTAGAGCTGGCCCGAAACTGGCTCTGGCGCAAGATTACAAATGGGAGCTCGGGGCCTGGGTCAACTCGGCCATCAGAGGATTCGAAAGGGCCCACCGTAATCATCTTCCGCGCGCCGTGCACCCCGCCCCATACACGATAGGGGACACTACTTTCAGTAGCCGGGAAGTAGTGCGTAAGGTTCGTGGCAATGACCAAAGACGTGGGGTTTACTGTGTTGATGGCATAAATGCCGGCGCTGGGTCCTCTCAGGATCTCCACTAAGTCCCCCCGGGCCACCCCAGCGGTTACAAAGTTGGTGCCCGTGTCGTCCAGTTGAGTCGTGGAAGATATTGCTCCACCACGTACCCCCACCAAATTGGCGCGCTTGGTGGCTACCTCCAGAACCTCTACCTTAGTGGGCACCTCCTGGTAAATGTTGAACGCATGGCCCACATTCAGATCGCTGGAAGTGCGCACCCACCCAAAAAGTCCGGTTGAGAACGCGTCGATAGGGGTTCCCGACGCCGCAGGACTCGTAAATGACGCGTCGATTTCTATGACTGACCCCGGCGTAACAATGCTAGTGACCTCATAAGTCCCGTCCAAGTCTGCCCGGGTCGACTCAAAAATGGTGATGAAATGGCCCACTACAGTGCCAAGCGAAGGCCCGTCCGTGAGATCTGTCAGGTTGGTGGCGCTTCCCGAAGTCGCTAGGGTGCCGTCGCGCGGGGTAGTGTTCTCCGCTCCTAGTATGGTTTCGGTGGTGCCGATCATCGTACGGTTTAGCCGTAGCGCCTTGGAAGATTCTACAGCTTCAATGATGTACTCGCCCGCGTCTGGCCCCTCCTCAATGATGAGCTTCTGGCCCACTAGAGGTGTGGCGGAGTTCATGGCGGTGAAATTAATGAGAGACGTGGCGGGCACTGAAACTCGGTTGGACCCTGCTAGTGTGCGCAGGCCGGCCGGCGCTCCAAATACGCCGATTTCTGGGAAGGTTTGACCTCCTACCTCTCGGAAGGGAATGTGCTCGTTGACCTCTACAATGTCTCCAACCTGAAGCTCGAGGTCAAAGGCGTCGGGCTCCGCCACACCTGTGAGCTCGAGCGCCGTATTGAACACCGACGGGGATACCTCGTATGAACGCGCTACCCGGAGGTTCCGCGGTGTCGCCTCGCCTGCCGGCGGGTATAGCTGGTAACCATTCTGTGCAGAGAACATGAATTGACGCGGCGTGTCTTCGATGGTCTCTAGCCGCCCGCCTGCAAGGCCGGTCGTCACGACTACAGAGGTAGGCTCCAGAAAGTACAACCGGGCTATGCCTGCCGAGGGGAATCCGATGGAGTAATGGACAGGTGAAGTGACCTTTGGGAACTCCGTACCGCCGTTGGCCGCTGTTTCTACCTCGATCTGGTTATCGGACCCCAGGCCATCAGGCGTGCCCACCTTCGCAATAACGTACTCGCCTTGGTTATCTGTGTTCAGCACGTTTAAGCGAAACCCAGCCTGGATGCCCAAAGCGACAAAGTCGGTAGAAGTATCCTCCAGCAACACTGTACTTTGGATGTCTCCTGTGAAGCTCTCTACTGTTTCCCCTTCCGCCCGGTTCGACAAGGTTCCCAAGATGCGGGCATCCACAATGTCCCCATAAGGAACTGTAATGCCAGTGGGTTGAGCGTTTGAGTCGAGGATCTCGATGCTCTTCACCCGCACCATCGGCCGAGTGACGCCTTGGAATTCTCGATAGACCAGGAAGTCGACCAAGAACGACGTCGCTGGAGCTTCCGCGTCTAAAGTAGCCGTTGTGCCCGCCACAGTCACAAACTTGTATTTGCCTACAGCTCCTCCATCGAGAATTTCTAGGGTGTCCCCTGCCTCAACCCCTGCCAACAAGAAGTTGGTCGTGCCACCGACATTGACGGAACGCGACCCTGCCACGGTGTTTAAGTCACCCGCGGCAAAGACGTCGCCAAGAGGTATCTTCTGTACGCGAGGCTCTATGAGGTCGAGGTTGAGGTCGTCCGCCACCCTATAGCGCAATCCTGTAGCCGCGCCGTCGCCTGCAGGCGTTACCTCTCTGGTAAGATCACGGTCTAGTACAAGGGTGTCGTTGGACGCCAAGGAAGACAAGATCCGACGAATGGAGTAGATGCCTGCGTCATCCCCTGTCTCTATGACAACAGAATCGCCTATCTCAGCGCCTTCCGCTGAGAAGTCCACGCCTGCTAGGATGGTAGGGAAGCCGGCCACTGGTGCGCGACTGCCATCCCTGTCCCGCACCAAGTCGGTGATGGAAGCCTGTTCTGCGAGTCTGAAAGGTACCTCCACATCTGCAGTGGGGGTGAGGGTTACGGCTCCGCCCGTCTCTTGATCGATGAGCTCCACGCGTATGCGCACCATCCGGTGCAAAGCGGCCGACCCATCCTCAAAGTACTCCTCGTCCAAAACCTCTTCGATCTTTAGGGTCCCCCAATTGCCGTTTACCGCATCAAGAAGCTGAATGTAGCGGCCCACGTCGTCTTCTGTAGGCTTCCAAGGAACAACAGGGTCGCCTGAGTCATCGTATTGTCGAATTAGTATGTGGTCAGTGACTGCCACACCAAAACGGTCAGTGGAAGGGATCGCTGCTTGCTCATCGACGTTCTCGGTGACATGCAGGAACCGCGTGCTGTCTGCTCCGAAAGATTCGAGGTCGACCCCAAACCTCAAAGGCGACCCATCCCGGACCCCCTCAATAGTTACCGACTGCTCTTGTGGTGCTCCCGCTCTAATGAAGACGTCAAAGACGCCCCCAATGTGCACCTCATCGTTACGAATCACCAACTCACCGAATGGCGTGTTGGGCAGCAGAATGCCTCCAGGAATGTCCGAAATCGTCAAGGAGGCCACATCTCGCGCGATTCCTACCTGGACTGTGGTGAGGCCTGATGGAAGGTCTGGAGTGACCTCAAGCGCTAACACAGTGACACTGGTCACTGTGTGGCGGCTGAACAAGCCGGTGGCCACATCTGCGTATAAGACGTAGTCCCCGACGCGAACCCCAGCAGTGACGAACGAATCAATAGCAGTACCTAAAGAGGGCAGAATCCGGGGCGGGGTGCCTGCTGCTGCCAAACTGACCGTAGTTCCTGGAGTGGTAGAGTCGACCAGTGCGTAAGCATAGGGCTCGGGGATGTCGACTGCTGCTCGAAGGATGTCGCGGTCCATTTCTGGATCGCCGAACCCGATGACCTGTAGCAGCTTGATCTGCTCAAAGACGTCTTTTAGCCGAGCGTTTAGTCCCCGTAGGGTGACTAAAGACCTCTCGGTAAGGCCATCTTCGATGGATTGGATGTATTCCTCGGTGGTTTGGGTGGCCAAGCCTTCCTCAAACGCCAGTTTGTTCACTACCCTCACCACAGCGGGCAGGCCTTCTATGCCTGTAAGCGTGTTGGCAGGGATGTTGTAGGACTCCCCCTCCGTTTCAGCGCGCACCACGATGTCGAAGTAGAAAAGTGACCCTTCTGTATTGAAAATCATCGAGTCAGCTGTGATCGACTGATTCTCAACTGGAAAGAACCTTAGCCCCGCTCCTGTAGATACCGGGTTGCTGGGAGCCACCAGCACGTACTGAGGGGCGTTAAAGTACAACCGAGCTACACCAATGGAAGAAGCCCCACGCACCCTTCTCACAAAGAAATTCGCCCCAAGATTGTCTGCTTCTCGGGAGTTCAAAGAAGCGGAATTTGCAAAAGACTGTTGCAGGGAGACGTTCTGTATCTGACGGCGCAAGGGGGCCATCAGAATCTGCATGGGTTTGGCTACCAGATCGTCTAGCGGTTCCCCGTCGGCTACCACGGTGTCGGGCAATTCGGACTGTAACTTTGAGACAATGAAATCTCGAATGGGGGTCAAGTATGGGTCGGGCCCTAGCCTGTCGAGCAAAGGCTGGATGACTCCGCTGTAGAAGGGAGACCCTGGAGTAGTATCTACACTAGGGTCAACTTCTTGCATCTTCTCTTGCATGAAGAGAGCAAGGTCTTCCAACTCCGTGAGCGCTGCCAAACTTGACATACTATAGCTCCAATGCCGCCACTGCTGCCCGACCAGCAATGCTGTTGATCTCTACGCGAACCGTCGCAAACATCTGCCCCTCTACCACGTCAATATCCTTGACCTCCGCAGACAGTAGTCTTTCGTCGAGTGGAAGGTCAGACCGTAGTGACTGCGCCTCACGTATCTGGGTAACCGTGGTGTCAACAGCACGCACGACTGTAGCGAAGACAGGAGACATGTCCTTAGAGGTCTGCAAAGACCCAACAATCCCTTGAAGGCCGCCACCACGCGCTGGCGACAAGATATCGCTACCCGGACTTTGAAGTAGCCACTTCATGAATAGCTGCGTCAGTTTGAGAATCCCTGCCACTTTTTTGGGGCGCTGGCCCAGCAAAAACGTGACTTTTGACCCAGCAGTCGTGCGAGTGAAACCGCTGCTTACTACTTCAATGCTAGAGACTTTGGCAATGTCTGACGGCAACTGTGCCCAGATGGTAGTCTTGTTGATGATGGCAAATTCTTGCACCGTTATCTCGTTGACGCGCACCTCTTCCGCCGTTGAGAAGTCCTCTCCAATAATCTCCAGGGTAGGTTGAGGCATACCGGGAACGAATCGCGATATGCGGGTGACCGCGAGCTCGTCGCGGAACTTTACTATTTCCAGCTGTTCACTCATTAACTAACCCGTCCTCTAGGCCGTCAGTGTACTCTGCAGCGTCGGCTACCTCAACAGGCGGGCGAGCTCTTATGTCCGCGATAACTACCTGTAATTCATTATGAATAGCAGTTATGCGGTCGAGTCTTGTGGGCGCCGTAGCCGTGGTGCCGCTAACGGCTACGCGCGGAGGGGGCTTAGTGCCGGCGGGCGGAGAAGCAGCAGGGTCGTAAGAGTACGGATTGTACTTGTGCGCGTTAGAGTCTGCGGACTCCCCGTTACGCCCGATGTGCTCCTCGATCAGGTCGTCCAGGGTCACCGCGGCTAGCGCTTGGTTCGCCTCCGCACTGCGCACAAAAGTGAACGCATCTGCCAACACCTCCCGGAATAGCTTGGCCGGGCTAGGAACGTTCTCTTGGCTTACTCTAAAAGAAATGTCCGCCATGACTTACTCGTCGTAGTCCACTTGACCGTCGGTATCGCTGAAGTTTTCGTTGGCGTCCGGCGAATAGGTTTCTTGAGACGCCAGCGTGGTCCTATCCTCCACAGAGCTCTGGGTAGAGCCCTGAATGGGAAGGTCTCCTACGGCTGCTCTAGTAGTAGCCATCATGTGACCGGCAAACGAGCCGCTTTCGGCTGATGCCGCGTAAAAGTCGGAAAGGTGGCCCTCTGCCAACAAGGTGGCGGCCCGATCATATTTTCGTTCTCGGAACGCGTCCAACAGCGCGTCTACCTCCGGTACCCTCGGCACAGAATAAGAGGACAGGGCATCCTCCAAGTTATCAGCTGCTACTGGCACACTGGCAGAGTACTCACCTTCTCTTCTGGGGGATACCGTCAAAATCGATAAGAATTCTGCCACTACTCGTTTGGCCCGTTCCCGGCTGGACTTGAAGTTCTGCCCCACGAGAATAGCCTGCGCTAACACCTGATCTATAAAATCGATGTTCTCATCGAGGCGATTTTTGGTCAGCAGCGCTGGCGAGCTCGCAAAGGTATCCAAGCGGTCTTTGAGCTGCGTATAGGCTTGTGCCGCGCTGCTACGGATCTCAAACTGGGCCTTACTTACGTTTGAGGGCACTCCTCCCTCAAGAATGAGGCGGGTACCTTGGTTTTCCGTAATGGCGTACGTCCCATAGCCGGTAAGACGCAGTAGGTCGCCAACACTCACTTTATCAAAGCGGTAGAGCTCTTGCTTAGCGTTCCTTGCCTCAAACCCCGCTGAGGTGCCGTATTGCACTGTTCCTTGAAGACTAGGCACGCCGAGCTCTGTGGGCCCCCAAACCTCTACGGATGACCCAGGGCCTGCTTCTAGCGAAGCAATACGTACCTGTTGCCTATAAACGCGGTAGGCTACTGCAGTTTCGGATGCAGTAAACGCTGGCGCGTCTAAAGTCAGGGCCTGGTCGGCTACAGTAAGCACTTGATGTATGCCAGCCGCTGTGGCGCCCCGTAACTCCACCAAGTCCCTCGGAGACACATTGGCCAAGAACGAGGCGGTGGCGTCCGTGAGCACCGCTGTGGCTATGGCCACATTGCCCGACCCTGCCGCCAAATCTACTGTCTCGACCGTAGCTTCCGCTAAAGGCACTGCATCTTGGACCGCTCCCCGGAGCTCCTCCACTGTGAGAATGTCGTTGGCGTCAAATCGCGGTACGAGCCTAGCCCCCTCCAAAAATCCCAGTTCTGAGTGCACAGACGCAGCTACCAACGTAGCTAGTCCGACCGGACTAGCTGTTTTTACGAAGCGCGCCACGATTTGTAGGTAGGGATTTTTACGAGTCCTTGCCGCCAGCCCTAGGCGGCCCGAATCTCCGTCAACTGGCACTGCCTTGACATGCCAGTTGAGTGTTGCCCCTATCTGGTCGCTGGTGAAATCTCCGGTCTCCCCTTCCACGTCACTGATGATCTGAGCAACAGAGTCTGACCCTGCGGTGAGCGCTGTAGTCTTTACCGCAGGCCCCACAACCCCCAACTTCGTGGTAGTAGGAGGTGTGGTAAACACCGGAGACACAATGACTTGAGCCGCCAAAGCAGCTATGTTGCCCCGTAGCTCCATCGCTCCCGCCGCAGGCGTTAGGCCGCGGTCTGCGAGAATAGCTACCGTGGTACTCTGGACCTCGAGGATCTCGAAGCGAGCTCCTGAAACATCCTTCAAGTACCCGCCCACGTGCTCTGAGGTAAGCCCTACCGCCCCCTGCCTACCTGCGGATGGGGAAGCCACCGTGACTGCGTGCAAAGAGGCGTTCCACGTGTTGGAAGCAAACGTCTGCAGGACACCCATATCTGTGATGGCTCTAGGGTACGTGTCAGACGCTACAGCCTCCTCAGGAGCAGAGAAAGGGCACCCTAGATGCTTGAAGTCTAGGTCCATGGCCGCATTGAGGTTTACGGAAGACACTGTAGAGGCAGAAATAGTGGCAGTCTTTGTTTCTGGGTCCAGCACTACATGAAGGTACCTTGTAGCAGGAACTGTGAACGGGGCAGAAGCCGCCCCAGCCAGTACAGACCCTACACGAGTATCTAAGGCTACTTCAGTGGCAGTCTGGCCATTTACCTTAACCGATAAAGGCGCAGAGATGGGAAGCGACCAGGGTCCAGAATTTGTGACCACAGAGGCCGGTGTACCCTCGCCGGCGGCATAGCCACTATGGCGTAGCGTGCTCGGCACAGGGTTTTCCGGGCCCCTAACCTTGATGTTTCTAGGGTCGGAAAACGCCCCAACTTCCTTGACGGCTACTTTTGCCGTAAGCGCGGTAAGCAGCGCGCCTCGGCTGGCAGCTATATTGGCCGCGTCCGTAGAGTTCGTAAGCGTGTCCGCTAACGACCGAAGGGACGCTCGCACCTTAGTCAGCGTGGCCGAGGATACTTTAGTGGGGATATTTTGTGCTACAAAATTGGGCAATAGGCCGCGCAAGTTGTCAAGCAAAGTCAATAGCTTAGAGTGGGTTGTCTCAAGCCTACCGAGGTCCGTTTGAATGATGGACCTGGCGTCTTCCTTAGGCCGTGTCAGGGCCTGGGAAGCTGTTATGACATTGGGCCTCAACTGGTCCGCGAAGGCAGCTATCTGGCGGTCGAAGCGTGCTACTTCAGGGCGTCCTTCTAGGGCCGTTGCTGCGTCCAAAGCCAGCAGAGTCGTCTGCGCGTTAGAAAGCTGGCTTGTACCACGGACGGGCGCCCCTATTTGCCCTAACTCATCAAGCGCTACCAGAATATCCTCGCACAATCCTATTTCCTGCGCCAACGTAGCCTGAAGCTGGTTAGCCAACAACCGGCCTAGGTAGAAGATTGCGTCTGGGTTGAACAAGAAGGTCGTAGAGGCAAGGTCTTTGAGCTGTTGAAATTCAGCCGCGATGTTCAGGACGTTGGCCGACCGCCCTCCGCTCACGTCTGTAGGAAAGACGTCCCCAAGACCATTAAACAGCTCTTCGTTCGAGAAGTTTGCCATGGCCCCCCTCTGACTTGGGGGACAGGTCCCCCAGGGAATCCGACGGTATCAGCCGCTTGATATCGCTTCGGGCCATACCATGAGTTAGTCTACGAACATAATCAGGGTCCCAACCAAACAGTGCGCAGACCTCGTTGAAAGTCAGCCCATTTTCGTGCCGGGCACCCTCGGAAAATATGTATTGGTGGGCCTTCATCCAGTCCAAGCGCTTACGCCGCACGCCCTTGTAGATCACGTAGTCAAAAACAGCCCTACGTAGCACCGAGGCCCAAAGCATCTTCTCTCGAGAAGATGTACTGTTCTTGCCGATAAACCCCATCAGGTTACGCTCACCACTGGTGCCGTCACTAGTAGGGCTACTATGGCCGGGCGTTGAGTCGGGGTGGTACCCTCTTTACGCGTGACAGTAATAGTTGTACTCCCTGCGCCCACCCCTGTTACTCTGATCAACCCATCGTCGACCTCCACAGTAGCCACTGCTTCGTCCTCTGAGGTGAAATCCAGTAAAGCCAGCAGAGCGGATTTGGCTACGATATCTTGCCCGTTGCTGCCGGTTACCGTTACAGCTACCTCAACAGCCTCGCTCTCAAGCACTGCAATCGGGTCTTCTGCGAACACTACCGATGCCACGTAGGGGAACAGCAAATTGCGCAAGGTCATTGCCGCTGCGTCAGGTACCCACACCTGCTCAATGATTTGTACGCCCGGGGTCTCTAAACCGTAAATGTGGATATCGAAAATACTTTCGCGAGGAAGAAGGAAGTCCATCTTTCCGTTCTTGTCGCTCTTAGTTACGATTCCAGAAACCAAAAGCTTGTCGCGCACTGGGGTAGGTACAGAAGGGAAAGGGAACCCTGCCACCACTGCCGAAGGGTAAACTTCCCTTGGCAGTATCCTCAAAGTGATGTCCTTTAATGCCCGAAGAGATGCATCCGTAACATAGCCGGTAATGCGGCATAGGTCGGGATCTGCTGACTCTTCTGGCACCGCCAGGTGGGCCGTTACATCGAAGATGTTGGTGTCAGGCGGTACAAGAGGGTCCTGCACTGCAATCAACTGCGTGGCTCCGCCCGGGAAAGTCCACTGGTCCTTGAACAGCCGAATGATGTAGGTGCGGCCAGGGTCAGGATCTCCCTCGATAACCGCATCAATAATACCGCTGGAGTCCGTAAAGAACTCCGCAAGGAACGCATCCAAAGAGTCGAATAGGCGCACACGCACGGACTCTACGGGTGCGGGGGTCAAGGCGTCATCTTTGACCACAACTTGCACCAATTGCCCCACCTGGCCTTCGTGCCCCGTGACGGAGAAGTCGTTGTCAGGCGCTGGTGGGTCAGTCACCGAGATAGGTAGGCTCGCAGGGAAGGACGTGCCGGCCTTGAAGAACCGTAGCGTGTAATCGATGCCAGGACCGTCGCCAGGAAGAAGAGTTTCGTACTCCCCAGAGCCCGGAGTAGGATCTCCTGTAACACCTTGCGCTACAAACGCGTCAAATTCGTCGTAGATGAAAACATCGACGCCATCGATAGGCGCAGGAACGACGTCGTCAGTGACCGCCGCTATTGTGACAAGAACATTGGCCATTAGAGGGTCCTACGAATGGCTGAAGGAAACTGAATAGTCTTGACGTCGTACGGGTCGGGGGCAGAAGACATCTCGTCGAGGACGTCAAATTCGTCCACGTCCGGCACTGTGAACTCTCGTATGAGTGCAGTGCCCTCAAAAACTACTCTAACCTTGGCACCTCGCGCCAACTTAACTTCTGCGTGACCTGCATTGTCTGTACGCACCGTAATGGGGGCACGGATAAGTCCTACCTGAAAGCCTTCAATACTCAAAGCTTCCTGCATAGAGTAAAAAGTGATGTCTTGGTCAGGCACTGCGACGCCGCTCAAATTCACGAGGTCGACTTTCCCAAGGCTCAAGCTAGAAGGGGAAAGTAGCGTGGCCAACGACCCTAAGAATGGGTCAGAGAAGGCGCTCGTGAGGCCGGACGAGGAGTTGTAGTACTGCACGCGGTAGTAGTACCCAGCTGCTCCGTCGTTGTCCGTATAGGTATAGACGCTCTGCCCCTCCACTAAAGAAACGTGCGCGTCCTCTCCAATGTCCCTATCTCCCTCCACCCATCCAAAGTCCGCAGCAGCGTCGCTGTCTGCGATCTCTGCTTTAGACGCAGTTCCTGTGATGGAAGAAGCTAGGCGTAAGGTGCCGCTGGCGTCGTAGGCGAAGGTAGTGCCTGTAGCCGCGTTGATCTGGGCAGCCACTTGCGCTGCAGTCAGCGGGTCCGAGCCTGTAAATACCGTATCTACTTGGCCTTGAGAATCTTCCAGGACCGACAAAGTCTTTCCTACTACGGTGTAAGGCCCTGCGGTGGGCGCGTCCAGCACAGCGCCTGCAGGAGTAGGGGCTGTGAGGTCGTTGTAGGTTCCCAGCTCCCCGTCAACAGAGCGCTGAACGCGGATAACGTCAAAAGACGCTAGCGCCGCCTCTATATCTGAGACCGAGATTTGTAGCTGTACCGCGCCCATCTTACACTTCCTCTCCGCCCACAACTACAGGAGCTAGCGCAACTGCCTGTGCAATTACGGGAGCTGCCACTGTGGGGGCGTCCGCTACCTTGGCGGTCCCGGAGCTAGTTGGAGCTTGTATGGCCGCTCCCACCACTTCTACGTCTTGGCTGTGCAGCTCTACAGAGGACGCTACCGCAGGCTCGATAAAAGTAGATTGCACTATCTTTGGTGGGGGTAAAGCAGCCATGCGCTAAGCCTCGTGGTACTACTTCGTAGGTCTTCCTTCGCCTAAAATCTCTCCAGCGCGCCCTGTTACAACACGCATCTCATCGAGAACCTCGCGCAAGTGCTTGCTCTGGTGCCGCAATGCTTGCTTCGCTGCCTCCGCTTTAGTGATCTGGCGGCGGCCTACCTTTTGGTGAATCAGTAGTCGCTCCAATTGATAAGGGCGCAAAACACCTAGGTGGACAAACACCTCCCCTAGAGGGTGAGCATGGTAAGCGCTTTTTGGGTCTCTCTGGGCGTGCAGTGCATTTTTTAGGTCATCTGCGGTTACGTAGCCCAGCTCTATCGCAGCATTGCCGATAGAAGTCTTATCGTCTTCCGGTGTCTTCTTGAAAAGATGCATCACTTTCCTCCACCAGGACGAGACAAGTACAGTTTCAGCAGTTCGCTCAGCCTTCCGAGGGCTTCCCGTGTGGACACCAATGCCTCGACTGCTTCCTTCGAAGATTTCCATACGTCATCCTGCAATTTCTTGTTGCTCTGGCGTTCGAAGTAGTAAAGCGCAGCCAACGCCACACAGACCAAAGCCAGCAGAAACTTTCCCCCACCTTTATCGATAGCCGTCGCCACTTTAAGAATAAAGTCCACAAAACACCTCAACTAACGGCCTACTCTAAGCTGCAACGGTTTGCGCAGATGACAATCTTACGGTTAGTCTACACCCCCTGCAGGAAGTCATTCACCTCAGATTGGAGCAGCTGAGACGCGGTTTCCAAATTGAGTCTTGCTAAAGATGACGCTCCCCTTCCTTGCTTCACTTGCTTTAGGAACCTCACCTCTGACTCGATACGTACCTTTTCCGTCTGATACCATTGCTCAACCGCAGCAGACAGGTTGTCCAGGTTGGCATCCCGCGACTCTTTAGTGGGTGGATATAGCGCCATTACAAGTACTGTTGGAACTTCTTGGTGATAGATTGCTTGATGCCGGTGATGGTTGAAGGGCTAACTTTCATTTCTTTAGCGATCTCCAACGGCTTCAGCTGAGGCCTGCCAATGCCCCATAGGTACTCCAGCACCACCTGTTCCCGCGGCCTGAGCTCCTGCCTTATAAATGCGGCTACTTCAGTCTCTCTAGTGGGAGCTACAACGGTAGGGTCAAACCCTTCCTCGCCGCCGCCGGTGGCGTATAGAGACTTGCGCTTGGCCTCCGACAAGGCTCGTATGACTTCCCCTTCCGGCCATTTCAGCTCCTCGGAAAGCTCTTGGATGGAAGGCTCTCTGCCGTTCTGATTGCGCAAATTTGACCTAGCGTTGTCGAAAACACGTTTCTTGTCGTCGAGACGGGCCTCGACGATGCGCGTAGGGTTCTGGTACGTTTTGAAGAATCGATGCGCCTTCTGGAGATTACGGTCCACCCAAGGCTTGAGGGGGCCTTTGTCGGGGTCGTAGGAACGGAAGGATTGGATAGCTCGCTTAACAAACTCAGCCTTGATGACAGGCTCTGGCACATCAGCAGGAACCCAGGTGTTGGCTCGTTGCCGTATTCTCCCCGAAAATTCGTCGAGGAGTGGTTTAGTAAAGTCCGGATGCTCGTTATGAGCCTTCCAGGTCTTCCAAAGGTCGAGCTCCCTTTGAGCTTGCCCCTCGCCAAACTGCGGAGAGTCGGCCTTTTTGCTCATCGCGGCTTCTATGCTGATTGGAAGAGTCATGGGCTCAAATCTGTGTATCTACCGTTCCGGGTTTGGGAGCAAAATACTTTTGAGTATTTTTGGGGGGCGTTTGGTCCGCGTGAGCAAACATCATCTTGAGGTAGGCCTTCCAGTCCTCTTCCCCCTTACGATTCATGCGCGCGGTCGGCATAGGGTCAGCCGACGCGTATTCAGGCTCTCTCGTGCCCGCAGGTAGGAAGGTGTCGTTGGTTTCCATAGCCTTCCCCTGCTTTTTCAAGAACAGGATCAGAGGGTCCTTGGCAATGGCCTCATTCGACCCGTACTTTGGAATGACGTCCGCCATGGTCAAACCTCCTCGTATCGGCTTTCCGGGGCCGATGTTACCCACCTGCTGCGAGTCCTTCAGTTGTTTCACAGGAAATGCCATGCTGTCCAACGTAGGGAACTTGGTGCCCCCGGCCATTGACGTGCGCAGGTCTACTCCAGAGCCTGAAGCCTTCTTCAGAAGGTTTTCAACCCGTATGGGCCTTCGCCCTTTGCGATGCTTGTTGTGCGCCGCCGCAATCCTAGACGCTGCTTCTTTGTTCATGGCCCGCCTCCTTGGCGCGTAATGACCTGAGGTTCTTGCTCAGGGGCAGATTCGGGGTAGTACTCGTTGGGCTCCTCGTCTTGCGTCAGAAGCGAGGAGTAGGGCCTGCCAGTATCCATATCCATGTCCTCCTCCGCCTCAGCCCGCTGCTGATCAGCAATGTTGCTGAGCTCATCGAAAAAAGACTTGGTGTCATCCACAAAGGCCATCCTAAACCTCGTCGTCTGCTTTCGCCTTACCCTCGCGAAAGGCCTTGATGTGCTTGCATTCGTACGCAGGGTTGACACTGCCCCGGAAGCGCCAATCTGCACAGGTGCACCCTAGGCGCCCGATTGGCAGCTCTTTGACCTCATACGATTTGCCAGGGAGCCTAGAGCTCAAGATTTTGCCAACAGTAGGCGCATTGGCCAGGTCGTGCATGCTTTGAGTGTGCATGACGAGCTTTTCATCTGCCAAAGGGTGCGCCATGACCTGACGAGCAAAAGCCGGGGACTTCACATTGCCCACAAACTTGTCCCACCTATCGGGGCCAGCTTTGGTGGAAAAATGGTACTCTACTCGTCGCTTGGCCTTGCGGTCCTCCCCCCTAAAGCGGTCAAGGAACCCCTCCCAGGCATCGCGGAGCCCGGCTATTTTGCACAGCTCGTCCGAAAATGCCCGAAGGAGTGCCTCAGCCATACTGCTGCTCTTGCATTTTTCGTAGCTGCCGACCTCTTTGCCAATCCTCTACAGCACCTTTGCCTGCGTACCCTGTAGCTAGGACCGCCGCAGGCCTCTTATAGGCCCACCCTTTCTTCGCAGCACGGCTGAGCAGGTCCACGACTCTCCCCACAGAGCCCTCGGGAACCGTCATAGCGATCTTCTCAAGTTCGTCGGTAAATCCATTCAGGCTGATCATGTCGTCCTCAGGAGCTCAATAGGCCTTTACTCAACTTGAGCTCGGCCCGGTAAGCATACACCCTAGCATAAGAGCGCCCGCGTGGGTCTACCGCAGGGTCGATGGCAGTAGGCTTCCCGCTCTTATCAATCAGGGACAAGCGCAGTATGGGCGTTCCTTGCGCAACTCCGGGCATCAAAACGTGTAACGCGTCCGCACCCGCCCGAATCTCCGAGCCCACCTTGTCTGGCAGCTTTAGGTCCGCATTGTACTTCCCAAAAGCCCGACTGTGAAATCCCTCTTTCATCGTCGTAGGGTCTGCAACTTCCCCCATGCTATTGAATTCTAGGTTCTGGGAACCCAGAACCTGCTCCAAGTTAGCTATGGGCCGCTCAACGTACTGCCGTACGAATTCAGTGAGATTTCCCCCGTTTTTCTTGATAAGACTGTAAATAGCCACAAGGCCGTCCACTGCCTCCTCGATGGTGCCTCCCTGTACCGCATACGCAGTAAGGCCCCCCGGAGTCTTAAAGGTGTAGGAGTTACTCTCGCCTTGCAGGCCTTCAGCTATTGCCGCGTCGTACTCAACGCCCAGCTGTTGAATCATCTGCTTGATTGAGCCAGTGTTTAGCGCCGTGTCATCCGTGATGGCTTTAGTACCCAAAAGAGGCTTGTAAACTGCCTCCCCTACCTTCTCATTGCTCCAGATGTTGGGGGAATACCACCCTGGACGCAGTGCGTCGTCGATACTCGCCCTAGCCCTAAAGCTCTTCACCACAGGGCGAGAAAAGCTGATGGTGAACCTAGACGGAAACGTGATGCCTCTTTCCGTCCTGCCCTGGTCACTTCGAGTTTCGTTTATTTGAGAGTCATCCAGTCCAGCGGCAGCAGCTTCCCGCTCCGTCAAGAAGATAGTGTCCTCGATCTCTATCTTCTTGATTTTCCCAGCTTTTTGTATGAAGTCGTTCACTTTCAGCGTCTTGGTAGCGTAGCGACGCATTATCAATTGGAATGCCGCGCGCAGTGCTCCTCCGGCAGCAGGGTTTACGAACTCGGCAGGGCGGAATGACTCGGCATACAGCGCCCCTTCTTCTGAGTATTCCGGTACCTCGCGAGAAAGAACCCCTAGGAATTCATCATCAACCGCTCGGTGTGTCCGGCAATACGACAGGCTCGCGGTAGTCATCCCTGTATGCTGGTTCAGCGAGTGCACAATGCTTTCTACTTTGCCGATGAACTGGGTGGGCAAAAAGGGCTGCCCAAGTTGAGAAGAGATCGCACTAGCAACTTCAGCAGGTGGCGCTGCCCTGTCGATTACCACTGCGGGAAACCCAAGCACTAAGTACGGGTTGAATCGCCCAGTCACGTTCATCTGACGAGACGACCAGCGGTGCAGGAAGAATTGGAAATGAGCCAGTCTCTGGATATAGCCTACTTTACCTGACTGGTGTATTGAGTCGCTCTCGCCCTTATTCCTGGCTGCCTGGACTCCCCAGCGATGCCCATCCGTTACCCATTCAAACTTAGGCACGATGCCTGCGTTAATTTCGTGAGGAAGAATGACTCTACTTCCCCTAGCAAGTGTTGCTCTCAGATTCTGATTTCTCGCGTCTTTGATGTTGGGGGCAAAGTAGTGCCTTCCAAAAAGCTCTGCCGATGCTTTGCTTTCGCCTATGATGACCCCCATGCCCCCCTGGCAACTTAGACGGGTTATCTCCCGCATGAAGTTTCGGCTGAAACTTAGCTCGAAGTACTGGTCAGGGAAGATGACATTGCACCTCGGAGGAGCCGCGAAAAAGGTCTCGGGCACAAAAATCTGGGTGTAAAGCCTCGCGGAATCTGTGAGGCGCACTTGTTTTTTAGTCCGCTTGCGCCCCTTCATGCCTAAAAGATCGCCAATCGTATCCATGGCTGTATCTAATAGACCGACATTTTTCCTAGCTTTGATGGCCGTGTCTGAGTTCACTTGATATTGGCGAATGTTCTCATCCACCTCCCCAGATGTTTGCTGGAGAGCGGCGCCTACACTCTTCACCTTAACCAAAATCGCGGCGGAGTCGTCAGAAGGCCGGGCTCTAAGCTGAGTTTCTATGAGGACTATCGTCTTCTGGGCTTCCTTAGACCCGTCTACGCCCGCATTGAACTCCGCAGAGGACACTCCAATAGCCAAAGGGACAGCCTGAATGAAATGCTCCCGGGCTGCCCCCACTTGGTCAATCAATTTACGAAGCAGTGCCAACACCCCCTTGCCTGCCGTGGTGTCTGCAAGGGTAGTTTGGTTTACCAATCTCGAATAGGTTTCTGTGCTCTCGGGCACGTAGTGCGCGCAAGGGTTAGGGTACACGTTATGGAATATGTAGCGGTTGACGTGATTGACGATGTCTCGAAATGACATCAAGGTGCCCAGAGAGGTCATCCCATACCGCAGCCAATCCAAGAAGGCCTTAGCCTGATACAACTTAACCGATGTGTCATCCGCTGTGATTGCCCCTATCTGGCCCATCAGGTTGTACCGCAACTCTGCGATAGAGAAGTAGTCATTTACCCCATGGTACCCCTGCGCTTGGCCATTGCGGTAGCGTATGCCTCCTACAGCTTCGAACAAGTGAAGGATGCCTCCGTAAAGCCCTTTGGCGTCCCTAAACTCCGGAGTAGTAGGCTTTGTGGACAGAATGCGCCCCAGCATCCACTGAGTACCGCCAGCCACATTGTCAAATAGGCCTGCCCCTGCCCCTACAAAGACGTGGGACTTGTCTGTAAGCCCATTACCGTTAACCGAATAGTCGGAGAAGAATTGGTAGCAAGAGTCCCAGTGAGAAGAGAGGTCTAAGCACTGCAGCACCATCTGTCTGGTAGAGGGAGTCTTGGAGTAGGTAAACCCCACCACTTCCCCGCAAAACAGGAGGCGATACGCGGAGTCTTGCGCTTCAAACCTGTTCAATGACTGTTGTGTATACGTTATCGTGGGCCGCGTGCTCGTATTATCCAAGTTCTCCGCGTCAAACTCAGCTACTTTGTCCAAGAAGAACAGATGCACCATGGTTCTTGGCAAGAGCTGGAATGCCATGTTCGTAGCAATGATCTGTATGGACGCAGCAGACGGGGTGTCGGGCTGAATGTGCACTGTCGCAGCGATGACAGGGATCTCAATTCCTTCAAGTAAAAGCCTGAGCCCTAGTGGTGCAGCATTTGCCATCAGATCACCGGCCTAATCTCAGCGTCGTCGTCTGCTTCGCCGCGAATACCTCGGGTGTCTACGTCGTCCTCCACTCGAGTGAGGGAATTTACCTTCTGTAAACGCGCTGACGCCTCCAGAGAAGTAGCCTTAGTAGACAAAGCGGCCCCCGCCCCAAATACAGCATTAAACGAGGCCGGGTCGACGTCCGAGCCTTGAGAAGCCGCGTCGTTGTTGCCGAATACCTCATCCAAGGATTGTTTTGCTTCAGGGTCTACCGCCAATAGTGCCGTGAAGTCTTTGTTACCGTAAACCGACTCGTAATCCTTGTCCTGAATTGACGTTTGAAGGTTCTCTCGGCGCGGGTCATCAGACAACAAACGGTCCCCCACTGCCGGGGCAGTATAAGGGCTCGTATTGTATACTTGCCCTACCTGGGCAGGCCCTGTGGTAGTGTCTCCAGAAGAGAACAATGCCTGCACGTCTGCAGAGAATTGACTGTCCACAGTTTTGAACGAGCTCACAGACGCCCCAACGTACCTTGGGGCATCCTGAAGATTGGAAGAGGCCTGGCTGGACTTCACGCCCATCTTAGCAAACTTTTCTTGCTGAGCCTTTTGCGCACTCTGCCTGTCCGTTAAGGACGCCGGCTCTTGCGGAAGGCCAATGGCAGCCCTTGCCACGCCGGCAGGATCTCTGGCGAACGCCAAGCCTGTCATAGCCATACCAAAAGCAGACTTTCCGACTGTGACTAGGTCGGCAAGGGTGCCTAAGTATCCCCCTGCTTCCGCCAGCAAGTTCTGCTTGATGAGCTGAGCCTTACGTTCAGTGATGAGGACCTTTCTAGCTTCTTGCCGCGCGGCAATTTCTTCTGCCTGCGTAAGGGTTGTAAGGTCCGCTAGGGCCTTGATGCTCTCTTCGCGCTTTGGGTATTCATCAACATTCTCATTGATATAACCAATAGGGCTACCTGTATGGGGCGATACCCAAGAAGGGGCGTATTTTGAGTACCCTGGCACTGTAAGCTTGAGAGGGTTGATGATGTTGCTCTGGTCTTGGATGGCCAAAGGCAGTACTTCGGACCCGAATAAGCTCACGGACCCAGAAGCGATAGCCGTCGTCGATGCCTGGTCAATAAACGACGCAATACCGAGAGGGACGCGTACAGTGCGTCCCCCTAGTACGCCCCCAATGGCGTCGAGGGTATTGCCAATTGCCGTAGTGATCTCATTGAACTTGCGTATGCCCCCACGCACTGTCGCCAACAAACCTCCGGAGCTGCCTGCTCTGAGATTGAGGTCGCGCACTTCTGCCGTGGTAGACACGTACTTATTGCGCTCCTCTGCTAAACGAGCATTGAGTACATCCAAAGTGTCTGGATTCCTAGCAGGGAAAACCGTACGCCCAATAGAAGACCAATCGTACTGATTGGTCATGAACACGCTCATTTGAAAAGGGATGGCGTAGGGTAACGAGGAATCGTCTGTGGCGCTTGCGCTAAGCGCGTACCCTTCGATGATTTGAGTGTCAAACGTAAGGTACAAGCGCGCACCCATCTCTACCAGCTTGGAGCCACGAAAGAACTTGTCGTAGTTGCTCCAGAACTGAGACCTCCAATTGAAGTCTTCCGTGTTCATCAACATGCCGCTGATATTGGTAATCCTGGGGCGCTCGCCGAAGAAGTAGACAAACGACTCACCGAACGTTTCAATGACCTGACTTTTCTCGACCCTCTGGTCATCAACACGCTGCAAGATGAAGTCTGCGTACTCATTCGTGTACCCTACCGTCAGACTATTAGGGTCAATCAAGGCCGAGCTTGACAGGAGAGGAATAGCCTTTCCGCTGGGACCGCGTACAGAAAGAGTAGCGTAGGTGTCCTCTTTTATCTGAACTCCCCGGTAGGGGCGTCTTATCGCCGTTTCTGCCTGCCGGCTTACTTCAAGGCCTTGATCGCCCAGATTCTGGCCAAGCTTGAAAGCAGCAGACCTAGCGCGAAATGCCTTGTCAAAACTGTCTCGCTCTAAGAAAACGAACATTTATTGCCCCGTGGTAAAGCGCTCTTTGAGCAAGAAGTCTTTGAACAAGGGGTCCACTTCTACGCCTGTGTCTTCCCCGCTGATAATCCTGTAGAGTTCTCGATTCACCAAGTGAAGGTACACGTCATCCACATTGATGCGGTCGTACATTTTCATGACGACTTTCCCTTGCTCAACTGTGGAGAGGGTAATGGTCTGAACTTGTCGCGCGTCCGCCATGGGTTACTGTCCCTTCAACTGTTTTCCTACTTCGCTCATGGTGCTCTTAATCTCCTCAAGATTGGAGTCAGAGCCGTGCTGCAGCAACGTAATAGCCGAAGTAGCCGCTGCCACGAACCTAGTGCTGGCGTCGGCAAAAGACGTCATAGGGTCAAGGCCTTCTGGCGCCTTCTTAGACCCAAGCATGGCTGGAGCGCGCTCCGTGGCCTTTCTGAGCATATCGCGCACTGAACTTATTTCTCCGCCATGTATGCCGCCGCCCGACCTTGCCATATCCATCATTCTCGATCGCTCATCGTCAGAGAGCAGGCTAAACACATCTATGCCGGACTGCCGAGGTTGCCGCCGCTGGAAGTCTTCAAACTGGCTTGTGGTCATATCTCCTAAGCCGCCCACCAAAGAGAACGTGGCCACTTGTCGCTCCAGCAAACTGCCTCTGCTGAGCTTACTGAGTTCGCCTTTCTGCAAGTGGACGTTACGCGCAGCTTCTGAGCCTCCTGCCCATGAACCCTTCTTATACAAGTCCGCAACGCCTCCTATAGCAGCGCGCGTTGCCTCGCTTATTCCGCCTACGCCTCTACCGTAAGCGCCACCAACAGCCTTGAGGCGCTCGGTAACCTCTCCGCGCATGCTCAAGCCTTGCGCAGCAAGAGCAGAAGCTAAGGGGCCGGCAGCTCCTTTGCCTCCGCCTGATTCGAATCGGTTTAGAAGGTCCTCTGCGCGCTTGTCTCTCATGGTGGCCGACTCGAAGGCAGCACCACCCTCTTTGTCCCCCTGAAGCCACTTCAGCATGGAAGGAGCCCATTCCGCACTCAGTACATCACGGGTTTCGCCTTGAGATAAGCCCAAGATACCGCTGAGCTCACCTATGCTTTCAGAGAACTTCTTGTTTAGCTCCCCGGGCGAGCCCACTCCCACGCTGAGCAAGTCCATCGTACCTCGGCCGAACTTGATAGCCACGCCACCTTCGGTAGCCCCTAGGTCTGCCTGCACTGCCGCGATGACGTTGAGCACTACCTGCTCTGAATCTCTACTCCCGCTCATTTTTATTAAGCGGTTAAGCGCAGAAGCCGTAGACGGATCCTTGAACAACATTGTCATAATCTTCGTGCGGTACTCAGACTCTGTGGAAGACTCACGAAGAGCCTTTAGCTCTTTGTGATTGCGTGTGAACATCTCGCGAATCTTCTGCCGCACCACAGAAAAAGCGTCCCTAGAGGCAGAATCTTTCTTGAAGCCCTCAACGTTCGGATTAGTGCCTCTTTGGTATTCCGCCATAGCGGCCGTTCTTACGTTCTCGAGCGAAGTTTGAAAGCCTTTACCAAGGCTTATTGATCCACCAGCCACTGCAGTCACGCCAGCAGCGCGCAAGGCGTCTTGCCTAGGAGTCAACCCCCTGTTCGCAGAGGATGCGCCTCCCTGCTGAGATTCCTGGAAGAACAAGTTGAAGTTGCCCATAGCTCCAGGATCGACAAGGCTCTGCCCCAAGTTGGTTATACCTAACTGCTCTGGCGTAGTGCTTGATGACATCACGCTGCTAAGGCGAGAGGCAAAAGCGTCACGTCCGAGGCGGCCAATGGGTGTAGTGCGGCCGTGGATGGCGTTGGAAAATTGATCGGACAGCTCCCCTGCCCATGTAGCAAGACCTTCCCCCGCCTCTACAATAGGCCTGCTAAGGGACTCCCCTGCCTTTCTAAACGTGTCTTTGACCGCGGCAAAGCTACGAACTCGGCGCTCCTCCATCCTACGCATGGAGTCTTCCAACGCCCCTGACGTCTTGCGGTCTATCTCGTCCTGTATGCGGGGGAGTTCATTGATCAGACGTGTCGCCATTTCCGCTTCGCGGTTTGACATGCCTGTCATCTTACGAAGTAGCATGTGCTGAACGTTCTCGCCCGCTCCAGCAAAGCGCTCACCCAACACGCCTTTGAACATGGCGCCCATGCCTGCTAGGCCGCCTTGCTCCATAAGAGACTGGCCCAGCATACCTTCTTGCCTAAAAAAGGATGCTGCGCCTTCCCTAGTGCCCGAGGCTGCTTTGCCCATGCTTTGAAGCTGGCCCGACGATATGTCCCCGCGCATGAACGCAGATAGGCGCCCCTCGTCTATCCTGCCAGTGAATGCCCCCTCTTTGGTCTGCCCAAGACCTGCCATCATGAGCCTGCCGGCAGGGGTCTGTGAGAATTGAGAGCTCAGGCCCATCATGGTCTGGGCCACCTGTTGCTGCCCGGCCACTCCGCCTATGCCTCCCGTGAACTCCAAAAGCTGGCGCTCACTGAGCGTTCCCCCGGTAAGCGCAGCATTCACTTGCTGAAAGGCCAACCCACCCGCCCGGGCACCTGACGTCATCGAGCCGCCCATTTGGTGAGCCAAGGACGCACCTGCCTGCATCGTATTGAGCATGCCAGGGGCTGCGGCAGCCCCTACCGCCCGCATTCCCACTGCAGTGCCCATCACATCCTGTGCCGTCCACATGCCCATACGGTTCATCTGATTGAACAGGGGCATCGCCTCGCTGATTGAGGTACCCAGTACCTCCGCGATGTTTCTAGCTTTTTCTACTATCCCTCGGAACCTAGTTTTGAACCCCTGGACATCTCCTATGCCTGTAAGCATGCCTGATTGAGCAGCCTGGTCCATAAGCTGCTTGAAGTCCTTCATGCTGTTCATCGTATCTTGAGAAGCCAACTCGTGAAGGAACGCCGAAATCTGCTTGATCATGCCTCGACCAGGCAAGCCTCCCAGCTGCGCACCCCCGCCGAATTGGGGCGCCATGAACGACTGAGTGATGTTGCCCACGTCTTGGATGTTCTGGACGCCTTGGGAAACGTTCTGCCCTGCCCAAGTTGCCCCTGCCGCCAACGCCATAGCAGGCGCTGCTACTGCGGCGGCGCCCATCACTCCGCCGCCTAAGGCTCCAAGGCCTGCGCGAAGTCCTCCCTGCGCAAAAGCCTGACCCAGGGTTCCTATGGTAGATGCGCCGCTAGCAGCCCCAGTACCCATCCTGAAGCCGTGCAGCCCTGCGGAGAATGGGTCTATGAATCTAGCCGGGCCTCCCAATAAGGCCCCGGCTACTTGGGTTCCTAGGAGAGCTCCGGGGATTGCATGGGCAATCCCCGCCGCCATACCGGCACCGCCCTGGGTGTTTCCCCAATCGGAAACACCATAGCTAGGGGCCTGTGGAAACGGGTTCTGCAACCCAGCCATCCCTGCCTGCGGGCCCGTGCCGTAAGTTCCTGCCAATTGCTGAGAGTACGCAGCGTTGTTGGCGAACATCGCCATCTGGCCGCCGCATAGGCTGGATACTTGAGAGCTGTTTAGTGGCATTTACGGCTCCGCATGGAAGACAAACAAACCGTACCACAGCCAAATGGCTAAGGGACAGCTACGGAGCTATAGCACTTTGGCGCGCATTTCCACGTACCTCCAGCAAAGTTGGACGACACCGCCGCCGCGTTAGCAAGCGGGGAGTACTCGGGAGATCTACGCGCCTTCGGTCGTTTCCTGAACCAGGTGGGTAAGGAGAGCTTGGCCATCTTCTGGGATACGCCCTCTGATTTTCTGGTAAAGATAGCCCGCAATAGCCCGCTTTTCGAACTCAGCCAACCCCTCACGGAAAAACCCCCCGACCTGCGTCTTCAGGTAGACGTCGAATTCTTCGACTTCTTTCCGGCATAAGCCTAGTAGCGGCTTACCCCCGTTCACTACGATGCTTTCTTCTACTCCGTCCAATGTGACTTTTACCATTTGCTTACCTCACGGAGGTTCTATGTCCGATCCGCGGTACCTTGTGCATACCGGCGATGTCGAAAATCGATTCAAATTCGGGTGTCTTTACCGCTTTTCGCAACTGCAGCGCATATTCAACGAGCGTCTTCGCAAAGTCAAACCTCCCATTTTTGAAGGGCTGGTCCTCAAAGATTCCGAGGGCCTTTTATGGAAAGTACAGGTCCAGATAACACTCATTCCGGAGACTCGCCATGACTTACCCCAGTCTTCCTAAGGGCAGCATGTGCTGCCCTAGTTGCGAGGGAACCCTCGCATTACAGCGTAAAAGCATTGTAGCTGTAACAGAAGGTCTGATAGTTAACCCAGACGGCTCTTATAGCTCCGACGAGGGCTCATTGAGCATTATTTGGGAAACCCAAGAGCCATCTACTCCAGAATTCTTCTGTAGGGACTGTAGAACCTATTTTCACGCACCGCTAGCTGAAAGGAAACGAGATGGAAGTCGAGCTGCAACAAACCAGTCGCAAGGGGGCCACCAAAGTATGGAAGGTAGCCGTGCAAGATAACGAGGTAACGGTCGTATGGGGTCTCAAGGGTGGCGCGCTGCAAACCACTGTGCAGACCTTCAACCCTCTCAATGTAGGCAAAGCCAACGAGAAAAGCAGCGAGGTAGTAGCCACCGAGTGGGCAGAGCGCCAGATCCTACTGAAGACTCGCAAGGGCTATTTGCCCGAAGGAGTGACCGAGTCGACCAGCATGGACTTCGATTCCCCGCCCCGCAACCTGCGGTTCTTCAAGCCCCAGAATAGCCTTACCGCCCGGCTCACTAAGAGGCTGGAAGCTGGGCAAGCTTGGGCCTTGCGTAAGCGCGACGGAATGATGCACGCCCTATTCTTCGACTCTGAGGGCACCCCTTGCCTCTATTCTTCCAACATGCTGTCCACGCACAAAGACGAGCCCGATACTCCATGGTTGGTTCGTTACCCGCACCTGCTCGACGCGGCCCGCCAAATGGACGTACCTCCTAACTCTGTACTCTTGGGGGAATTGTGTTGCTTAGAGGAGCTCGACGAAGACGGCTTCGCTGTCGATGACTTCAGTTATGTAGGCTCCATCGTGCAATCCCTCACTGACCTAGCCTTACAAAAACAGGAGGTTACTGGCAGACTAGGCATGTGCGTCTGGGACGTAGCATTTTGGGGAGGTGAGTGCCTGTTGAGGACCCGCGCGTTCTATGAACGGTACGACCTCATCAGTAGCCTTGTGGAAGGCCTTCCCGAGGCCACGCGTTGGTTCTCTGCACCTGAGCTACTATACGTCGAAGACGGCAACATCTACGTCACCAACCCTATCGTCGATACGTCCATCTACTTTGAAGCAGGGGATAGCGTCGTAAAAACGCTGCTGGACTTCGCCAAAGACAAGAACTGGGAAGGGTACGTCGTCACCGATCAAGGTGCTGAGTACGACGACCGGGCGTACAATTTCAGGGGTAAACCAGAGCGCCCAAGTACCGTAGGGAAGCTGAAGCCTAAGCTCGAGGCAGACTTCATCGTACGATGGGACCCCGCCAACGGCATCGGAGAATTGGGCAAGGGCAAGAAGATGGGTGGCGTAGGCTCTGTGATGGCTTACCTACTAGACCCAGAAACAGGCCTTGAAGTGCCTATCAGCAAGGTGGGCGGAGGACTCACGGACGCAGATGTTACGTGGTTCGCTGACCCTAAGCTCTACCCTTTGGTGTGGCAAGTAGAGTTTTCTGCCTGGACCAAGCCCACAGAAGCGCACCCCAAAGGCTCTTTACGGCACCCCGAATTTGTGCGCCTCAGAAGCGACAAAACGGTAGAAGAATGCACCACTGACCAGATCCCGTCTTCTGGAGAAGACGATGACGAGGAGGCATAATGTTTGAGGCTATAAATCTGGACGGCCTGAGTGTAGACCCAAAGGAATACGACAACGCCTCAGAGGTTCTTAATGCCTACGCGGCGTACTGTAGGCTGAAATCAGTGGCCGTGGAAATGCGCCTCAAAGGGCGCATTAGGTACGCTGAGGCGCAAGAAAAATCTATGGAGAGGCTGTATCAGTCTCTTCCGGCTTGGGCTCGTTGGTGACTACCTCAAGGGGCGGGGGCGCAGAGTCTTGCTGCATCTCGGGCATATCTGCGTCCCAGGCTTCCCCGTCATCGGGACTGTTTTCACCTGACAGGTTGGGCACATCAGGCTCCCCGTGAACTGGCTCCGGGGCTTCTGGCGTAGCACTTTCGGCATTGGGTACCTCTGGTACAGGTTCGATAAGGGGCAGCCGGCTCAGGTCTTCCCCCATAAACCATGTTTTGAAATGCTCCCGAAAATCGGGGCGAGACCTGAACTGCTCCCACTCCTGGAACATGCGGTTGACGTATGCATAATCCAGCTCTTTCGGAGCTACGCCTAACGTAGGAGGAAGGTGAAGAAAATCCCTCACCGTCGACATTTGTTGTATCAGCTGGTTGAGCGTAGTAATCGTGAGGCGCGTAAGAACGCAGAACTGCGCGTCCAGCTTGAACTCCGAACTCGCCAGGCTCTCTTGGTTGGAAAACACCGTCGCAAGGGACCTGTCAAGACTTGCCAATTTTTCTTGGAGAGACCCTAGGTATTTTTTTACCTCTCGTGTTTCCAGGGACTTTCCCACCTGCGCCGATAGCTTTTTTGCCTGCACCTTCTTCCTTCGAATCTCGCTCTTTTTGGTCATCGTCGGTCCTGTCTTGGGCCACTGGAAGGTTCTCTATGGCTGAAATAGCCATGCGGAGTTTCTCGATGTGACTCTCTTGGATGAAGTCCATCACTTGACGGATTCTGCATTGAGGCACACTGCGAGCATGGCAGTCTTCGCCTACCATCTTTGCTGTGGCTGGGCGCGCCTCGACATCAACAAACTCCCGCAGGAACTCGTGAACATGCTCCCACACCGCCTTCTCTTGGCGGCTGCTCTCCAGCTCCTGCATTACTTTAGCTAACGCTGTGGTCATGACTATGCCTCGAGGAAAGAGCGCACACGAGAAACGAAGTCGCCGCCAGACGTGAGGTCTTGGATTATCCTGTTCAGAGGATAAATGACCGGGTCGCGCCGGGTCCTAGCGACTTCCACCTTGTCGATGTCCAAAGTTTTTTCGTGCAGAGCGTCGTACCGAATGTCTTTCGGAGAGAACTTTAGGTAGATATCCGCATTTCTACCTGTTGCGTTGAATGCCTTGTCGATGAGCTGCGCAATCCTCTGCGTAGGGAGGTTGAAGTACTTTTCCCCCACAACTACCGCCATACGGCGCAGGCCTTTGGTGTCCAAGCCTTCCGTCATAGCGTGCTCGATGTGCTTTCTTTTCAAGTCGTGGTCCAAGAAAAGCTCTCGGTTGCACGAGGGGCAGACCACATGGACATGGCCAAAGTAGTTGGTGTCAATAGGCTTGTCGCAGTCCGCGTAGCCGCACCAGTAGGTCTTATCGTCACCCCCACCGTGGAAGCGCTTGCCCGACTCCCACAGCATGAGCACACCTGGTGTCAACGTCTCTCGCCCACGCCGCTTGCCCAAATGCACCTCTATTTTGTACTTCGCCTTGACCTCCGAGACCTCCTGCTTCAGCGCTTGGACAAAAGGCGCATAGGCTACCCCGCCGCTCCCAAGGCGTTCGTTAATATCGAGCAGTTTCACCTCTGCCGCCATGATTACCCCCTCACCGGCGTTACGCCGCGCCGGCCGCCCATCGGGCCATTACCTGCCGGAGGTCCTGCCCCTAGCATAGGTATCTCCACTACCTGATGGTGCTGCGGCGAAAGAGTCATTACCGAAGCACCCACTTCCTTTAGGATCGTGGCCGCGTTCGAGCTAGAAAAAACGAGCCGCCACCCGTACAGCACTGCGTAGCCTCCAGGAGACCGGATATCCTCTCGCTCGACGTACAGCTTACTTATGTCTGCGTTGAAGTCTTTCTCCGGCTTGCTAGCCCGTAGCAGAGGCTTCACCACCTCTGCTATGAACATCTTCTCGTTCTCAAACTTCACCCTCCCCCACAACCTCACCTCAGCTGGGCTATATTGGGCGCTCACGCTCAATTCCACCACTTCAAAGAAGTGGCTGGACGTTATCACATTAGCCACCATGCCCGCTACGTGGTCCATTTCCTGCTCTGGCGTGCCTTCGGCCTCAAAAGGGCGTGCATTGGTTCGAAACACCTCTTGGAATGCATCAGTCATAGGACGATCCTTGCTACCGCGGGAGGTTCCAAGCTTTTCAACATCTCCCGATAGTCATCAATAAGGCCCTCGCACCGCACAATAGCGATGATGAACCCATTTTCAATTACTTGGTAAGGCGGCCACTTGCTGAACATATCAACCCGTACAGCGTCGCCTTCTGACTCCAAAGTACGGATCCTCTGGAGAAGTACATGCCTAGACTGATTCAGCGCCAACAGGTCTTTTTCCAGCGCCCGTATCTCGTCAACTATTTGATCCCACGATGGCTTCATCAAACAGCCCCTCCATGCCCCGCAGGTCGTCTCCTACCGCCACAATAGGTAGACGCGACGCTGTTTTAACCGAAGACTCTTCCCACACGAGGTGCTTGCAGGGTTCTCCGCCGGCTACTTCAGGTAGCGGAGCGCCGCCAGGCTCTCCACCTTGCCTCGGTAAAGAACAACAAGAGCCTTTGTCGCACGCGCACTCACCTTCTCTTTTTTCTCCCGTAAAGATGTATGTGCAATTCGGTGGAACGTAGCTGTCAGCCTTCGGGTAGGTGCGACACACGTCGGGTCTTGTTTCGTAAATACCGCAACGCGCTACAAGATTCATCAGTTGTCTTCCCTGGTGTCTTTGGGAGGATTGAAAACTTCCAGGCCGTTCGCCCGAATGTACGCTTCTATCGCGCCTTCCAGGTAGCGGCCCAAGAACAGCCACGTCACCATTCTAGTGTGATTTGAAAACACTCTCATCGAAGCCCTCCGTGTCTAGGTAGAACACCCAAGCAACTATGATGGTTCCGCTGTACCTAGGTTCCCTTCGTAGCACCTTGGCTGTATGCCGGACGTCCCCCCGGATGAATGTGAAGTAGTACGCCGTAGTAAGGAAGCTGGCAGGAAGGACCACCCTCTTCTGGGTGTCAACGAAAACTTCCCGAACGCAAAAAGCTTCCTCTTCCGCTGTGTGGATGACAGCTTCCAAGTACCCGCCCGACCAGTCCAACTCCGTTTCACGAATGGCACTGGATTCCTCCTCCAAAGACCTTCGAAGCTCGTCAACAAAGGCCTCAGGGCTATCCCACTGCCTTTCCAAGTCTTGGGGGCTGCCACTGGACTTTTCGTAGTCCTCCGGGAGAAGGCGCCACTTTACTAGTTGCTGGAGTACGTTCTCCGGAATTAATCCCGCCTGGATAAGCAACCGCACGGATTGGTTCATTGACTACCTCCATGGTGGCCTTGACTGCAAAGCTCACCTCGCCGATAGCCCCCGTTTCGTAGGGCGTAGCACAGAGAATTAGTGCTTCGTCCGGAAGGGACTTTAGTCGGTATACCGGAAGGCCAAACAACGTGCGTAGATCTCCAGGCATTCCCCTTTTCTGGTGACCAATCCAATCATCTAGGAATGCCTCATTGCCCGTAGCGGTGACCCACGCGCAAGGTACTGTTTTTTCCGCCCGGGCGAGGTGAAACATATCGAGCAGTACCTCAGAGGCTGCCGCCGCAGGGTTGTCGTACTCCACCAGCGGCTCCACATTACGGAGCACCCCTTCTAGGTCCAACTCAATCTCTTCCATCCCATCAGTGTCCACCCACCGGAACACCCGGATAGCCTCCTTAGTGTCGATCTCGACTCTTTTCACAGACCCCCCGCTCAAAACTTGGCGGAGTAGTGAGCAGATGCCGTCTATGGAAGGAGGCAAGCCGTAGCGTTCTGACTTAACTGGTCTATTAGATCTGTCTGACATCCGGCAAGCTCTCCCGTACCCTCAAGTCGTGAAAGAAATTGCGCACTAGCGCTGATAGTGAAGTTCCCCTTCTAGCAGCGTACATATGCACCCAGTCTACGAGGTCCTTCTCCACGATGAGATTTACCCGCGCTTTCTCAGCGTCTGCCTCGTCCTCTGGGATGTCTTCATGGTGATCAGCGCTTACCACGATGCAAGCTCCACACATTAGGGGGAACGGAAACGCCGCCCAGGTCTCTTACCCTCAACATGAATTCTACCCAGGGCCATAGGGGTCCTGGGTCTACTTTTCTACCTACAGGAGACGCCACATCTTCGTGCCCCACAATCCGCTCGAGAGGTATGTCGAATACTTTTTTGAGCTGCACGACAAGCCGCACAACCGCGTCAATGGCCATTGGCGTGTAGGGCTCCCAATACCCTTCGATAGGAATGACTCCAGGAAGGTAGAGCGTACCGCGTTTGGGTTCACCGTATTGTTCTTTCTTGTAGCGCTTTTCCAGATTGCCTCGCTCCAAGTAGAACTCGGCGCCCTCTTTGTACATCAGCCCGAAATTGGCAATCTCGATGCCGATCGCAGAGCGGTCAGGGCGAGAACGATTCGTCCAACTGCTTTCCCCAGGCTTAGCCATAGGAAAAGTAGCAAGCCCCGCGTGCCACGCCCTTACATCAAGCGGGGCCGTTTGAGCTACTTGCCCCTGACGCCCCACTACAAAATGAGAACACGCCCTCGACTCGTCGTAGTCGTGAAACCAGCGAATGCTCGACGTGTAGGAGCCGCCTGCCGTAAAATGGAGGTAGATCGCGTCTGGGTGGTACCCTTCCCGAGAAGACCAATGACGATATCGCGGCTCCTTGAAGTGCTCTATCCCTGGGACGTCGAGCCAAGCGGGGTAGCCGAGTCCAGCTTCTCCACCCCAAGGAGATATTCCCGCAAGCCCACCATTGGGTATTTGTTCACTATCAAGTCCACTACCCTCAGGTGCATCGACTTCTGTAGGTCCTCTTTCTGTGCTCCCTGAAATTCCTTCGTCATCGACTGGTCCAACGAGCGTATCAGCGCTCGATCCAATGCCAAAAACTGGGGAAGCCACATCCACGCTATCTCCCACGTTCCGGGGCTGCCCAGTTTTTCGTGAACTAGGTACATCGTCACACCCTATCAATTTCCGAAGAAAGCCCATGTTAGTTGTCGTAGGGAAGAGCCGGCTCTAGCCGGGCGTCGTCCAGTAGGACACCAATGACGTCGGAAACGTGAATGAGAGAATGCTCTCGGTCTATTACTCCTCCAGGGCGATTGGCCTCCTGCAGATAGCCACGGAACACCACCCGATCCCCTGAAGACACCCCAATAGGCTTGTATTTTGCCGAGACCGCCGCTTTGCCTTGGTTGAACTCCCCAGGGCCCGCAGCAAGTACCAAGCCCACGGAGTAGCCCAGCCTTTCCATCAAATTGCCCTGAGGGAGGTAAACCCCTCCTTCGGTCTGGTCAGGAGGAGACTCCATCTTGACCAAGATCCAAGGGCCCATTGGCTTGATTTTTGACACGTCCATCAGATGGACTTCCCGTCGGAAGAAGTCTCGAGCTCCAGGCCCTTCAGCAATGCTTTCTTGAACCACTCGGTGGCGTTGGTGACAATCGGCGTGCGCGAGATATTTTCCTGTACGACAAACACCGACTTTGTCGTAGGCTCGATCAAGCACACTCGTACCTGCTCCCTGTTTTCGCCATCGGTGTACTGCACGAGGTAGGATTCCAGCTTCTTGACCACATTGATCTTCTGAGCGCTCATAGAAATTCTCCTCCCACGGGTAACTCCGTGGGTTGTGGGATGCAGTTGCAACGGCGCACTAGCACCCTTTCTGGGTTCTCTTGGTCGCCCGAACACAAATCCACAGGCACGTACGCGACCTTCCTTTGGCAAAGAGGGCATACCTGTGTGGGCGAGTCCAAAGTGTTGTAGAACTGCGGAGTCCCGCTATTGGCTCGGTGGAGCCGTAGCACTTCATCTACTTTTTTCTCTACACGAAGGCACACAGCCAAAACTTCCCGAGCTAACTTGAAGATTTGCACTATCACGGCTTGCTCCTAAATGGACCCCACCCCAGTGGATTCCTCTCTGTACTCGTGGAGGAACTCCGGCGTCATAGGGTTAAGAGGCAGTGCTAATGCCTTAGGAGCAGGCTGCTGGTGATAGGCTGTATCGAATTCCTCATCAACTGTTGGCGCATCGTCACTCAGCTCTACGGTACGCGGAGCAGGAGGCAGTTGTTGCGCCAGAGGCTGAAGTAGGGCGATGACCTTGGCAATAGTTCTTTCGTCCGCAAATACTTCTACCTCTTGGGACCCATTCGACAGGACGATAGCTTTCTGCGTCTCCTCGCCAGTTTCAAGATTCACGCTCTCGCCCATTATGCGAACTACCCGTATCATGGGTTCACCTCTGGCGGAGGAGCGCTTCGCGGATAGCGAACCTCCACTTTCTTTTTGAGTGCAGCATACGCTAGTTGCGCCACACCGAGTAATAAGCACTTCGGCTCCTCAGGCGTGCCGCACCAAGCCATGCATTGAGCAGTACACCCGCGCTCTTGCTTGAGAAAGCAGTTCATAGTTTTCTCCGGCTACCCTCAATAGCCTTTACGCGCGCCGCCCCTTCCGTGATGCGGGATCGGAATCTCTTCGGCTCGTTGGCGCCCCATAGCGGTTTGACTTTGAACGCTCTCTGCTCCGCCCATTCCTTGAGTATCTTCTTGGCCTCTTTCTCCTTCGTGCCTCCCTTAGCTGCAAAGGGAAACATGGCGTTATGGAGATTGGTCATAGCCTTGTCGATGGCATTAGGCTCTTTCGCCGCGACACAGACCATAGTAGTGACCAAGAGCTTTGACTTCTCGTACTCAATCTCCTGCCTCCGCAAAGCGATCAACATGAAAACGGACTCCAGCAGACTCCCCGGCTCAGGAGGCCCTTCAGCCAGCTCGTACAGCATGAGGGCTCGCGCCCACCCCACTGGAGTCTCTAGCCATTTTTTAGGGTATCCACACTGAAGAGTTTGTTGACTCTTCCATTGAACCACGAGGCCTGCACCGACATGTCCGCAATCATCTGCACAGGGAAAGAGGACAAATGGTCAAGCTTTTTGGCGAAGGCCGCTTTGTCCACTTCCTCAAGGGCCTTGCCTACGCTCTTCCGGTGATCTGGAAGGAGTGCGCCGTTCACTGCCACAATCGAGCAAGCCAGCTTGCAAGTGCTGAGTAGCTCCTCAGAGTACATGGCCGACCCTGGAAAATCGAAAATGTACTGAAGGCAGAACAGGTATTCCCGCTGGCTGAACGTCCTGAAGGTGAAATGCAGGCGCCCAGGGATCACCGGTACCTCTTGAGACAGCTCCCGGTGGGTAATCATGTCCTCGATGCGTAGAGGCTGAAGCCTCTTCTCGATGGTTTCTCTCCGAGCGTCACTCATGAGCTCGTTTCTGGCTGCTTGCAGCTGGCCAAAATCGAATTCTGGCGCTCGAGTATCGGGCGCGGCTTCTTCCTCTTGCGAAGCAGGTTCTTCTTGAGCAGCCGGTTCTTCTTCTGGTTGTACAGCCATTTGCATCAACTTTTGCGTCTCTGGAGAAAGTTTGCCTGCCTTCCTGGCGGCAGCAACGGAGACAGGGCTTCTCAGCTTTCCGGCCGCCATATCCTGATTGATGGGATATGCCGCCCCTACGCCCCCCAGACCTTTTGGCAGCGTGACCGGCGGCGGATCTTCTCCGCCTACGTCGTCATCCTCTGAAAAAGACGGTCGAGCCATCGCCAAAGCAGCCATCTTGTTCGGGTCCAGCGGAGGAGCTCCCCCCACAGGCTTGTCCCGTCCTTTTAAGGCATCGGAGGACCTAGACGCAGGGAGCTCCGCTTTTTGGAAAAAACCCTGCTGGTAAGTGGCTGACTTCAGCTTCTCCGCGGCTTCGGGCACCTCATTGAAGTTAACCACCCGTTTTTCTTCATCTATCCTAGTCATCGTAAGCCTTACTCCAATCTGGCTCAACTACGGTTTCTTTGCTCAGACCGCGGCCCGGTCCAGGTATGGCCAGCGGGCGAAGAGAGGACGAGGATACTGGCCACTGCTTCTTGCACGTGTTGCAAAAAATGCGTATCCCAGAGCCGTCTGATAGCACTCTTCCATCTTCCCCGCACGTGTCACACTGCCGAGCACGGTCCCAAGGGGTGGGGCCTCCTCTGCTGGGTTTGGCCCCGGGCAAGCCGCTAGGTTTCGTACTCATAGGCACCTTACCGTCATCAAAAAAGTGACAAGAGCAGGACCGGACATCTGGATGTTTGTGGCAATAGGCTCTGTGAGGGCAATCGTATTGCCCCGCTTAGCCGTCAGCAGCACGTCTTCTACAAGAGCCCGAAGGTCCGCACGATGATAGTTACACCAAGTGCTCAGTGCCGCCTCGTCTGAAGGGTCCTCCAAGCTGGTGTCTAGACTGCAGCCTACCCGAAAAAACCGAGCGGTAGCTACTGGCTGCTCCAGCTTCAGCTTGATCCCGCATTCTTTCGTGCGCCGGTAAAAGTAGCTCTTTGCAGCCACGTGAAATAGAAACGAGAGATTTTCCCTATCTAAGTAGTACGCGCGCAGAACGTCCGCAAAGGTGTCCAAAGGGCTTTCCGGAAAACTAGATACCTCAAGCATGCAGCCAGCTATACATAAAGTTTATGTACAGTCAACTAGAGTGCCATCTTTCAGAAAGATGGCCCCGCACACCTCGCAATGAAGCTCGTTGACGCCTGTTACAAGGTCTCTTTCAGTGTTTCCACAAGCAGGGCACAGAACCATGGTGCCTGCCTTGCGACACCAATAGCAACCTTCTCCCCCGCACTGCGCGCAAGTCTGCTCACCGTCTTTTCGTTTTGGGCTAAAAAAGGAGGCCATGAGGCCTCCTAACGGCTATACACCGTTATATCAAGTGGCGGATTGATAGAGCTACAAGAGACCGGGCAGCTTCCACTTCCCCCTGACCCAGCCGCGTAGTCCCCAGGTATACCCAAGAACCTCTGCGCTCAATTAGGCCATGAGCCACTCCGAACCTAACAAGGTCCAGGTGTACGTCTACCCCATCCTCTTTAGATGCAGGTACCTGGGCCACCAGGCTGGGGCACCTAAGTACGTTGGCCACGATGTTGATGACCAACGTGTAGCACTTCTCTGACACCTCCGTACGGCTCACCTCGAGGCGGACCGCAAATTCTTCCGCCAACTTGACCGCTGCTGAATTCGTACCGCCCGCAAACATCTTGCGCCGGTCGGCGGACTTTCTGGCCCTCACTTGGTTTAAAACAACAAGCGCAGAACGGGGTCGTAGAGCTTCCCCCCACGTGGGAAGCTCCTCGGACAGGACCGCTTGCCACCTACCAGGGCTGTCATCGCTCGGACGAAGAGACGTGAGGGAGTCCACCGCTAAGATGACGTCGTCGGTGGCGCTAAGAAGGTCCTTGATAACCGCGCTGGCGTCTTCCAAGGACTTTGTACGCACCACCAAGAGGTCAGCAGGGTCAATTCCCAAACGCTCGACCCTTGGTGCGTCAAAATACTCCGACTGTAGCAGTACTGTTCCTATGCTGTGCCGCTGGGCGTTGGCCAGCATAGCATAGAGCAGCGTGGTTTTGCCCTCCCCCTCTGCCCCGTAGACCTCCACAAGGCCCGACGGCAGCCCTCCCCCAAGAGCGTAGTCTAAAGAATGGATGCCTGAAGAGCATACTTGGGCGGCCAAAACAGGCCGCTCCTCAATCGCCGTGGATGCGTCCACCTCTGCTGCCCACTTCTTGCTGAAATATCTATCATAATTCGCTTTTTCCTCATCCGTAAGCCTGAATCTTGTCATGGCGCTAATCCTCCGGGTTACATAGCTCTTATCCCAGAAAATGCTAGCAAAATTGCCTAAAATGCCTGTAAACCGGCCTAAATACATAAAATTTGGCACTTTTGCCGATATAAGAACGATGTTGGAAAGGACCACGCCTTTTCATGCTTTAGGAGGTCCTGCATGACGAAGCCTACGGACGACTCGGGCAAAGGTATCCCGGCCTCAAACTCGTCGGCTCCCCAGCAAAAAAAACCCAGACAGGAGAAACACATGTCAGACATGACCGCATTCACCACCGTCAACGACCACATACTCGGGAATCTGAAGTCGTACCTGAGCAGCGACGAAGGGAAGAAAACAGCAGAGCTGCTGAGCAAGGAGAAGGGAACTAAGGAGTACCGCCAAGCCAGTCTGAAACTCAAGCGGCTTATGAACGATGACCTGCACGAAGGTGCAGACGTCGTGACGCGCTGGGCCGTGAAGGCAGACAGGCACTGGGCCACTCGCTGGGCAAAGGTCGGCGTTGTCAGCCTCGTCATCGTCGGAGGCATTGCGTCCGGTACCCAGAGCATTGCGAGTGCCTTCCGTTGGGGAGCTCGCCTGTTACGCGGAGAGCCGCAGAGTCTCCTGGGCTAACGCGACGAGAGTCCCCTGGCTGAAGCCAGGGGACTTCCTCTTTAGTATCCTGAAATAGTGTTCAGTACTCTGGTATAAGTAGAGTGAGGAATAGAGCCTAATAGCTGTCCTCGTATCCTGGTTGGGTAGGGCCACTCTGCAGATACCCCACATCTTGCAGGGTGGCCCCTGCCTGGGTCCGAGTGGTACGGTTGAACCTTCAACGGAGGCCGCTGTGCTAGAGATCCATTTACCGCCCAATCACTTCTCCAGAGACGACGCGATACGGATGGCTAGAGAGCTAGGTTGTGAGCTTAAAGTAGAGCCGGGCAGTTTGGTTCTACTCGTTCCACCAGATAGGACGCTGGTGGAACGGCTCAGTAAGGCAGTCCTAGAAAAGACCACCCTCGGACACCGTAGGGTGGCATAAGGAGTAAACCATGGGAGACGTACTGGACGATCTTTTGGAAAGCATCGCAGGAGGTACAGACGATGATGACCAAGTTGCAGACACTTCCGGAGCCGACGATACTGCGGGGCACTGAGCAGATCGTCCTCGCCAAACCTACAACACTAACCATACCCTACCAAGAATACCCGCAACAGTCTTCCAGCAACCAACACAACGAAGTGAGTAGAACCGAGATAGTGCTCGCTTGCTTCGCAGTGACAGCCCTCAGCCTAATAGCGGGGTCTGTAGGTCTGCTAGGCGTATGCGGGTGTGCGTTCTAGAAGACGTCGGAGGCTAGCCTCCGCCGTCCCTTTTAGTCGAAACGGCCTTTGATAGGCCGCCGAGAGAGCGTGGTACCCCCCACCACGCTCTCTCGGATTCCCTAACCAGGATAACCATGAACATTAAGATGCCCGATGCGGTCATGTTTGGTCCGCATCCTCATAGAGCGCTGTGGGGCGTTCAAGAGTTTGCTAAGTACTTCAACATAGACATGCTTACCGCAAGTCCGGAGGAGTTCTCGAAGCAAGTTAGTCTAGGGATAAAAGGCAAAGACCCTCCTATCAACGTAAGCTCATATAGGCACGCAGCGCTTCTGCACTTTGTCATGCTATGGGCCCTGAAAAAAGGAACTCCATTTCGTGACCTTCACAAGATGAGTTCTGCCAAAAAGCTACTAGAAGACGCTTTTATGCTGGGCCCTGCCGGTAGCGTGTTTGCCAACATGTGGGCGCACATCTCCAACTTTACCGCCTTCGGCTCCCGCTACTATGAAGTAAGCCCTGGGCTAGCGCAGCAGCTTCGACATGCAGAACTCCGAGGCATGCCCAACACAGACCTTCATCTGCCGTTCCCGTCAGTGTACTTCATCATTCCTCCGCAATCCGGACTTAGGGTTTGGAATGCTGAAACAGAATGGCACCGGTGCATCGGAGCCTACGTGCAGGAATCTCAAACCCCACATGAACTAGCTATTTTCCTGTGTGGTGAGCCTAAGCCTGTATGGGGTAGGGTGGGCACGCATCAGGTGTACACAGACAATGACGCTATATCCTACTACACACTGAATCTAGAGCTGGGTTCATTCGAAGACACTATAGCCCACTTTATGAAGGAGTCTGGCAAAGACGAAGTGTTCGGTCCCATGGCAAAGGAGTGGCCTAGCGCCATCAACTGGTTGCGTAACGCCATTGTATATTCCACATGGCCCACTGCGGAAAAAGACCGTCCTGTTCTCATGAACCGCGACGCGCAGCTTCTGTGGGAGAGAATACAAAAAACTCAAGGAGCTAAGCGTAAGAAACTATCCACTCGCCTAAAGCAGTACGGCGCCACCAAGAAGATTGTTCTCGGCAAATCAATTGTTGTCCAAAGAGGGAAGGAGCAGCTACACGAACTAGGGCCAGGCAAACGAAGTCCGCTGACTGTACGTATCTTGGTTAGCGGGCACAAGAAAGTGATTCGCTGTGGAAAAGGAAACTCAGAACGAAAAGAAGTTTGGATCGACCCATACTGGAAAGGGCCGGAAGATGGGCTCTTCAGCGCACCAACCCACGTCCTTAAGTGAACTAGAGCTCTATCACGGAACCTCTAGCCTGCGCTTGCCCTCCATAGAGTGCCACGGGTTAATGGCTCGCGGAAGAAAGAAAGGCAACTGGAGTTGCGTATCTCGCAGTGACGCTGTGTACTTGACGGACACCTACGCAGGGTACTTCGCATTCTGCGCCTGCAAAAGAAAAGAGCCTTGGTGTATAGTCACTGTTAAAGCTGCGGGCCTCCAGAATAATCTAGCTCCCGACGAGGACTTCCTGGAGCAGGTCACCAGGAATGTGGCGCAAGATATTAGGAAGTCCACTTATGCGCTCCGAGACCAACTACCTGAGCTCAAGTCGCTTTGGGGAGCCAGCCTTCGGGGTCTGGGAACATGCGCGCACTTAGGGGACATACCTCGAGAGAGCATCAAGAGGATCAGTCTAGTGGACATGGCCAAGGCCCCAACTCTGGCTATGATGATGATAGATCCTACTATCACCATCATGAATAAAAAGATCTACGGGGCCATGTACCAAGCCTTAACGCGCTGGGCCTCCGGCCTGCCTGTAACAGGAGAGGAGATAATCAATAGCAACCCTTTCTTCCTGCTGAACGAAACAACAAGCAAGTACTTCGACGCGGTAAAGGAGTCGGCCGAAAAGCACCCTCCCGAGATCGTATACCAAACCTAATGGCCATGGCCATTAGGTCATCGAAGCAATGGCCATGGCCATTAGGGGGAAAGTAAGATGCCATTTTCAAGAATTGGCCGCGCTATTCATGAGTTGCAGCAAGTCAAACTGTCTTTCGATCAGCACTACAAAGACCAACAGGTGGCCCTAACTGAAGCTTACCACTTAGGTCTCAGTCCGCGCCCAGAGGACCAGCATTGGGTGAACCGGCTCAGGCAGTTCACCCAGCAGCTGCTGGAAGCAAACAACGGCGCAGCGAAAGACATGGCGTCGATAGGGGCGCACCAAGGCAGCCTTGCCGACTTTTTGCGCGGCGTCCTCAGCAGCGCCAATTCGAAGCATGCAGACACGCTTGTTACTGAGGCCGTCTGCACACTGGAGGACCTACAGGACATCCTGAGCTCCGCGGACAGAATGGAAAGGCTGGATCAAGCCTCTGCCCTAGCTAGCAGCCTAGCTGCAACCCTTCGAAGGGCCCAAGGGCATTAATGGCCATGGCCATTAATGCGTGAAGGCTCTAATGGCCATGGCCATTGACGTTCGGTGGGCGTTTCAATGGCCATGGCCATTGACGTTCGGTGGGCGTTTCAATGGCCATGGCCATTGACGTTCTGGGTTCAAAAT